CTTTTTTTTTTGCAGAAAATGAGGTCGATAAAATGAAAAAGGTAAAAAATAATATTTTAACTATTGAAGAAGCAGAAAAAGTTTCTGGAGTACATTATACATTAAGACATACGGGCAAAATGGCTGGAATGATGAGTTTATCGACAAGCTGCACAATGAATAAAAATTGTTTATATAGATCAAAAAATCCTAAAACTGTGTGTTCTCATTGTTATGCTCAAAGGCAGCTTAAGATCTATAAAACATTAGAGAAGTGTTTGATTAAGAATACTGAGATATTAACTGGCCGCGTCTTAGAAGATCGAGAGCTACCAATTATAAATGCATTATATTTTAGATTGGAATCTTTTGGAGATCTGAATAACACGACACAAGTTATTAATTACTTCAATTTATGTAAGAAAAATAAAAATGTAAGATTTGCATTATGGACTAAAAACTTATGGCTCATTGAATCGGTGCTGAATGCCGGTGTTAAAAAGCCAAGTAACCTTCAAATTATTTATAGTTTGCCAATCTTAAATGATAAAAATGAAACCATTTTTGCGTGGTATCCATTTGTAGATAAGGTTTTTACAGTATTTACTAAGGATTATATTAAAGAAAATAATATCGAGATTAATTGTGGAGCTGAAAGCTGTTTAAAATGTGCTAAATGTTATAAGAAGAATAACGTAAAATACATAAATGAACAGCTTAAATAGAAAACGAGGTGATATTATGAGAACAGCAAAAGGTTATAAATTGTTTCGCGTATTAAAAACGCAGCCGGGTAAAATATTTCCTTTATATGTAAATGCCTCTGAATCTATTCCAATTGGTAAATGGATTAAAGCAGAGTACGGTGAAATAAATGAAGACGGAAAAGTTAAAAGTAAACTTGGACCATTACGATTTCGACCAGGATTTCATATTAACGATCAGGTTCCTTATGTGTCTCACATTGGAAGGAAAGTAAACGGTAAAATTTGTTATATGAGGCCGGATACAGTATGGGCTGAGGTTGAGTATTGTATTGATCGTGATTATTCAGATGAAGCAAAACGTAATGGGATTATAAATGGAAGATTTAATCTTATGAAAGCAGATCTTGATTATATCCCGGTGAATGGATTTTACAGATATAAAACAAATCCTGCGATGACTGGAGAATGGATTATAGCTGGAGAAATGAAGGTAAATCGGATCATGAATGATAACGAAGTAAAAGAGTTGTGTCAGAAATACAATTCATCATATTTACCGAGAGAAAATGCGTTTCATTTAGAAGAATATGGTTTCGTTATTTAATAATTATAATATGATTAAAAAATTATAAAGTACTAACAACAGTTTGTGGGGTATGATACAATGAGAGAGAAGAAAACAAAGATGAAGGAAATTTCAAGATTTGTAATAAATGGCCGAAAATATATTACTGTGCAGTACAAAGGAAACGTTCATGTTCGTTCGATGTGTGAGTATAAACATTTTATGCGGATAGAAAAAGAACATAGAAGTCATTGATATGGTTGCATCGCATCTCGATTTCAACGAAAAAGTCAATATTATATGTGCAGATGTTTTTGAATGGAAACCTGAACGTGGTGTAAAATATGACATGGCATATATGGATATTTGGAATTGGGTTAATCAAGATGTATACAAAAAAGAAATGCAGCCATTGAAAAGAAAATATGCAAGATTTCTTAGGAGCAAAGACATAAACCCAAACAGATTTAATGAATGTTGGGCTGAATATCAGGCAAAAAACGGATTAAGATTAGCATAATGAAAAATTACCATTTCATTAAAGAGAATGTACCGAAATTCGTTACACAATAGTAATAATGGAGGAAGGAAATGAAGCAAATGAGAAGTATAAGAATACCAGTGATAATAATTTCCTATTTATGTTTGTTCATGCAGCTGAGTAAAGATTATCCCCAAATTGATAAAATTGTAATAATACTTTTGATTCTTAGCTTATGCTTTGGAGTGGTTGGAATAATATTGAGCTTTTCTCCCAAAAGATGAAGATGCGAAAATCTATACTATAGAGGTATTCGTAGAAGAACAGGAATTCTCTAAGAGCAAAGCAGAAAGTGAAGCAAATAGCCAAAATGGAGATAGAGGATTATGAGATCCAGACAAAGCGGCTTGAACGGGTCAATGACCTGATCAAAGAACTATGCCAGCAGATTAGGTATGCGGATAAGCTGCTTGAAATAAAAGGTATAGGAATAACAACAGTAGCTGATAACCTTAGTTCTATTCAATGACAGGTATCAAAAGGTGTTGAATTTATTGAAAAAACACTTGATTATATGGAGAGTAGGAGAAAATAAAATTATGAAATTTAAAGGAATTGAATTAAAAGATAACACAGAAGCAGAGTTATTAATAGAAATTGAAATCGTTGATATTAATGACGAAGATAATCTTGAAGAATATGGTGAAGAATTGGAAGGGAAATTAGAAGATATTTTAGACTATGATAATTGCTCTCCATATGTAGATTTTATAGATGATAATTTATTAAATATACGTTGTGACGAAATTACATTTGACGAAAAAGGTGTAGATCTTTTAACTGTTATCTATAAAAATATTCTAAATGCAAATTTACAGAATATAAAAATTATGATTGGAGTACGGGTGGATGGTTGGTTTAAAAATGAAGACGGAATCGAATACAATGAGGATGAAGTTACATTAGAAGATTTTTTAAATAATATCGAATATTAATTTTAAATTTTTGAAAAACGATATGTAGTTAAAAAATCATTGCGACAGTAATTATAGATGAAAAATTGCTTTCAAGTGGAGGTTTGAATATGAACTACGGTAATTTGCTTCAAGAAAAAGGATTTATTTTAAATACTTATCCAGAAGGAAAATTCTGGGAATTAGTTATAACAAATGATGAAAGTAAAAAAGAGCATATTTGCAAAGTATTTAAAGCAGATATTGAATTATTTGATTCGGATACAACAGACATTGATACACTTATATTACAGTGTGCAGAAAATTTTACAAAATGTCTCTTTTATTACGACTGTAATCCGTTTGATATGGAAACCAAAACATTTATGAAATGCGTAGAGAATATATAGATAATTGAAAGATTGTTTTCATGGGAGGTATTTATGAGTGAAAATAAAATGACAACTAATGAAGTTGTAAAATTATTATTAAATAAAGGAAATGAAATTGATAATAAGATCATAAATGTAATATCTGAATTACTTCGATTAGGATACGATTCTAAAAGAGGTGAAGAGTATGTGCGTAATTTAATGGATTCTATAAGATATACTGTTGATGATATTGAAAGAATTTTAAACAGATAAATTAGATGCTTTAGAAATAAATAATAAGTATTTTCAATTAAGAGGTAATATTTATGATTAGAGTAACAGGCAACAATATGAAATCTGAAATAGCATATGCAATTCAAGAATACAACGGAGCACCTATTTATTCTTATGGGGATTTAGCTCCGTTACATCCAGATGTTTATTTAACAGACGATACCGAATGTGATCCATTAAGTTTCGGTAAATTTGTACTTAATGACATAGAAGAAAAAAGTAAAAGCAAATGAATATCTGCCAATCCCGATGATCATAATTTATACCAATTTAGATAGCTCGATTAGAATTGCAATTATAGCAAATTATATAAAAGAAATGGAAGATAAAGGTTTAGTCGGGAACGTAGTATTTATGACCAGATGAGCAAAATTTAAACTTAAATTCGAAAGGAGAGAAAATACGTTATGTCAAAGAGAAGAAGATGGATGGTAACTTCAACATTTGTTTGCCCGGAGTGTGATACGGAGATTCCATTACCCCGGGAACATTGTACTCAGCGTGAAAAGGGACATATTAAAGATTTATATTGTCCAAAGTGCAAAAAGACACAGAAATTTAAAGAGTATACTTACAAAGAGTTTTATAAGACACTGGATGGAGAAGTGATTGGATTATAAAGAAAGTGTGGTAGAGATAATGAGCGAAACAAATGAAGTAAAAAACAAACCAAAGTATTATGTTCCTGTGGATAGGGTTATTTCTAGTAGAATACAAAAAAGAATTAATTCTATGACTGATGAAGAACGTAATAAAGTCGTTTATTTAGGCGGGATAAACGATGAGGTAACTACAGAGGAAAAAATAATGCATGATTTTTTGGAATTTGTAAAAGAAGAAGAGGAAAATTATGCAAAAAGTCCACTGGCAAGAGAATGGAAGTATGAAAAAAAGCAGATGACAAAAGAGGAACGAATATATGATTGCAGTGTTTGGTGGATTAATGATCGAATGGTTAGTTCTGGTTTCTGGCATAGTAGCATAGCATTTCCTTTGTTAAGAGAAATTGCTAGTGATTATGACCCCTCTTACCTACATCCAAGAAATCACGTAGAAGAATACAACAAAAAATATAGAGATGCACAAAAGGAAGCAAAAGCGAAAGGAAAAACTGGAAAAGCTCTTGAGGGTAAAAAGGTTATGCAAGATTATGAGAAAGCTCGAAAACCAGAAACTTCATTATCAGATGATTGGATTAAACATTTTGATGGAATAAGCGATAAATGGTTAAATAAATGGTGTAACTTTAGTGTTAATTGGGGTTGGGTACTTCCCTGTTTATTCTTGTGTTTATTCGTACAGAAGGGATTAAGCAGCGCGATCGGATTATTGGTGTTTATGGGTGTTGGAGAATGGTACTCTTGGAAAGCACAAGAATATTGTAGCGTAATTATACCATGGTATCAAAGAGCAGGACTTTTAATTGAAAGGAGATTACTGAGAAAATGAATGGAAGATTAGAGCATGAACTTGAAATAAATAATCGTATTGAAAATATGATTTCGGGAATTCCAGAGTCGCAGTTGATAAATGATTTTTATCTGAGTATTAAAACATCAAAAACTCCAACTACTTGTTACGATTATATAAAAGTAATACGTAGATTTAAAATGTTTCTAAATAATAAATCTTTTTTAGAAGTGACAGAAGAAGACGTACAAAGATATCTTGAAGAAAATAATTACAAAACGAATAAAAAAGGAGAAGTAAGAAAAGTCTCTGCACAATATATAAGACAAATCTGCAGCAGTCTAACTCAATTTTATAATTATTTAGAAAGAAAAAGAATTATTACAGAAAATCCATTGAGATATATTGAAAGACCATCAAGAAGAGATGTAATAGAGAGGCCAAAAGTAACATTTGATGATCTTGATTGTATTATAGATGCTGCGAAAGAGCAAAATAAATCGTTTAAATGGAGAAGAAAGGATCTTGCAATTCTCTATTTACTTATGATAACCGGAATGAGAGAAACTGCATTAACAGAAATTAATGTATCTGATATTGACTGGGAGAATGAAACTCTTACTGTAGTAGATAAACGTGACAAAGAACAAGTGTATTATTTAAATTACAAACTTAAAAGAGCATTAAATTATTGGCTTCAGAGTAGAAAAGAATTACTTGAAGAAGCGGGTGTCACAGATATGGATGCGCTTTTCTTTTCTAGAAATTTCCAAAGAATAAGTGCTCAGGAAGTTTATCGAACAGTTAGAAGATGTTCATATAAAGGAATTGGAATTCGTTTGACTCCTCATCAATTAAGAGCTACATTTGTAACTTTGTATTATGAAAAAACAAAAGATATTGAAGCAACAAGACGGGCTGTTGGTCATGCAAATGTTGATACAACCGCTTTATATATCAAGAAAAATAATAAGGCAAGAAAAGATGCTATGGATTTCATGAGTGCCGGAATTATGTGAATAATGTAAAATATGAAATATATTAAAATACAACTGGACATTTCTTATAAATTTTTGTATAATCAAAGATAGAGAGGTGAAATGACAATATGTTAATCAATAGGGATATACTTGAAAATAAATTACATGAAAAATTTTGGAAGGTAGCTGTTGACACAGAATTCCAACAAAAGATGTTTGATTATGCAAAAAATGAATTTAATATGTCAGAAGAAGTATTTTCGGATTTTGTAGCAGACAGAAAAGCATTACAAGAAGCAACGGAATATATGCTTTTTGTAATGCTAAAAAGCTATGAATATGTTAAAGAAACAAAAACTTCTGCAATATCTGTTTATTTTAGTCAAAAGGAAATAGACACTTATAGTTTTTCAAAATTCGATAATGCAGATTTTGAATTTCCTATTGTATTTGAAATGCTTCAGATTAATGATGATCAATGGATTGGGAAAATTGATGTAAATACATTAGATAAATTAAGAAAACATCAATTAATTAATTATAATCCAGATACACAGAGAACTATGCAAAAAGTTATTCGGAAAGGAAATGTAAATTATAAAATAACGGTAAACAAAAAAGCAGTTGCAGAAATCGCGGATAGCTTTGAAGAAGGAACATATATCTCTGATGAATTAACTTTGAACATTAGACCTGATGATGAGAAAGCAGATTTTTATTATGATTTTAAAAAACGTATGTTGATTATAAATAATATAACTGCGTTTGATATAAACGATGGATATCATAGATATTTAGGAATGTTTAGAGAAAAAATGGTTCATCCGGAATTTAACTACACTATGGAATTGAGAATTACAAATTTTGATGTAGATAAATCGCAAAGATTTATTTATCAGAAAGATCAAAAAACAAAAATGGCTAAGGTTGATTCTCGAAGTTATAATGTGTATGATCCCGCTAATATTGTTATAAAAAAAATTAATGAAAGTGCTTCGTGCAATATCAGAGGATTTATTGGACGTAATGAAGCTAAAATTGATATGGGAACATTAAGCAGGATCATACATTTATTATATTTTAAAAATGTTCCAAAAGCAGAAGAAAGAAAAACAATTATTGAAGTTACAAAGGAGCTTATTGAAGACTTTAATATATTAACTGAACAAAATATAGAATTTTTAGAAAAAACGTATTCTGCTTACGAGTTATTATGTATCATGTCTACATTCCACTATTTTAAAGGGAAAGATAATAAAGAAGATATTGGTGAGATAGTGAAATATTTAACTGATGCAGCTCAGGGTAATTCTGTTAAATTGAATAATAGAAGTGGTATAACTAGAAAAAAGATGGAACAGTTAGAAGAAATTATAGAAAGGAGAAATAAAACATATGTATAACCAGGAACGTAAACAGCGGTACATTAAATATAAAACAAGTAAAACTTCTGTAAATAATTTAAACAGTATTTTTAATGCCGCTGAACATTTTGAAGTACAATCAAATAAAGACTTATGTGATTTTACAACTGATGAAATACGTAGGATGTATAAATTGTCTAACATTAATTCAATTGATGTTTTAATAAATCGAAATAGTGTATATAAAAATTACACATCCTGGGCGCAAACAGAAGGACTGGTTATAGATAATCAAAATCATTACAGTGAATTTGATATTAATATGTTAGATTTATACTTAAATAAAAATGCATTAAAACAGACAATCGTTGATCGAGAAACTATTTTTTCATGGGCAGAGAGAATTGTAAATCCACGAGACGCTTTTGTATTGGTATGTATTTTTGAGTTTGGCAAAGGCGATTATTTTAATGATATTGTTTTGGCTAGAATGAAAGATATTGATTTAGAAGAGAAAACAATGAAGCTCACTTCCGGTAGAACCGTTAAAATTAGTGATCAATTAATTTATTTTGCAAAGAAAAGCAATGCAGCCGATTCTATAATTTCAGCGAATTCTGAACGAATTTTGTATGATGACGGAAGCATCATGAAAAGATATGGAAAAGCAAAAGGTACCGTAGATCCATATTATTTAGGCAGGGCAGCTTATGCAGCATTGAAAAGAGCATTAGAATTTTTTGGCGTTAAAATATCAGCGACAAATATCATGTATTCTGGTATTATAGATATGATAAAAAGAGAAAGTGAAAAATTATCTATTTCTGGTGAAGAATATTTGAAGAAATATTATTCTGATATTGAGTATCAATACGATGTAAAAATTAAACCAACTATATTTATGAAAAAATATGGTGATTATATTTAATAATCACCATATTTAAAATACAATAAATATAAAATTTAAAAAGGAGATAAGAGAAATGGAACTTTTAGAGAAAATGATAACCGGGGTTGATGATACAGAATTAATTGTACATATTACTACGCCAATTTGTAGAGCACATATAGAGTGTAATACAATGGATTTAAGTATAAAGAATGAAACTCTGTGCATTAATCCGGAAGATTTTGAAATGGAGATTGATTTAAATAAATGTAAGATTGAAGAAGGTTTACTGGAAGACATGCCAACAATTGAGCTATCAAGAGGTGATACAGTATTGAATATTGACTTTATTCGATAATAATGTAAAATTTGAAAGGAATATAAAATAAATGAAAAAAACGAATGAGATGAAAGATCTTATTAAGAGATTAAATGTATATAGAGATGCTTATTATAATAGGTCGGAAAGCTTGATCTCTGATAAAGAATATGATCGAATGTTTGATCGATTGATAGAACTGGAAAAAGAGACTGGTATTATTATGAGTAACTCTCCTACACAGAATATAGGATACGAAGTAAAAAGTGAGCTGCCTAAAATAAAACATAGTCATTTGATGATGTCTTTGGACAAAACAAAAGATTATCATGAGCTGGTTGAATTTATAAATAATCACGGATGCATTCTGATGAATAAGATGGACGGGCTGACTATTGGATTGACATATGAAAATGGTAAATTGATTAAAGCCGAAACTCGTGGAAATGGTGTTATAGGGGAAGATATTACTCATAATGCAAAAGTATTTGAGAATATTCCTTTGAATATTGAATGTATGCAGCATATGGAGTTTGAAGGTGAGGCTGTTATCACTTATGACGATCTTGAAAAGATTAATGCTAAAATAAAAGATCCGGATAAAAAATATAAAAATCCAAGAAACCTTGCTTCGGGATCAGCAAGACAGTTTGATAGTAAAATTGCAAAGGAAAGACATCTTAAGTTTGTTTTATGGAAAGTTCCGGCAGGGATGGAGAATGAAAATAGTTTCCTCGATCGCTTAGAAGACGCAAAGCAATTAGGTTTTGATATTGTCCCATATGTATATGTAGAAAAAAATACCACGGCAGAGCAGATAGAAAAGGTCATTGAATATTTAAAGGAGAAAGCAGAAGAATTATCATATCCTATTGATGGAATGGTGATTACTTATGATGATATCAATTATGGTATATCTCTTGGTATTACAGATCGATATCCAAAATATTCTCTTGCATTTAAGTTTAAAGATGATGAGTATGATACTGTTTTAATTGATATTGATTGGACTATTGGTAAAAGCGGGCAGCTTACGCCTACAGCAGTATTTGAGCCGGTTAAAATTGACGGAACGGAAGTTTCCAGGGCGAGCCTGCATAATGTAAGCATCTTTAAAGATCTGCAGTTACATCAGGGTGATACTGTTACTGTGTATAAGGCAAATCAGATCATCCCACAGATTGCAGAGAACCTGACTAGAGGATCTGAAGGTGGATATAAGTTTGAGGTTCCAGAAAAATGTAATTATTGTGGTGAACCTGCGGTGATTATTAAGGAAAATGAATCAGAAGTGTTAACATGCATAAATGCTCAATGCGAAGGAAAACTTTTAGGAGAGTTATGTGCATTTGTAGGTAAGAAAGCGCATGATATAAAAGGTTTATCTGAAGCTACGCTGTCATTAATGGTTCATACTAGAATGGTTAAATCACCAATTGATTTGTTTTCTTTATCAAACGAACGAAAAAAATTATCATATTTTCCAAGAATGGGAGCTAAGAAGGTAGACAATATCCTTAAGGCAATTGAAGACTGTCGAAATACAACATTAGAGAAATTTATTGTAGGACTGAATATTCCGCTGATCGGAAGTCGTGCTGCCAAGGATATTGCAAAGCATGAAGAAATGAGAGCAAGAGAAAACGGAGAGAAATATTCTGTTACTCAGTTTGTTGCAGATGCAAATAATAATTACGATTTTACATGTATTGAAGGATTGGGATCAGAACGAAATGATTTTATTCATAGGTATTTTAGAGAAAATGTTAGATATGTAATTGATCTTGCAGGAGAATTTAAATTTCCTGAAATAAATCTGGAAACAGAAAGTGTTTCAGCTGCAGCATCTTTAGAAGGGAAGAAATTCTGTATTACAGGGAAACTGCAGAAGTTTGCGAATCGAGATGCTCTTGTGGCCGATATTGAATCAAAGGGAGGTAAAGTTGTATCTGGAGTCACTAAGGCAACAGACTATTTGATTACGAATGATAAAACAAGTGGATCAAGTAAAAATAAGAAAGCGGCAGATCTTGGAATACCCGTAATTACAGAAAAAGAGTATCTTGAAATAAAATAATGTAAAATTTAAAAATATGTATTGACATATAAGGAAATATAATGTATAGTAAAGTGCATCAAGAATAATGTAAAAAATGAAAGCGAATAAAGAGAAATGAAATTTTGCGTTAAATCTAGAAATAATGAATACATAACAATATTATCAGATAGCTCTTTATGGCTAACATCTGATGTGAGTAAAGCATTTTTGTTTAAAAATAAAGAAAAAGCAAGAAATGTAGCGAGGCATGGTATTTCTAATAAATTCAGAAGACAACATGGTCCATTTTCGATATGTGCTGTTGAAGAAGAACCTGTAGCTATGCTACCAGAAGGAAAACCAATACAAGTAGAAAATCAAGTACAGGAAATAGAAGTAGAAGTCCCTGTATTTGCCGAAAATTTCTTTATGGAAATGAAAAATTTAATAGATGAAAACAAATCTGATATATCTGATAGATTATCAGAAATTGATCTTGAGTTATCAGATATGTTACATTATATTGAATTTCATAAATTTTCTGCTTGTGAGGGATATAAATTATGCAAGAAGTTACAAGAAATCTTGGATAGGAGGAGAGTGATAAAAAATGAAATGAAAGTTGTGCAAGAGACAGAGAGGATTTATAATCCACTAAGTATTACTGATAAAGTTAAACATCAAATTTATGAACCAAGAGTTCTAAATACATTATTTGATGAAAACAAAGGTAAAATTCGCTCATAAAATAATGTAAGATTTAAAATAATATCAATTAAAAGGAGATAAAAGAAATGAGATTTGAAGAATTCAACAAAAAGCTGCAGAAACATTTTTCTGAAATGGTAAAAGGATCAGAGAGATTATTTGAAGTAGATTTTGATTATGAGGAGATGAATAATCTTTATCTTAACTCTTTCCCGGCAGGAACAAATGAAGTTTATCGTAAAAGAAGAGAGTATGATTGTAGTTGCTGCAGACATTTCATTAGAGACATCGGAAATGTCGTAGCCATTAAAAATGGGCAGCTGCATACACTTTGGGAATTAAATCTCAATGATGAAGTATTCTCTATAGTAGCTAAAGCTCTTGACGAATATATTCGTGAAAAAGCTGTAAAAGGTGTGTACCTTAGAAAAGAGAAAAGAATTGGAACACAGTTTAGTAGAGAAATGCTTCCGACTGGTGAGGTTAATCGATACGATCATTACTTTATTGATCTTCCAGAAATTTGTATTTATGAAGAAAGTTGGAATACTACACTAGACGGAGAAAAAGGAAAGTTCAGAGATACAAGAAATGTGTTTAAACGTTCTCTTGATGAAATTGATTCTGAAGCTGTAGACACTGTTCTTGAACTGATCAGCCAGAATTCATTGTATAAAGGTGCCGAATGGAAAGCGGTTTTACAGGAATTTAAAAAGTACCAGAAGGAATATAATAAACTTTCTCCAGAAGAAAAAGAACTTTGGACCTGGGAAAAATCGATTAGTGCCGGTATGTCAGTAGGCCGTATTAGAAATCATAGCATGGGAACATTACTTGTTAATCTTTCTGAAGGAATGGAGCTTGATACAGCAGTAAAGAAATATGAGCAGATTGTAGCCCCGGCAAATTATAAGAGACCGAAAGCAATCTTTACAAAGAAAATGCTTGAAGATGCAAAGAAAACTATTACAGAGCTTGGTTATATGGATGCTCTTCAGAGAAGATTTGCTACTCTTGATGACATCACAGTAAATAATATCTTATTCTCAAATAAAGATGCTGCAAAGAGAATTACGGGTGCAGATGATCTGTTTGGAGAGATGGAAAAAGATGTTGCGATTAATCCTAAGAAATTCTCCAAGGTAGAAGAAATCAGTGTAAGAGATTTCATTAACAATGTTCTCCCTACAGCAAAAGAGCTTGAAGTATTCTTTGAGAATAAGCATGAGAAAAACATGGTATCACTTATTGCTCCGGAAAACAAAGAAGCAAAGACGATGTTCAAATGGAACAATCCATTTTCTTGGGCTTATACAGGAAATATTACAGATTCTGATATTAAAGAAAATGTAAAGGCTGCTGGTGGATCTGTAACTGGTGTACTTAGATTTTCTATTCAGTGGAATGATGGAGGAAAAGATAATTCAGATCTTGATGCTCATTGCATTGAGCCAAATGGAACAGAAATTTATTATGCAACATTTAAAAAGCCACTAATGACTAATATGGGTGGCCAGCTTGATATTGATATAATGGAACCGTTCGCACAGTGTGCGAATTCAAATGGAGTTGCGGTCGAAAATATCACATATGCTACAAAATCAAAAATGAAACCTGGCAGATATAAATTCTTTGTAAATCAGTTTTGTTCAAGAGGATCAAAAGGATTTAAAGCTGAAGTTGAAGTAGATGGTGAAATTCACTCTTATGAATATGATCAGCCGGTACGAGGAGATGTTCATGTTGCTGAGGTAATTATGGATGATGATGGAAACTTTAAAGTTATTGATAGACTTAATGGAAATAGTGTAATGACAAGCAAAGAGGTTTGGAATGTTAAAACAAACCAGTTTATGCCGGTATCTGTTGTATGCTATTCTCCAAACTATTGGGACGAGCAGAAGGGAATTGGACATCAGCATTTGTTCTTTATGCTTAAAGATTGTGTGAATCCGGAAGAGCCAAATGGATACTACAATGAATTCCTTAAACCGGAACTTGAGCAGCACAAAAGAGTATTCGAAGCACTTGGTGCAAAGGCACATGTAAAAGATGTAGATGATCAGCTTTCTGGCATTGGATTTAGTCTAACTAAGAGAAATGATCTGATTGTTAAAGTCAAAGGTGCAACTGAAAGGGTATTGAAGATTAAATTTTAATCTTTAATAATAAATAATGATTTAATCAAAAGGAGTAGAAAAATGGAATTAACAAACGTATTTGAAAGGGCAGCTATGAATAAGTACAGATTTCCTTATAAGGGACAGATTTCTGTAGAAGATCTTTGGGATCTATCTCTTCCAGGACTTGATTCTGTATTCAAACATCTTAACAAGCTGAAAAAGGCAAATGAAGAGGAAAGTCTTCTTGAAGTGAAATCTGCAGCCGATGTAGAGCTGGAAGATAAGATTGCTATTGTGAAATTTATTGTTAAATACAAACAGGACGCAGCATTTGCAAGACTTACCGAAAAAGAAAATAAAGAATACAATCAGAAAATTATGGCTATTATTGAAAAGAAACAGGATCAGGCACTTGAAAATATGTCTGTAGAAGAACTTCAGAAACATTTAAGATAAATAAAGGAGAGAAACAAATGAACGGATTGAGTAGTAAAGAAGTTTCTCAGAGTAGGGCTTTATATGGGAGCAATAAGCTCCCTGAGCCTAAAATGAAGAAATGGTATCATTTTGCAAAGGAAGCATTAACAGAGTCAATTACAATGATTCTTATTGCGATTGCAGTATTTCAGATAATTCTTGGAGTTATTGGCGTAGCAGAAATTTCTGAACCAATTATGATTCTTGTGGTACTTTCAATTGTAACAGGAATTGCAATTAAAACAGGTCTTGGTGTACAGAAATCAGCGGCAGAATTAAAAGCGAAAACATCTCTTAGGTACTGTGATGTAATTCGAGATGGAAAATTACAGACAATTAATAAAGATGATCTTGTAGTTGGTGATATTGTAATCATTAGAACTGGTCAGGAAATATTCGCTGATGGATATATTGTTGAAGGAAAAATTTCTGTAAACAATGCAGCTATTAATGGAGAATCAAAGGAATGCAAAAAGACTCCGATTGATGGATATAAACATGTAAAAACTACATCAACAGATGCATATACAAATCAGAACTGCTTATTTGCCGGCACCACTGTAATGTCTGGAGAAGGTAAGATGATTGTAACGGAAGTTGGTGTTAATACAGTAAATGGTGATACTCTTGTAAAGATGCAGACACTTGAAGCACCTAAAACAGCACTTGATATTGCTCTTGATAATCTGTGTGATTTTATTTCTAAATGGGGAACAATTGCAGCAGTATTAGCATTTGTGATCATGACAGTTTCTGGAATTATGCAGGCCGGTGGTATGTCTCAGTATTTCAATGGAGGTATCCTTGAAAATATCCAGAAGATTGCTACTAATTTCTCAATTGCATTGACTATTATTGTTGCAGCTGTTCCGGAAGGATTACCGCTTATTGTAAAACTGGTAACGAAACAGAATGTAAGTACAATGGAAAAATTTAATATCCTTGCTAAGAATCCAGGAAAAATTCCGGAGCTTGCATATGTAAATCTTATTTGTACTGATAAAACAGGGACACTTACAACAGGTATTATGACACCAAAAGTAATGGTGAATGGTGCTTGCGAAGATATTATGAATGATAAAGATTCTGTTGCTGCAGGTCTTATTAAGAATAATGTATGTTTAAATAATAGTGCTGATTATGATGCTGACGGAAATATTACTGGTGGTAACTCAATTGATAGAGCAGTATTAGGATTATATTCAAATGGAAATTGTAGAATCGTTAAAGAATCATTTGCAGTAAAAAATAGACTTCCTTTTAGTAGCGAGAATAAGTATTCTGCTATAGAAGTTGCTAGTTTAACAGCTGATGCACAGATGACTTTATATAAAGGTGCTCCTGAAAAACTTATTCAGAGATGCTCTTACTACATTGCAAACAGTGGAGAAGTAAAACAGTTTACAGATTCTGATAGAAAAGCAATGGAAAGTTATATTAAAGGACTTACAGAAAAAGCAATGAGATGTATTGCTCTTACAATGTCTGATTTCTTTAAGGAAGACGAACTTCCGAAAGATATGACATTACTTGGAGTAATCGGTGTTGTTGATCCACTTAGAGAAGAAGTTCCAGATGCTGTAAAGACTGCAAATGAAGCGGGGATCCAGGTAATTGAGATTACTGGTGATTGTCTTGAAACAGCAAAAGCAGTAGCAGCAGAAGCTGGTATTTATCATCCTTGGGATAAGGCAATTACAAATGATGAATTTGAAGCTATGTCAGATAACGAAGTAAAAGAAATCATTCCTAAATTAAGAGTTATTTCCAGATGTTCACCTAATACAAAACTTAGATTAGTAACTCTTGCTCAGGAAATTGGAATGTCTGTTGCTATGACAGGCGATGGTGTTAATGATTCCCCAGCATTAAAGAAAGCTGATGTAGGATTTGGAATGGAATCTGGATCTGATGTTGCGAAAGAAGCAAGTGATATTATTTTTACAGATAATAACTTTGCATCAACTGTAAAAGCAACGGAACTTGGTAGAACATTTATGCACAATATTATGATGTTCCTTGAGTTTCAGCTGCCAATTAACATTTCATTACTTATCTTAAGTATGATTTATCCGGTAATTTCTGGTGGAGCTGCGTTACTTGCATCAGTACAGATTCTGATTGTGAATATTATCATGGACTCTCTCAACTCACTGAGTTTTGGTGGTGAGCCTCCAAAAGCGGAATATATGAAAGAAAAACCAATTAAAAAGGGATCTGGATTATTTATTCGTGGTGCTAAAAAGCGAATTGCTTTATCAACAATCGTATTTATTGTTTTGTTTGGTGCGATTACATATGGTCCAATTGCGGCGATATTTGCTACACCAGAACTGGCTATTACAGCAAGATTTGCATTACTTTGTTTTATGGCTGTATTTAATGGATTTACAATTAGAACGGAAAGTATGAATCTTTTCAATGGCCTTGGTAAGAATAAAGCTTTTTCAGTAATTGCTGTTGGAATTATGATTATGACACTGCTCTTATGTAATATTGCAGGAAGTCTTGTTCAGACAACACCACTTGATTTAAAACATTGGATTGTAGTGATTATTGTGGCATTTATGATTGTACCTGTTGATATTATTAGAAAAGGAATTAAAAAGATTAAAAAATAAAGGAGATTTTGAAATGGGACTGTTTAATAAACTTTTTGGAAATAAAGAGAAATCAGATGCTGTAGTCACACAGCAGCCATTTACAGGAGTAAAAGAAAGTACTCCTGTAATGACACTGAATTCATCTGCTGCGGCTGTAATTGATATGTCAAAATCAAAAGAAAACCTTAATACTGTTTTAATTGATATGTCAAAGGGAAGCAAAATTGACATGACAAAGCATGTTGCCAGGGTAGCACTTGCTATGGATTATTCTGGATCTATGGATCGTTTATTTGATAACGGGTCTGTACAGAAAACAATTTCAAGATTACTTCCTATTGCACTTAAATTTGATGATAATGGTGAGCTGGAATCCTGGTTATTCTCCACTGATTATAAACGTCTTGATGCTGTTACAGAAAAGAACTATGAAAATTATGTAAAAAGAGTAATGCAGAGATCTGGAATGTATATGGGAGGTACATATTACGAACCGGTTTTAAGCGATATGGTTAATTATTATAAAAACATTGAACCAAGCGAAATTCCAGCATTTATAATTTTTATTACTGACGGAGAGAATATGGATAAGAGTAATACAAACCGTATTATTCGAGAGTTATCTGAGTATAATATTTTTGTTCAGTTTATTGGAATCGGAGATGAAGATTTTGATTATTTGAAATCACTTGATAAGCTTGAAGGAAGAAAGCATGACAATACTGGATTTACAGCTGTAAAAGATATGAATAAACTTGATGACCAGCAGCTTTATACGGAAATTCTTCGTCAGTATAAAGACTGGTTAAATAAGAAATGAATTGAAATGCATATAGTATATTGTTAAATAATTGTAAAAGGAGAACGAATAATGGCAGTAATTAATATGAGTAAAAACCAGAAAATTAGTATGACAAAGGAAGATGGATCCGCAGTAAAGACTTTCTTTATTGGGGTTAATTGGGAAGAAAATAGATATGCAGGAGAGTCTGATATTGACTTTGATATTAATGGATTCATTACAAATTCTGATAGAAAAGTAATCTTTCCACAAGATGTTATTAATTATGCTACATATGGAAATGGATCTGATTATCCTTGGATTGAGTATTCTGGAGATAATAGAACCGGTGATGATGCAGAAGGAATTACATTTAATGGAAAACATTTTGATGAATATTTTATTATTCATGCTGATACTTTCCCTACTGATCGAACTGATTTTACTATTTGCCTTACAATTTTCAGAGCTATTCAGAGAAAACAGAATTTTGGTATGGTTAGAAATGCTACGATGACTATTTGTGATTATGATAATCCGAATGGAGATAAGTATGAGTTTGATCTTTCTGAGGATGAAAATTTTGAAAATCTGAATGCAGTTGAAATGGGTAGACTGTATAAATACGGAAATGGATTTAAGTTTCAGGCTCTTGGTACTGGTTATATGGGTGGAATGACAGAACTGTTTAAAAACTTTGGACTTGATATTGACGAAGGGAGAGATTGATTTATGAATCTTACAGCAGGAGCAGTAATTGTTATTGCAGCGATTGTAATTGTTGGTATTTTAATCTTTTGTACTAAATCTGGAAAGCGTGTCAGACTGAGAATGTCTGGCACAGCTGACGAAGCGATTTCAAAAGATGCATCTACCCCAGAAGGAGCAAAAGCATATTATAATGTTGCAATCGAAAAGAAACAGAATGATTATAGTGCAGCAAATAATCTGTTAAAACAAATTGAAGGTAAAAAGGCAGGATTTGAAGATCAGCTTCATCAGTTACAGAAAGATAGATTTGATTGTGTAGAAAAGCTCAATCAGTGTATTGATTCAAACAATGATGAAGGTGCAAAGCTTTACATTAAAGAACAGCAGAATATTGATGATAAAGTAAAAACTTTAAAAGCTGCGATTAAGGATCTTGAGAAAAATGAACAGCTTCAGAAAGAAACTGTTGAATCATTAGAAGCAGAGTTAAATGATCTTAAGGCCGAAAAGGATAATGCTGTATTTACATTATCTACAGCACAGGTTACACAGTCACTTCAGGCGAACCCAGGAGCATCTTCAGCAGAAGAAGATAAAATGCTTGAAAAAGTTCGTGACGGGATTCAGAAGAAAAAAGAAGAAGCCGATGGAAATAGAATTATGTATGAGAATTCTACATATGTTCAGAAGCAGCGTCTTGAAAAGAAAATGAAGGATGATGAAGTTGATAGAAAACTGCAGGAACTTAAGGCAAAGAGGAAATAATATGATTACAATGAATCCAGGTATATTTATATTATGTCTTGCTGTCTTTATGACAGCAGGATTTATCTTAGGAAGGATGGAATAATTATGTTACTTAAAGATGTTTTAGATTATTTTATGTTATATGAAAACTATAAAGATAAGGAAAAGGAAGAAAAAGAGATGCTTACTATTAAGGATTTAAAAGTTGGAGATAAACTTAAGGTTAAAGGCGATAATATTATTTTAATTATTCGGTATATTGATCTGGAGAATAGATATATCCTTGTAAGTTTTGGAAGTGGAGAACCATATCTTATTCGAGATACCACATTAAGATTTTATGAAAAATACAAGGAATGTAAGAAATTAGAATGGACCGAGTGGAAAAAAGGAGTTACTGTATATACAAATCCATTTAATGAAATGAAGGTAGGTCTTAATTATGAAATTAGGAATAATGGAAAGCGTGTGCAGGTTCGATCTGGATCTACAAAGGCTTTTGCGTCCTGTGATGAAACTAAGGGAGATAAATTTGATTATAAATTCGGAAAAAATCTTGCATTAAATAGGCTTATTATTAAGAGAATTGCTGAAGGATTGGAATCTTCTGTAAAATAAATAATGCAAAATTTGAAAAAATAACTGTTGACAAATTGATATACATGTGATATAATACATACATAGTCACAGAGGGAAAGAAATTTTTTTAGAAATAAATAATGTAAAATTTGAAAGATAAAAGGAGAAAGCAAAATGACTACTGAGAGAATGACAATTCATAAAGCATTATCTGAATCAAAGATCCTTGATAGTAGAATTGATGGTGCGATTTATGAAGGAATTTATTGTTTAGCAAATAAACATTCCAATAATAAAATCAAAGGTGTTGGAATTGAAGATTATAAAAAAGTAATGCAGGGACATTACGATAAAGCAACCGATCTTATTGCAAGAAATAATGCGATCAAGAAAGCAGTAGTTCTTTCTAATGCAGTTACAAAAGTAAAGATCGGTGACGTTGAATATACTGTTGCGGAAGCAATCTGGATGAAGAATCATGGAATTGAGCATAAAGAAGAGTTACTTGCAAAATTGAAGCAGCAGTATTCAAAAGCTCAGGTAGATATTGAGAAAAATAATGGAAAAGAGCTTGATGAACGAGCTGAGAAATATGCGATTGGGCTGTATGGTGGTACAAAGGATGTAAAAGTAGATCCGGAGGACATCGAGAAAACAAAGAAAGAATTCATCAAAGCAAACCAGTATGAACTTCTTGATCCGATTGGAATTCTTGCTAAGATCGAAGGCCTTGAAAAAGAAATTGATTCATTTAAGTCAGAAGTTGATTCGATCCTTTCTACAAGTAATGCTATTACAGAAATTGAAATTTCTTATTAATAGTTAAATAATGTAAGATTTAAAAATATATAAATAATATATTCACTGTTTGTCGAAAACTTTAAACTACAATTCATTAGACTTTTATAGGTATAGACTAATGTAAAAAAATAAAGAAACCTATATTCTAAAATCAAAAAATGGATTGGTTTGGTTTGATAGACATACTAATAATTTGAAAATGATTATTGTATTAAATTCTAAAATATACAGATGATGATGTTTGCATAGAACATTAATAGGACTGTAAAGTTTAAAGCTGTAAAGATCAAAGAGTAAAATTCAAAATTCAAAGTTTATTTTCTGATCAAAGTTCAAACAGTAAAGGTTAAAGGTAAAAGTTTTACAAAATCCTTGATTCACAGTTTTGCGTATAATTGTACTTGACGTTAAGTATCTGCAAGGCTGACAAATGGTGAATATTCTTGATGGGGTGTCGCCAAGAGGTAAGGCACAGCACTTTGACTGCTGCATTTTCGTGGGTTCGAATCCCACCACCTCAGTTTAAACAAAATAAAAGGAGAAAAGAAATGAAAATAATTAATTCAGGTAGTAGATATGAAATTTATGGAGATGATCTTAAAACACTTGATAAACTTCCAGCGCAGTTTTATTCTGTTGAATTTCATAAAATGATGGGATTCTTTCTTGATAAACATGCTGATATAGAAATTAAGGAAAGTAAAATCTATGGCGTACATATGAGCAAGGTTAAAAAAGTATTAAGAGCATTTCCTGAATTCGAAAGAAATCTTGGCGTGATTTTATCAGGTAATAAGGGAATTGGGAAATCATTATTCGCAAAAGAACTTGCGATTGAGTCTGTTAAAGTTGGATATCCAGTAATCATTGTTGATAGATATATTCCTGGTATTGCTGATTTTATTGAAAGTATTGAACAGGAAGTAGTGATTTTATTCGATGAATTTGATAAAACATTTGGAGGAGTTAAAAAAGGAGACGGGATGATTGATCCACAAGATGAGATGCTTACATTGTTTGATGGTATTTCATGTGGAAAGAAAATGTTTGTGATTACATGTAATCGGATTAATAGTCTAAATGATTATCTTGTTAATCGACCAGGAAGATTCCATTATCATTTTAGATTTGAATATCCTACTCCGGATGAAATTACAGAATATCTGAAAGATAAAATTGATGAAAAATATTATGAAGAGATTAGGGGAGTTATCGCATTTTCACGAAAAGTCAATTTAAATTATGATTGTTTACGTGCGATTGCTTATGAACTAAATAATGGCGAGCCATTTAAAAATGCCATCAAGGATCTGAATATTATTAATATGGATGATGTCAGATATGATGCTACAATTGTCATGGATGATGGTTCTACAGATATTGACTCTAGATGTATGGATTTGTTTGATAAAAATAATGAGATTAGTTTAGATTTTATAGTACATAATGTATATTTTGAAGCAAACTTTAAAGTTTCAGCTTGTAAATTTGATATGGAAAAATGTATCAATATTGTAAATGGTGAGGATATTAAATTGAATATTGACAAGCATGACTTGGAAGAATTTAAGAAAAAAGGAAAAGAATTTCCAAAACCGAAATACATTACATTAACACGTAAGGTTGATAAAAAACTGCATTATACTTTATAATTAAATAATGTAAAATTTGACAAGCGTTCAAATTAAAACGAATGCTTGAGCGGATATGACGGAATGGCAGACGTAGAAGACTCAAACTCTTCGGAAGAAATTCATGTGGGTTCGAATCCCATTATCCGCATCAGGCAGATATATTGTGAAGAGTATGCTGGAGGCCAAGGCATTGACATAATAATTTGACCTGAAGGTTATAACCTATAAGCACTTCACGGCTTTGAGCGTGAACCATTATTGAAACTATTATTAAATCGAATTGAAATTGTTATGTTTGTACTGGAGCCTGTCGATGTTATAGGAAGACACAGTGTATTGGTTGTATGGTTTGGATACACAACACATTTATATAGATGATTGATTATGATGAGGGAGAATTTGGAAGTGGTGAGGATAGTTATAAGAAGTAGCTGTGTAGTTGTAATCAATCGAAAATTATATCTTTCGTGGAGATTTCTGTAGTGAGGTAAGCGATTAAGCTAAATCAGTAGGTGATACGAAGCGGTAAGTTGGAAGATATTTACGGCATTGTGGTTGTGTGTAGCTGCAGAAATCAAAAGGGAACTTAGTTCAGCGGTTAGAGCAATCGCCTCATAAGCGATAAGTCCTGGGTTCGAATCCCAGAGTTCCCATCTCCTTGGAAATAATAAGGAGAGCTGCTTTCATTAAAATACCTTTCTAAAAGTGATATGTAGTTTAACTGGTAAAACAATCTAATGCGCCAACATTAGATAGATATTTGGTTCGAATCCAATCGTATCACATTAGGGACCATAACCCTTTGATGTTTTACAAGGTAGCATCATAAATAAATGTGACTTTCTAGTGCTTAGAGTTTCAATACGAAAAATATAATAAGCCGTTGCAGTGAGGACGACAAACTGATGGAGATGTGGAAGAACATTGACGTTTTGAGATTGTTTTAAAATGAGATAAAACGTACTGCTTTAGAGAAAATGTAGGGAATTGAGTGAATCAAAGAACACATAATCCTTGGTGTATTGCAGATATTCAGGTAGGATCCTTAAGTTGATATGTTGAAGGCCAAAGTATAATAATACTTGCCGGTTCAATTCCGGCCATATCAATTTGTAGCATAATTGCTGCGAAAATAAAATTTAAAGGAGAAGATAATGAACTATTCAATGAATTATTTAGCAATGTTAAAGACAGGAGATATTGTACTCTCTACAAAGGGAAGTTACGGCATTGTTTTAAAAGGAACTGCTGAAGGAGATCTTATTCGATGGTTTCTAAATAAAGAACGTCAGAGTATTAAGAAGTTTAGAACCTTCGGTATGATTAATTCAGATCTTACGTTTAAATTCGATGGAAAAGATAATCGAATTATTAAAGTATGGAGAACGAATGATAAGCATCATATCGGCACATTGTGTTCAGATACATTTACAAATTTTGAGTCTATGGGATTTAAACTTGTGTATGAAGAGAAAGTAAAAGAAGTAACGATGGATGAGATTGAAGCAAAATTTGGATGTAAAGTAAAAATCAAAAATGACGATTGATTAATAACTGTAATAAATGAATACAAAGAGAGGTAAATATTGAGTCATCGCTTAATTGCGATGCAAAGTTGTCAGAGTGACATGCAATATTATTCTGCTTCGGAAAGTGAGGTGGAATAATGGAGCGAAAGAGTTTTATGGATATTCAGAGATTGAAAGAAGGATTTGCTGATGATTTTAGACCTGGAGATGAAATTGTTATCCAGGAAAAATTCGATGGATCTAATGCATCTTTCAGATATGATGTAGAGACTGGTAAGTTAGTAGCCTTTTCAAGAAGACAAACACTTAATCCTCTCGATAATACATTGAGTGGTTTCTATAATTATATACAGTCTTTGAATGCAGATGAATTTAAGGATTATCCGGACTATGTAGTATTTGGAGAATGGTCTGGAGCAAGAAATGCAATTATTTATTATCCTGAATGCACTAAGAAATGGTATGTGTTCGATATTTATGATGTAAACGAGCAAGTATATTTACAACAATCTGAAGTAAAGAAATTTGCTGAAGAACATGGTTTAGATTACATCAATACATATTATGTTGGACCATTTATTAGTTGGGATCATGTAATGAGTTTTATGGGGACTTCTGCATATGGAGACATTCAAGAAGGAATTATTGTTAAAAATCAAACAAAGCTTAATGATCCTAATACAAGATTACCATTTGTAGTAAAAATCGTTGGTGAAAAATTTCATGAGATTAAAAAGACAAATCACGCAAAAAAAGTTGTTGATCCAAAGAAATTACAAGAGAGGGCAGCAGCACAAGAACTAACTGAGTCTATTGTTACAAGACGAAGAGTAGAAAAAGAGTTATATAAAATGCGTGACGATGGCATTATTCCAGCTGACTGGTGTGAAAAAGATATGAAGACGGTCGCAAGAGAATTGCCTAGTAGAATTTATCAAGATTGTATAAAAGAAGAACCAGAAACTGTAACAGAAATCGGACAGTTTTTTGGAAAGTTTTGTTCTTCAACAGCCATGAAATATGCACGTAACATCATTCTTGGAGATCCGGCCTGATTATTGAGACATAAGAAGAAAGGAGGACTTGAATGAGTGGAACAGTGGAAATACGAAGAATTAAAATGTGGCAGTTGCCATAAAACATTTTTATACAATAAAGAAACAGATGTCCAGTTTGATGATCATGGATATGGTTATTCTACAAAACTTGTGAAATGTAAATGTTGCGGTAAATTGAATATAGTTCGTTATTACCAAGACAGAGCGATGAAATTAAATAATGACAGTAGATTTTATAATTACAGGAGAAATAAATAATGGCAAAAGTAAAAGAAAAAAAACCGTTAGAGAAGAAAAATTGGGTTCAGAATTTTATCTTAATTGGAAAAGCATGTATTTCAGATTATACATTTAAGCTTGATGAACACTCAGAAAAAAGCGATTGGATTTATAATGTGATGAATCTCAATGTTGATTGCGGAGAGAAATACGGAAGAATCAGTTGCGAACTTAATGGTGGATATGGTGCAGGCAGAGATAATGTTTGTTATGTTCATGGTAAAAAAGATGACAATACAGATGATTTTGATAATCGGTATACACTCGATTGGGATGACCGATTTAAAGAAGAGTATTTAAAAGACATTGGAGATCTTTGCTTTATTAATATTGGAATCGAAAAAGACACAAAAGGAAATACAGTAGTGTCTAAATTCCTTCAACCATATGACGCAGTTAAATATTTATCTGATTATCTTACTGATGACATGGAAATTAAGGTAAGAGGACAGCTTAGATATTCTGCATATCAGGGAAATGTACATGTAAAGAAAACAATTAATAGTATTTATCTTAAGAAAGATAACGAAAAATATACAGCTGCATTTACGCAGACGCTTCTTATTGATAAATATTCTGTTGGAAAACCAGATAAAGATAAATGTGTATTCCCTATTACCGGTTGTGTGTTAGAGAAATTTAAAGAATATAACGGAAACGATCTGACTGAAGGCGGTAAGGTTAAAGGTGGAAAATTTGTACCGCTGAGAAAAGGATTTGAATATGAATATGATCCTAGTGCAGATCCGGAACGTATTAAAAAAGGTGTTACATTAGCATTCAAAGCTAAAAAAGGTTATTCTCAGATTACATATGAAGGTGTATTTGTAGAAGGTGGAGCAGTTGTTCAGGCAACTGAAGCTGATCTTACAGATGAGATCAAAGAGCTTATTACTGCAGGATTATATAATCTTGATGAAGCTCTTGCAAAATGTACTGAGAATAAAGGAAAAGAGAGAAGAATGATCATCAAACGCCCTCTGATTAAAATGGTTGGAGAAGAAGGATCTAAAGTTCCGCAGGTGCAGGTAACTGAGCAGAAATATTCTGAAGAAGATTTGCAGCTTGATTATCTTGTCGCTCACGAAGACGAGGATGAAGATATTGAGGAAGATGTGGATATTGAAGACCAGGAAGGAACTTCTGACGAAGATGAGGATTGGATGAAACAGTTAGGAATGTGATTTTTTTTAAGACTGAATAATGTAAAATTTGAAAACACACAAAGAAAGAGAGCAGAAATGGGATACGGTAAAAAGAATACAATTAAAATTGATCCACTTGCATATAATATTGGACTTATTGGAGAAAGTGGGATCGGAAAGACAACTATCATTAAAGAGATGTGTGAGAAACTTGCAGGAGAAGATGGTTATATTTTCCTTGAATGTGGAAAAGAAGATGGAGCAGATGGAATTAACGGTATCAACTATTTGAATTGTCCCGCATGGTCCATGGATTACGATGATGCAACGAACAGCATTGGATTTGAAGACTTTATTGATGATGTTGTTGAAAATAAAACTACAGAGTATCCAGATCTTAGGACTGTAGTAGTTGATACTTACGATCAGCTTTTAGAAATATCAAAACCAGAAGTAATTAGAATGCATAATGCAGAAAATCCAGATAAACCAGTAAAATCAATTAAAGCAGCTTTTGGTGGATATATGGCCGGCGAAGATAAAGCAACAGAAATTGTCCTGGATAAGTTATGGGAACTGAAAACAGTAGGCGTTCATTTTATTATCATCGGTCATGTTAAACAGCGTCAGCAGGATGATGTTGTAACAGGGCAGACATATACATCTTTAACTACAAATATGTCAATGAGAGATTTTAATGCAATTAAAACTAAACTTCATTTTCTTGGAGTAGCTTCTATTGATAGAGAAATCGTTCAGGAGAAGACAGGTAAAACCAAAAAGGAAAAAGGCAAAGATGTTGATGTAATGAAAGGTGTTATTACTAAGGAAAGTCGAAAGATTACTTTCCGAGATGATTCATATTCTATTGATTCAAAATCTAGATTTGCCGATATTGTTCCAGAGATTCCGTTTACTGTAGATGCATTTATTAATGCGCTTACGGATGCAATTAAAGCTGAAGCTTCTAAAGGTAGTAAATCTATTGAAGAACTCGCCAAAGAGCAGAAAGCAGCGGAAGAAGAGCGTATGAAACAGATTGCAGCAGTTGAGGCTGAAAATAAAGTAAAAAAGGAACTTGATGAGATTAACAGCAAGATAAAAGAGTTTTGCACTGAAAACAGAGGAAAGCAGACAATTTTAAAACCTCTTATGGATGTAGCGAAGAAACATGGATTAAAGAATCCTCTTGCAGCGGAAGATATTGCTACCGCCAAAGAAATTCTTTCTGCAATTGCATAATTTAAATAATCCCAGGGTTAACTCCCTGGGAAAACTTTTAAGCATGTGAGGGAGGAATTAAACTTTGGCAAAAAAAATGACTAGACGGAAAACAAGTGATAAACCCAAAAAAGATACTACATTCACTAGAAAAGATGAAGAATTTATGAAAATGTGTGAATGGATCGAAGTTGAAATTTTTCATTATAATATTGCAAATAAAGAGAGACTTCATAGAATGGCCTGCTTGAGACTTCAGGGATTAAGAAAGGGTAAGCCAATTGGAAATAATAAAACTGAAGATTTTGGAGATTACTCTGTAGAATGCGTATTCAATACATTTAAGGCTTATAAAGAAGAAATTTTGAAGGCAATCAAAGGTAAAAATTTTGCTGATGAAAGTAGAAAGATGGCTTATATTTGCAGGATCGTAGAAAATCACCTAAATGATATGGCTATTAGAATGAAAAATGCAAAAGCAAGTCAGGAAAAACAAGAGTATATAGATACACAAACGCAGAATAATGATACCGCTAAATACCAGAAACAGACAACAGAAGTACAAAATGATACATTTGAAGGTATTTGGTAATGAGTGGAGCCACTAAGAATGCAAACGTTCGCAGTGGTGCTGATAAGAAGACTGCTACTCCATTTCAAAAGGAGTGCATAGAGACATTTAAAAAAGTAAACGAGTATAAATTAATAGCTGAAGCTAATGCAGTTGCTTCTATATACAAGGATCCCGATTTAATCAGAGAAACTTCTTTGACGTTGGAAGATATAAGTAATAATGCATGGAGAGTTTATTTTTCGATCGCAAACGACATTATTAACATAGAACAGAAAAATACTCTTGATGAGATTACGATAAATATGTATCTTTCGAAGCATTCTAAACTCAGTCTTAAGTATGATGAATACGGTGGATTCGAAAAGATTGACAGGGCTGCGGCGTACATACAGACGGAAAATTTTGAATCTTATGTAAATGAGATAAAAAAATGGAATGCAGTGATGAAGCTTGTCAAATATGGGTTCCCTGTAAAAGATAAGCTGAGTCAATATGTAGATGCAAAAGCAGAAGATATTTATAATGAACTGGAAGCATTACTAAATCATACTTTTGTAAATGTTGAAACGGAAGTAAAAACATATAATGCTTGCGAAGGATTATTTGAACTCATTGATGAGTTAAACGCTGGAAGCCAAGTCGGAATGCCACTGGCAAACGCTGATATTTTGAATAGAGAGATTGGCGGTGTTAATTTTAACGGTAATATTTATGGGCTTGGAGCAAATTCTGGTGTTGGAAAATCCACAACTGCAATTAACTATCTAATGCCATCTGTATTACATTACGATGAAAAGATGGTCATGATGATAAATGAGGAAGACCAGACAAAGGTAAAAAAAGAGCTGCTTGTATGGACCGCGAATAATGTATTTGGTGGAAAAGTAAAGAAATTTATGCTTCGTGATGGTCATTTTGATGAAGAAACATTAGCTATATTAAGGAAAGCAGCAGGATGGCTAGAAGAACAAAAAGAAAAGAGAAACATAACGATCATTCCATTTGAAAAATATACTGTCAAGGCCGCCATAAAGATTATAAAAAAATATGCTTCTATGGGAGTGAGACTGTTTGTTCTTGATACATTAAAAGAGTCTGCTGATTCTAGAAATATAGAAACATGGAAATCAATGGAACGAGATATGGTAGATCTCTATGATGTTGTTAAGCCGGCCGCCAAGAATGTTGCATTGTTTGTTACATATCAGCTTGGAAAAGCATCTGTAAAATTAAGATATCTGACAAATAATGAAATTGGACAGGCAAAAAATATCCTTGATGTATTTAGCGTTAATTTGATGATGAGAAAACCATTTGAAGACGAATTTCCTGGTGGATCACATGAAATAAAAGCTTATAAACTTGGATCGAAAGCAAATACTAAGATTCCATATATATTGCAGCGAGATAAGCATTATATGATTACATTTATTACAAAAAATAGATTTGGAGTAACAGATCAGTTTCAGATTATATCAGAATATGATTTAAGCATGAATAAACATCAAGATGTTGCGATCTGTAATATAGCACAAGATTTTTAAGAAGCAGGTTAATAGAAAATGACCGCATTAGAGTTAAAAACCTATATTTTCAAAAATCAAAAAATTCCATTTGTATTAGAGCAGATTGGATGTGGAAATATTTTATATCATGGCAATAAAGATTATTATAGTTGTTCAAATGCGAGAGGTGGAGACTGTAATAATCCTGCAGCCATTAATATAAGAAACAACTCTTACTTAAATTATAGAAATTATACCAGAAATGTCTCTTACGATGACGGGCAAGATCTTATTTGTCTGGTTGAATATAATCTTCAAATGGATTTTGTTGATGCGGTTAAGTATCTTCATAAAATATTAGGGCTTCAATATTCCTTTTATAAAAAAGAAGAAAAGAAAGAAAAAGATGATTCCTGGTTTATATTTTCTAGATTTGCAAAGAGAAGAGTAAAAAATAATGTAGATGATTTTGAACGAATGAACGAAGATGTTCTTACGGACTTTGTACCTTTCATTCATATAGATTTGTTTCGTGAAGGAATAATAGGCAAAACAATTAAAAAATTTGAACTTGGATATTCATATAAATGGAGAAGAACAATATTTCCAATTCGTTATTGGTTGGATGGATCTTTGATGGGATACAACGCCAGAAGCTCTGTAGAGAATTGTGAGGAGTTTGGAATTAAGAAATATTTTCTTACTCCAGGAATCAAAAAAGAAATAAATCTGTATGGATTATGGCAGAACTATAAAGATATTCAAAAGGCCGGGTACATTGTAGTTTATGAAGCGGAGAAATCAGTTCTTAAACGAGATAGTTTAAATGACCCTACGGGAGTTGCATTAGAAGGACATTTTATGTCAGATGAGCAGGTACGGATTATTTTGGGAGTCGGGGTGAAAGAAGTTGTTATTGCAATGGATAAAGATGTTCCGATCGAAGAGGTCTGGAGCATGTGTGAAAAGTTTTACGGGCTGCGTAAAGTTAGTTACATATATGATGAATATGGTGTTCTTGGTCCAAAAGATTCGCCTGCAGATGCAAAAAACAAAGTTTATAAAATTTTATTCAAATACAGAAGAGTTTATGATGCAAAAATGCATCGAGAATATTTAAAGAGATTAAAGAAATAGATTGAGAGTAAATTATGAAGATTTAAAAAAGTTGTGCGAGGCACTTGGAACAGATAGATTAAATTCATGGAGCAGAGTTAACTGTGTACATAATTCTTTATATGAGTATTACCTTAAATATATTCTTCATAAAGAAGAAGATAGAGCTGATTCTATTTATGTAGTAACCGGAGGTCTTTCTCATAATACTTTAGAAGATTTTTATGGCAATAAAATTAAATATGAAGACATGGTTGACGAATTTGATGATGGCTGGACTTTGGCATTTGATGTATCTGAATTAAAATTTGTAAGAGGTGATGGAGAAAGAAATAAGAGTATTGCAGATAAATATTATTATGATCTGCGAAATTTCTTTACAACACATGAAGTTATTACAGAACCGATTGATATTGAGCAGTTTGTAACTGTAAAAGTCGGGGATGAATATTATCAAGGTTACATTGATGCTTTGATTAAACATGAAGATGGTAGTTATACGATATTAGACTGGAAGACAAGTTCAATATATAAGGGAGATAAAGCAAAAAATGAATGCGGGCAGTTAGTTATGTATTCTCTAGCTTTACATCAAAAAGGCATTCCATTTGAAAAAATCAAGATTGCTTGGAACTTTCTGAAATATCAGTGCGTAACCGTACAGTCTAAAAAGGGCGTAAAAAAAGTCAGAGAGATCGAACGCTGCACTCTTGGAGAAAAGCTACAGGCTAATGCGAAGATGTGGCTAAGAGAATTTGGCTATACAGAAGATCAGGTGTTCGAATATCTTGATAAGCTGGTCCAGACAAATGATATTAAGGTTCTTCCAGAAGAAGTACAAGAGAAATATGAATTTCATGATTGTTATGTATATGTTGAACTTACTGAAGAACTAATTAAATATTGGACTAATTTTATTACAGATACAATGAAAGAGATCCGGAGTAAAGAAGCTCAATATAAAGATTTGATGGCAGCAGGTAAATATGAGGAAGCGGATAAACTTTGGTGGGAAGATGAAGAATCTATAAAGAAACAAAGTTATTATCTGTCTAACCTTTGCAGCTACTCTCCTAAATTACATAAACCATACAAGGCATATTTGGATTCTCTTGAGGCAAAGAAAAATGGTGATATTTTCGGTGCGAAAAAGAAACCAGAAGATGAAGAATATGCAGTTGATAACTTAGATTGGCTTAACGATCTGTAAATAGGAGAGAAGAAAATGAAATATACCAATTACGTTGCATATCATGTTCATTCGTGGAATTCTCTTCTTGATAGTTGTACTGACTTTCGTGATTACGCAGATCGAGCAGCAGAATTAGGTCAGAAAGCATTAGCAATTACCGAACATGGTAATATTTATAACTGGGTTGAAAAGAAAATGTATATTAACTCCAAAGGATTAAAATATATCCATGGAGTTGAGTGTTATCTTACAGCTTCACTAGAAGATAAAGTACGTGATAATTACCATACAATTCTTTTAGCGAAAAATTATAGAGGCGTTCAAGAGATTAATCTTCTGATTGATAAATCCACACAGCCGGATCATCGCTATTATAAACCACGAATTACTTTTAATGAATTTTTTAATATTTCTGATAATGTAATTAAAATTTCTGCTTGTTTAGCTTCTCCATTGAATAAATATCCTAATGATATTGGCAAATCGATTCAGGAACAAACATTTGAATTGAATAAAGAAATGGAAGAGAAAATTCAAGAAATTGAATGTTTAAAACAAGATAAGAAAAAGGAAGCTGAATGGATTAAGGAATATGATGAGGATCCAACGCCGCCATGGTACTACAACGGAACACCACATGAAGTATGGACAGACTATTTAGATAAAAAAATATTTTCGTATCGTCAAAGTTACGAAGAAAAAATAAACACCGTAAAAGAAATAAATGATTCGTCAAGAAAAATATTTTATAAATTACTTAACGCATATGATTATTATGAAATTCAGCCGCATGATTCTCCAGAGCAGAAAAGATATAATGAATTCCTTTATCAAGCATCATTGCAAACCGGAGTACCTTTAATTGCCGGAACAGATACACATAGCATCAATTCATATAAAGCACAATGTCGTAGTATTCTTCAGAAAGCAAAAAAGATTGAATATGCTGATGAAGACAAATTTGATCTTACATATAAGAGCTATAAAGAGCTTGTAAAAATGTTTCGAAAACAAGGTTGTAATATTCCTTTTGAAATTATTTTGGAAGCTATAGAAGAAACAAATAGAATGGCAGATTCTATTGAAGATTTTATACTTGATACTTCTATAAAATATCCAAAAGCATACGACAATGAAGAAGAAGTTTTAAAAAAACGTATTCTTAGAATGCTTAAAGAGAAAGTTGATGCCGGAATTATTGATAAAAAGAAGATTCCAGAATATAAAAAGAGAATCGCAGAAGAAATGCGTGTTTTCAAAAAAATTAATATGGTTGGTTTCATGCTTTTTATGTCTGAACTTGTTTGTTGGTGTTGGGATAATGGAATCCCAGTTGGTCCATGTAGAGGATCTGTAGGTGGTTCCGAGATTGCTTACATTACAGATATTATTGATGTAGACCCTATTGTATGGAACACAATTTTCTCACGATTTGCCAATGAAGATCGAGAAGAAGTTGGAGATATTGACCTTGATATTTCTCCTGATCAGAGAGAATTAGTATACAACCATATTATTGAATCATTTGGATATGATAAAACTGCGTATATCCTTGCTATCGGAACAATATCTGATAAAGGTACCATTGATGAAATTGGTCGTGCTTTAAATATTCCACTTGATGAAGTTGCAAAAATCAAAGAATTATATAGCTCTTACAAGGATTCAATTGATAATACTGCAAAACGTATTAAGGATATTGAAGGCAGAAATGATTTTGAAGAAATTAGGAATGCTGCAAAAGATTCTGAATTATATGGATTAAGAAGGGATTACGAAAATAAACTATCAGAACATAAAAACGCTCTTAAGAACATGAATAATTTAAAAGAAAATCAGTATAGAGAAGTATTTTATTATTTTGATGGATTAAACGGAACCCCAATTTCACAATCAATTCATCCAGCTGGTATTGTTGTATCACCAGTAACGCTTCCGGATAATTATGGTACATTCTGGAGTGACGGGAAAAGAATCCTCTGTATCAATATGGAAGAGATTCATGATGGTGCCGGTCTTGTAAAATACGATCTCCTTGGATTAAAGAACTTGCAGATTATTCGTAAGTGTTATGAGTATGTAGGAAAACCATACCCAAGATCACACCAGATTAACTGGAAAGATAAAAAAGTGTGGGATGATATTATTACTTCTCCTGCCGGGATATTTCAGTTCGAGTCGCCATATGCGTTCGAAATGCTCAAAAATTACAAACCTCAATGTGTCAATGACTTATCTATGGTTAATGCATCATTAAGACCTTCTGGTGCATCATATAGAGATCGATTATTGGCAGGAGAAACAAACAAGAATCCATCACCTTTGATCGATGAGTTACTAAAGGATAATAGAGGATTTCTTATTTTCCAGGAAGATACAATTAAATTCCTTCAGAATATATGTGGGTTGAGCGGATCTGAGGCTGATAATGTAAGGCGAGCTATTGGACGTAAACAGATGGATCGACTTCAGAAAGCTCTTCCAAGCATTTTGGAAGGATATTGTAAAATGTCTCCGCAGCCGAAAGAAATTGCAGAACAAGAAGCAAAGACATTTTTACAGATTATTGAGGACAGTGCAAACTATCAGTTCGGATTTAATCATTCGACAGGCTATTCAATGATTGGTTATATGTGTGCGTTTTGCAGATTTTATTATCCGGAAGAGTTCATAGCTGCTTATCTGAACTGTGCAAGCAATACAGACGATATTGTAATGGGGACAGAACTGGCAAAAATTAAACATATAACTATGAATAATATTAAATTCAGAAAGTCTGGACCAGAGTATACAGTAGATAAAAAGAACCATGCTTTATATAAAGGAATTGCTTCAATTAAATTCTGTAACGCTCAGATTGCAACAGAGTTACTTAATTTATCTGATAATACCTATAAAACTTTTGTTGGTGTTCTAGCTGATGTTCATTCAAAAACATCGGTAAACTCCAGGCAGTTAACTATTCTTATGGGATTAAACTTTTTTTCAGAATTTGGTAATAATAAATATCTTATGCAGGTATCTGAGTTATATGATAAATTTGCTACATGCAAGATTATTAGTAAGAAGAAGATGGAAGAACTTGGATTATCAGAATATCTCATGAAAAAGTACGCCGGAAGAGAGACGGCTTCACAGTATAGAGAACTTGATAACAATGGACTTATCACAGAATTGTCATCAAGACTTGAAGATAAATCAATGTCTGTTGTGGATCAGGTTAAATTTGAAAAAGAATATCTGCAGTATGTAGTTTATACGAATCCAAAAGTAAATAAAAGTTTTTATATTGTTACAGAGTATAAAACTTTTAAAGAAGCAAGAAAACCATATTGTACTTTACATAATATCAAGACTGGAGAAGACATTAAGACTCGTGTGATCCAGGTTAAAGTATACGAGGATAACCCATTTGGAGAATATTCCGTATTGAAAGTAGATCATTTTGATCAGAAACATAAAAAGAAATGTGTAAATGGAACATGGCAGGAGACAGAAGAATTAGAAGATATCTTAAATGATTACGAGGTAATTAAAAAATAAAATGAACAATGAAAAACAAGTAAAATTTGTTGGAAAAGTTGCAAGATGTATATATAACAAACAAGGATCTGACTGGTCTATTTATGCAATGGAGGTTGATCCTAAAGAGTATCCGAATATTAAACAGAATCAATATGATAATGTATCGATAAGTGGAGAATTACCTGATTTAAGTGTGACACGGCCGTATTCAATTACGGCTGTGGAGCAAGAAAGTAAATATGGCCCAACATATAAAGTCGTTAAAATGAGCATTATGAGACCAAAAACTGGGGAAGAAGTATATTCTTTTCTGCGTGAAATTTTGACAGAAAATCAGGCAGCAGTATTGTATAAAGAATATCCTGATATTATTGAACTTGTAGAAAACGAAACAGCAGATGAAAAGGTTGATCTTTCTAAGCTGCCAGGAATTGGTGAAAAAACATTTGCAAAAATTAAAGATAAAATTAATACCAATATTAGATTACTTGATTTAGTAGTTGAATTTGGTGGAGTATTATCATTGACTGTAATCAAAAAGCTATATGAGGCATATCCTGCAATGGAGTTAGTTCGAAAGAAATTACGTACAGAACCATATAAATGTCTTACCAACATTTCTGGCATTGGGTTCATAAAAGCAGATAGTATGCTTCTGGAGCTTGAGAGAGAAAAAAAGATTGACTTTGGTTTTAATCTTAGAAAAAGTCCGCAGAGATGTGCAGCTTGTATGCAGTATTATCTTGAAGAGAATCAAAAAGAAGGAAATACGAAAATGGATCTTCGCGATCTTCGTAAGCAAGTGCTTAAATTAGTCCCAGCGTGTGCAAATCATTATGTTGATTGTTTAAAAAATGGTGATTTTTATTATAGCAAAGATACATTTGAAGTGGCATTGAAGACTACTTATGAGACAGAAGAGTATATTGCAGAGAAAATCAAACTTGCTAATCAGAAACCTAAGATTTGGGATATTAATTGGAAGAAATATCAGAATGAAGGCGAATATCCGTTGACAGATGAGCAGCTTAGTGCTCTTGAGTGTATATGCAATAATAATATTATGATATTAAATGGATTTGGTGGATCTGGAAAGTCAGCTACATCAGCGATGATCATTAAAATGTTGGAAGATAATGATATTACATATAAATTATTTGCGCCTACAGGAAGAGCTGCTAAAGTTTTGGCTGATTATACAGAGAAGCCGGCTGCAACTATTCATCGAGGCTTAGGTTATATGCCGCCTTCAAATTGGTGTTTTAACGAAGACAATAAGATCACAGTAAGAGTTATTTTGATTGACGAATTTTCAATGACGGATGTTTTCTTATTTAAACATGTAATCGAAGCCATTGATTTTAATGTAACTAAATTAATTTTAGTTGGAGATTCGGCACAGCTTCCAAGTGTTGGACCAGGAAATCTACTTCATGATTTTGTACGATTAAGAAAGCTTCCAATAGTTACATTAAATAAGATATTTCGATATGGTGAAGGTGGCTTAATGACTGTTGCTACAGATATTAGGAATAGACAGAAGTATTTAACAGATGAAGATTGTCAGTTTTTTGGAGAGAAAAAAGATTATGTGTTTATACGTGCATCTAATGAAAAAATAGTAGGTCAAATACTCTTGTTATACGCAACATTATTGAAAAAATATAGGCCAGAAGATATTCTTGTTTTGTCTGCATATAACAAAGGAAGTTGTGGAACTGTTGAAATTAATAATAGATTGCAGGTTATCGCAAATGAAAATTATGGATCTGAAAATTTCTTAAAAGTTGGAGAGGTAAAATATTTTGAAGGCGATATTGTAATTCAAACTTCAAATAATTATCATGCACCAGTGTATTATGATGGCCTTGATATTGCTCATTTGGAATGGGCAGAAGATTTAGAAGAAACATTTGTTCCAAATGGTATGATTGGAAAAATTACTTCTATACAAAAAAACGGAGTGATTATTGACTTTGATGGTGTAGAAGTAGTATATACTAAAACAGACATGCAGAATGTGGCATTAGGATATTCTATCAGTATTCATAAATCTCAGGGCGGCAGTGCGAAGATTGTTATCTTGCTTTCACCTTCATCGCATGAATTCATGATGAATTCGAATTTACTTTACGTAGGCATTACCAGAACGAAAGAGAAGTGTTACCATTTTGGAAGCATTGAGTCTGTTAATAGATCAATCAGAAAGAAGGAGAATTTTAACAGAAAAACATTAATGTATAATTTTTTTTGATTAAATAATGTAAAATTTGAAAATTACATGTTGACATATGAAGCAAAGCATGATATGATACTAACCGTAGCAAGCAATAATGTAAAGTTTAAAAAGGAGTAAAGAAGATATGAAAGTTTATTTAACAGAAATGCATTCGATCAGAGATGCAATCAGAACAATGTATATGAGTAAACGAAGTTGGACACCTGAATTTGAAATCAAACTCAAAGAAACAGTAAATCATTGTACAAACAGAGATGGTAGGCCATATGTAAATCTAGATCTTAACAATGATGATCCAGTTAAAGTTGAATTTGAAGATATGGTTAATAAACTTTTTAAATGGGGCAAGCAGCATATAACAATGCTTCGGTTCTTAGATGTATCCGTTGTGGTAGAAGGACTTCACAGAGGAGCTACAGATGACCTTGATGCTCATGCTAAGAGAATGGATAATCGTATTATTCGAAGCAGTACAAGACTTGCGAATTATCAGTCTTCAGAAATGTCTGATTGGTATAAAGGAAAAATTATTCCTACTGATATGGCATTAAAAATCTTACTCATGGATCTTCCGGAAGAAATTGAATATGAAGGAAATACATATGTAAGAGCCGAGAATGGATATATTCTTAAAGGGCAGGAAAACAACAAAGATGTAAAACGTGGATTATATATGCTTTCTCTTCCAATGAATTTTACTTTTAAAATTAATATTGTAGAATTTGCTCATGTTTACATTGAAAGAGGTAAAAGTAAAAAGAACGGCGGCCTTGCACATGGTACAGCGGCTCCAGAACTTCAAGATATGATTGAAAATCTTGTTGACCAGATCCATGAGTGGTATCCTCAGATCGATAGAGAATTCCTTCTGGAGGTAGAAAATAACAATGTATGATAATATTTATTATTGTAGAAACGCTAATAACACATGTGAAAAAAGAGACACTTGCTTAAGATATCTTAATGCAGCAGATAATCCAACAGCTACATTATTTAAATGTGCATGCACATCAAATAATCAATATTTATTATACATTAATAAATCAAAAGAAACGGAGAGTGAAGATGGAAAAGAATCCGGAGATGACACAGAATCAACAGAATAATCTTCCTGTAAAGTTTCTTGTTGTTGGCAGAACTGCTTCTGGAAAATCTTCAATTGTAAGAGAAGTATGTAAGAAACTTGAATTAAAACAGGTAAAAAGTCTAACAACAAGACCGCCACGAGATGTAGAGCTGAATAATCCTGATTCTGATCATTACTTTGTTACAGACGAAGAATTTGAATCTGAAAGAGACAAAGGATTTGTAGCTTACACTGAAATAAATGATTATAAATATGCTACAACGGTTGATGAGTTTGATAGATCAGATATTTATGTTATCGACCCAAAAGGTATAGAATATCTTAAACAAACATGTGGTGATAAATATAAATTTGTCGAGATTTATATTCGAGTTCCATTTATAACTGCGATAAATAGATTTATTGAACGTGGTGGTATAGAGAGTGAATTTAAGGCAAGATTCAATCAGGAAAATTTACAATTTAAAGAATATGAAAAGAAACAAGGATTTGATTATCACGTATTAAATGATCAGGCATTAGAAGATGCGGTTGAAAAAGTATGCGAGATAATCAAAAAAAATAATTTGATAATGTAAAATTTGGCAGAATGGTGAAGAAAAAATGAAAACAAAGGAATGGCTTGGAGAAAATAACACGCTTGGATTAGATATTTGGAAAAATAAATATCAGTACAATAATGAAACATTTGACGAATGGGTTGAGAGAATTTCTGCAGGAAATAAAGATATTGCTAAATTGATTAAAGAAAAGAAGTTTCTTTTTGGCGGGAGAATCTTAGCAAATAGAGGGCTAGAGAATAAAGGTAGAAAAATTAGTCTTTCTAATTGCTATGTAATTGCTCCACCAGAAGATAATATTGAAAGTATCTTTGATTGTGCAAAAAAACTCGCTCGCACATATAGTTATGGTGGTGGCTGCGGAGTAGATATTAGCAAACTCTCTCCAAGAGGAGCAAGAGTTAATAATGCAGCAAAAGAAACAACAGGCTCTGTATCATTCATGGATTTATATTCAATGGTAACAGGTTTAATCGGGCAGAGTGGACGTAGAGGTGCATTAATGCTTAGTATTTCTTGTGAACATCCGGATCTTGAAGAATTCATAGAAATCAAATCAGATCTTGATAGAGTTACTAAAGCAAATATTTCAATTCGTATTACAGATAAATTTATGGCCGCCGTAAGAAATAAACAGCCATTTGAATTATCTTTTACAAGAATTGAGACTGGAGAAACAATCACTAAAACAGTTGATGCATATTCAATCTTTCATAAGATGTGCGAAATGAACTGGGATTATGCAGAACCTGGAATGCTGTTTTGGGACAGAATTAATAACTGGAACTTACTTAGTTGTGATGATGAGTTTGAATATGCAGGGACAAATCCATGTGCAGAAGAACCTTTGCCAGCAGGCGGGTCGTGCCTTCTCGGTAGTATCAACTTATCAGAATTTGTAAAAGATAATAAAACGTTTGATTTCGATTCTTTTAGAGAATGTGTTGATAAAGCAGTAATTGCTTTAAATGAAGTATTAGATGAAGGGTTGCCACTCCACCCATTAAAGGAGCAGAGAGAATCTGTATATAATTGGAGACAGATTGGATTAGGAATTTTTGGCCTTGCAGATATGCTGATAAAAATGGAAATTAGATATGGTAGCGTTGAATCAATTAATTTATGTAATATGATCGGACATCTGATGGCTAATCAGGCATTAAAAACATCTGCGTTACTTTCGAAAGAATATGGTCCATATCCTAAATATGATCCAGATGCAGTTGAAGGATCGGCATATTATAGTCTAAATGCTCTTGACGATACAAAAGATTTAATTAAAGCTTTTGGTCTTCGTAATTCTCAGCTTCTGACAATCGCTCCAACTGGATCACTTTCAACAATGTTTGGTGTGTCCGGTGGCATTGAACCTATTTTTGCAAATTACTATACAAGAAAGACGGAATCTTTAAAAGGACATGATGAATATTATAAAGTATATACTCCAATTGTAAAAGAATATATGGATGTACATTCAATTACAGATGATAAAAAATTACCAGATTTCTTTATTACCGCACAGACATTAGATTATAAACAGAGAATAACTATGCAAGGTATTTGGCAACGTCATATTGATGCATCTATCAGTTCTACTGTTAATTTACCAAATACAGCAACTATAGAAGACGTAGAAAATCTTTATATATACGCATGGGATTTTGGATTAAAAGGAGTAACAATTTTTAGAGATGGTTGTAAAAGGGCTGGAATTTTAACTACTGATACTAAGAAAAAAGAAGAAGATAATAATACAAATTCAAAAAAATACACTCTTGAAAGAGGAATGATTATCAAAGCTGATGATAATTGCATTGGTAAGAAACGTACACTAAAGACTGGATGTGGAACTCTTCACTGTGAAGCATTCTTTGATCCTGAGACTGGACAGCTTTTAGAGACATATTTCAGTAAAGGTTCGTCAGGTGGATGTAATAATTTTATGATTGGATTATCAAGAGCAATTTCGCTTTGTGCAAGAGGCGGTATTGATATTTATTCAATTGTTGATCAGCTTTTATCTTCTGGAACTTGCCCTTCTTACGCAGTAAGAAAAGCAACAAAACATGATACATCTAAAGGAAGTAGTTGTCCAGTAGCAATTGGCAATGCTTTACTTGATATGTATAAAGAAATTCAAAATGAATTAATCGATTCTGATGATGGCGAAATATCTGAATTAATAGCAGAAAATAATAATTCTATATCAAAAGATAGTATTCCTAAGCCTAAATGCCCACAGTGTGGTGGAGAATTAATTTTTGAAGGTGGATGTAATACCTGCAAATCTTGTGGCTGGAGTAAATGTGATTAATTTTTTTGAATTAATAATGTAAAATTTAAAATAGCATAAAGGAGAAAACAAAAATGGCAAAAATTACAATGAAATCAACAAAACAGGAAATTATGGATGCTTATGAGGCAGCAAAGAGCAAGATTGAAGAAATTGAGTCTATTAAAGATGATCCGCTTGCATCTGCAAAAGCAGAAAAGTCAGCAGAAATTATTAAGTCTGCGGATGCGGTTGCAGAAAATGATATCCTAAATCCTGCTGTTATTGCTCAGTATAACGATCTGAAAGCAGCCATCCAGATGAAAAAAGAGGAACTTCAGAACCTTTATGGTATTGAAGCAAAAGCCAATTCTCTTGTGGCAATTATTAATGCTCATAAAGACAAAGAGGCTGAATTAAAAGAGAAATTTAAGGCAGAAGAGGCTACTCTTATGGCTGATATGGCAGCTCAGGAAGAGGCTTTAAATTCCGATATTAAAGAACTTGAGAAGAAAAAAGAGGATCTGATTGCAGCTACTAAAGCAGAACACGATGAACTGAAAAAAGAACTTGATAAACAGCGTAAACGTGAAGCAGAAGAGTATAATTATGATCTGAAACGTGCTCGTCAGCTTGAAGAAGACAAATGGACTGATGAAAAGAATGCTCGTGAAAAAGAACTGACAGAACGTGAGGCAGCTGTAAGAGCAGATGAACAGGAATTAGCTGAAAAGACTGCTTATATTGAAGAACTGGAACAGAAAGTTGAAGAAATTCCTACTCTTGTACAGGAAGCTACAGAAGAAGGTGTTAAAAAGGGTAAAGTAGATGCGGATAAATCAAATGCTTTTGAAGTGCGCGCTCTTAAACAGAAGAATGATTATGATGTACAGATTCTCGAAGATAAAGTAAATAGACTTGAATTAGAGGTTGATTCTCTTAGAAATGAAAAAGCAGATTTACAGATGAAACTTGATGATGCTTATGCACAGATGAGAGATCTTGCGGCCGAGACAGTCAAATCTACAGGTGGGGTTAAAATTCTTAACGGACAGAATTCTCAGTTAAGCAAATAATGTAAAATTTAAAATAGTATAAAGGAGAAAATAAAAATGCCGCCAGTATTTGTATTTTTAGTAATCTGTGGAGCTGTTGCGGTATGGTTCCTTCTTTCGGGAATCTTTCAGCCTCTTGGAAGATTCCTTGGAAGGATCTGGAGTGACGCATGTGATGAAATAGAGAAAGAAAATAAAGAAGAAGACAAGGAGAACAAATAATGAAGAATGGTAAATTAGGAGCAATTGGATTAGCAGTATTTATTATCGCAGGATTAATTTGTGTAAATAAATGTACGATTCGAGTGCCGGCTGGTTATGTAGCGGTCGAGTATAAACCTAACGGGGGAATTGCAAAAGAAGCATTAGGTCAGGGATGGCATATTATTTCTCCGACTATTAAAACATCACTTTATTCTATTGGAATTGAACAGTCTTATCTTACATCTGAGGATAAAGGTGATTCACCGAAGGACGAAAGTTTCAAGACACCTACAGCAGATGGTAAACAGCTTCTTGTAGATCTTGAGTTTTCTTATAAGTTTGATCAGGATACAGTCTCTGACGTATTTACAAGATTTAAAGGGCAGTCTGGAGAAGCTGTAAAAAATACTTTTATTAAACCTAAAATGAAAGCTTGGACTCAGGAAGTAACTGCAAAATATCCTGTTACAGATGTTTTTGGAGACAAACGACAGGAACTGAACGAAGCCCTTGATGCATACTTAAAACAGAAATTTGAACCATACGGAATTATTATTGATACTGTAAACTTTACTTCCATTTCTACAGATGATGAAACTCAGGCAGCAATTCAGAAGAAAGTAAATGCACAGCAGGAACTTGAGCTTGCAAATATTGAAGCTAAGACAGCAAAAGTACAGGCTGATAAAGATAAAGAAGTAGCTCTTATTGCAGCGGAGCAGGATAAAGAGAAAGCCGCTATTCAGGCAGAGCAGGCAAAAATTACAGCACAAGGACAGGCTGAAGCTGTAAAAATTAAAGCTCAGGCAGAAGCTCAGGCGAATAAAGAAATTGCAGAATCGCTTACTCCAGAACTGATTGAGAAGCAGAAGATTGACAAATGGAATGGTGAGGTTCCGAAAATCCAGGGTGGAGATGCTTCTACAATTGTTGATACCAAGGATATGACTGAGGACGCAGCAGAATAATTTGAATTTGCCCTATGCACGACTTTAACATCGTGCATAGGAATTAGGAGAAAATATGACATTAGATGGAATTATTAAAACTCATAAAATATTTAAAGATAAACCATGGATCATATTGAAGAAGAGAGAGATTAATATTCCTTTTAAGAAGAAATACATTGAAGTCTGTGAATATTATTATGACTTAGAAGACAGGCCGGAGTTCAATAACTGGATTGATGTTGAAGGTATTGGATATGGTTGGATGTGGTGTGCTAATAAACTTAGAAGTAAATTTGAATTTTTGCAGCGTAGAGCAGTTAAAAAATACGCTTTGGGTTTATTAAAAACGATCGATGATGATACAGACATGGTAGCTTTTTACTATAGAAATCTTTTTGTTTGTGGATTCATTCCTAAAGATAATCCAACGATTTATATTCAGATCAGATTGAGCAATGAAGAGTTACATTATAGTTTTTGAGGTAGAAAATATGATTGTAGGAAAAATTGGAAAGTTTAATTCACATAAATGTAATAAATGTGGTAGCGACGTTATGTTTATAAAAGTAAAAGGAAATAACGTTGGATTATATTGTCATGAGTGTGGCACCTGGCAGAAATGGCTAAATAAAAGTGAAAGAAATCTATTTGAAGCCAGTCAAAATAGAACAATTGAAGAGCGACTGAAAGACTTTATTGACGCAATTGAAAATAAAATTGATGTAGAAATGATGGAACTTCCAAAATCTGACGCAGATCAAATCAGAAAGAATGCCTGCTGTTTAGCATTAGAACAATGTAAGACATCGCTTGAAAATATTTTGGCCGATAGGGAATTCAATGATTATGGGAAATAAGATGGTTGAAGACAAAGTTTGTATTGTTTCTGCACCAAGTATATATGAGCCTTATGATTTGGTCGGAAGAATTGGGAAAATTATAAGGGCAGATATAACACTAAACAAAATAGTGTATGGAATAAAGCTTAATTGCGGATTAATAAATGCAGGAAGAGACGATGGATTATTTTACCTTAATAAAAATGATTTTTGTGTTATTTTTCCACCACAAAAACCATCTAGTCTTACAAATGATATTACATATGCAAATTTAAAAGAAGAAGAGGAGAGTAAAAATATGGCAGCATTAACAGGATTTAAAGCGGTAGCAGTAATTGAACAGGGTACAGGATATTATAAAAAAGATTATCATTATGCGATTTATGATGATGGAACAACATATATGCCAGGAGATAAAGTATATGTTTCTGGTACTAGCAATACCTGTATTTTAAAAATTAAAGAAATTATTACGCCAAAAGAAGCTGCGGATAGATGTAAGAAAAATATTACCGCAGAGATTATTTGTAGAGTTAATACAGAAGCTTACGATACAAGGGTTAATCAGCGTAAAGAAGCTGCGGCTCTAAAAAAAGAAATGGATAAAATGATTAAACAAATGGACGAGACAAAGAAGTATGATATGTATGCAGCTGAAAACCCAGAATTAAAAGAAATGCTTGATAGATATAAAGAACTTAGAGGTGAGAAATATGAATAAAATAATCAAATTTATCATTTGTACTATATGCTACGCAGGGATATTAAGAATAGCTAATGTTGAGATTGCAAGTGCGGAATATTGGATTGTAGTAATATTATTAATTATTGAAAGTGTAGCGTGGGGTACATATTAATGATTTGGGTTACAGGTGATACTCATGGTGATTGGGTCCATAGATTAAATATGGATACCTTCCCGGAACAAAAAGAAATGACAAAAGAAGATTATGTGATTATCTGTGGTGACTTCGGAATTTGGAGAGATAGTGCCCAACAAAGATGGTATTTAAAATGGCTTGAAGAAAGAAATTTTACCACACTATTTATAGACGGAAATCATAGTAACTTTGATGTACTTGATTCTTACCCGGTATCTGAATGGCATGGTGGAAAAGTACATTTTATAAATCCATCAGTAATTCATCTTATGAGAGGGCAAATATTTAATATAGAAGAAAAAATATTTTTTACTTTTGGTGGTGCTGCCAGTTACGATATTCAAGATGGAATTCTTGAGATTGATGATCCAAGAATTAAATCCTGGAGAAAAGATCCATATAAAATGTATAGAGTCAACCATGTATCATGGTGGAAACAAGAGATGCCTGACGAAGAAGAAATGGCTGAAGGAAGAGAGAATCTTGAATTAGCAGGTAATAAAGTGGATTTTGTTGTTACTCATTGTGCTCCATCATCTACTCAGGCCATATTGAGCGGTGGATTTTATGAATCAGATAAGCTTACTAATTATTTGGAAACGATAAAATCTGGCATTGATTATAAAAGATGGTTTTTCGGCCATTATCATATTAATCAAGCTGTTAGTGACAAAGACATTGCTCTATTTGAACAAATTGTGAGGATTAATTAATTTATTATTAGTAAATAAGGAATTAAATAATCGAAAAGGACACGCTTCATATAGACATAAAGGTGCTTATGGTCCAGCAGATAATTATTCAAAACATGATAAGCAGCAAGTTGAAGATGGAATACAGCAAATTAAAGAATGGGAGAATGAAGATGAAAGAAGAGAAAAAGAAGGTTCTGATTGTAATTGATGTGCAGAATGATTTTGTGACAGGAGTTCTTGGAACACCGGAAGCACAAGCTATTGTACCAAATGTGAAAAAGAAATTTGATGAATATAAGAATAATAAGAGCTATGTAATTCTTACAAAGGATACTCATCATTCAGATTACGCAGATACTTCAGAGGGCAGAAAACTTCCTGAACATTGTATGTATGGTACTAAAGGTTGGGAAATTATTGATGAACTTGATTATAAAAATCTCGATAGTTTTATGGTGTGTTGTAAACCTACATTTGGACTTGATAACTGGGATTGGGAAGAAATATTTAATACTACAGATGATTCTTTATTAGATATTGAAATTATTGGAGTATGCACAGATATCTGTGTGATTACAAATGCTCTTCTTATTAAAACTTATTATCCAGAGGCAAAAATCACAGTGGATGCATCATGTTGCGCAGGATCAACACTGGAAAAGCATAAAGCGGCTCTTGATGTGATGGAAAGTTGCCAGATTAATGTAACCAATAGAAATTAAATTAAACAATGGAGGAAATTAAAATGATGAATAATTTTATGAATGGAATGTTTGGGAAAATTGGTAGTGGAATGTGTAAGTTATCCATGAGCGGTAATATTGCAGTAAAAACTTCCAATGGATATAAGAGCTACAATGTTAAATCCGGAAAGCTCACAAACTGTGGCAATTTCGTATTTCCTGGAGTAGATGAAAACTTCTTCTTCGTCATTCCAACAAATAAGGTAGCTAAAGGAGACATCATCCTTGTAAATGGCAAGCCAAAATGTGTTATTGAGGCAGACAAAACCAAGATCACTGTAATTAATTATGAAGATTCAACAATTGAAACAATTTTACCAGAACGTCACGTATTTATGGGTAATACATATTTTTATGGAAAAATTGTTTCAATGTTTGGAAGTAATTTTGGCAAAGACAAAAATAGTGCAAATAAAATTTTTAAATATATGATGATGACTCAGATGATGGGCGGATCTTCTACATCTGGCATTGGGATAGATAGTAATCCAATGAATGCCATGATGCCATTTATGATGATGAATGGCAATATTGGAGACATGTTTGATGGCATGCTTGATTTTGATATGGATGACACAGATGAAGAGGTTGATTTAGAGGAGGATGAATAATTATGGGATGTGGAAATTGGGATACTAAAAGTTTTGTATCTTATGCATCATCAAGAGGATTTGATACTGATACGCGAGGAGTAATCAGAGGAGATTATTCTAATCAGGAAATGTTTAAAGCTAAAAAACTTGATCCTGCGCTTGATCCTAAAAATGCAATTAGAGAATGCTGCGATAGTGAAGAACATCCGAACACCTTGCCGGTTATTCTTGCTTTAGATGTTACTGGATCAATGGGGCAAACAGCAGTAGAAATTGCAAAAAAGCTTAATGAAATTATGACAAAATTATATGAACAAATCAATGATGTGGAATTTATGATTATGGGTATTGGTGATCTGGCATATGATGTCTATCCAATTCAGGCCTCACAGTTTGAATCGGATATTAGAATTGCAGAGCAGCTTGACAAAATTTATTTTGAATTTGGTGGCGGTAGCAATCCATATGAATCCTATACCGCAGCTTGGTATTTTGCTTCTCGTCATACAGAACTCGATTGTTGGAATAGAGGCAAAAAAGGTGTAATTATCACGATTGGAGATGAACAGCTTAATCCATATCTTCCAATATCAGGCGAATATAATGGTTTGTCTACTGCTACAGGTGATAATCTTCAATCAAATGTCGAGACAAAAGATTTATATCTGGAAGTTGCTAAAAAATTTGATGTTTATCATATTAATGTGGACCATCGTAATTATTATAGTACTGAACAAGAAAATATTAAAAAGTCTTTTATGGAATATCTTGATGCAGATCATTTTAGAACAATTAATAACATTGATGACATTACAGATGAAATTGTAAAAATTGTTACAGCTGCAAATAACGAACAAACAGTAGTACTACCGATAATTTCTGCAAAAACCGATGAATCGGGAGATATTGTTTGGTAAGGAGAAAATATGAAAGATATAAAAATTGTCATTGGAGCAAATTTCGGTGACGAGGGAAAGGGTAAACTTACAGATTATTATACTAAAGATAAAAATAATTGTATTGTTGTTTGCTCAAATGGAGGAGCGCAGAGAGGACATACAGTATTGAAACCTAATGGGATACGTCATGTTTTTCATCATTTTGGTTCCGGGACATTAAATGGAGCCGATACATATTTACCAGAGGATTTTATTTTAAATCCTCTGGTGTTTAAAGAAGAATGGGATGAATTAAAAAAAATGGGATTTGAACCGCATGTATATGCCAATAAAAAGTATATGATTACAAATCCTCTTGATATGATGGCTAATCAAATAATTGAAAGAAATCGCAAAGATAACAAACATGGTAGCTGCGGAATGGGAATCTATAATACCATTCAAAGACATAAAAATGACATTATAGATTATTTGGATTCCTGGGCATATTATATGAATATGTTCAGAAGGATGAAAATTACTTTATCAGAAGAAGAAGCTGAATTATTCGACCAATATAAAAAAGGAAAAGAGATTCGTCTTCATTATTTTAAAGATTTGGATTTTATGATGGAACATATAAAAATTGTTCAGGATGATCAAATATTAAATAAATATGACACAATAGTATTCGAAAATGGCCAAGGATTGCTTCTCGATCAGAATAATATGGAATATTATCCACATCTTACTCCGTCAAATACTGGTATAAAAAATCCTTCCAGGATTATAAAAGCAGTAAATTGGGACGCTGAAATTAACGTAGAGGCATGCTATGTAACCCGTTCATATATGACAAGACATGGAGCAGGTGCATTCCCAACTGAATGTAATAAGACAGAGATAAATACAGATATAACAGACTTAACTAATGTACCTAATCCACATCAGGACGTTTTAAGATATGGAACACTTGATGTAAATGAATTATACGATAGATGCCAAAGGGATGTAAAAGTCGCTGGCATTCCATGTCATAAAGTGTTAGCTATAACTCAAGTAAATGCATGTAAATCAATTATTCCATATATTTATAAAAAATTCAAAAAAAATAATTGGAATATAAAATTTTTTCATTTGGAGGAGAATTAATGTATTTACATGATAGACTTATGGATTTATCTCAAAAAACAGAATGTATGGATGTAATATTACATAATGAGTTTAAAAATGATTATCCTTATCGAGAAAATTTGCATGATGTAACATTTTTGATTGGCGAACTTATAGATATTTTACAACAATCAACTCTTACATATGATGATCTCATTCAATTAGAACAACAATATAACGAAAGGTATGACAGCAAAATTAAACAAGAAAAAGATAATGAAATTATTTGGTAAAGGAGTCTACATATGATTAAGATTAATAATAATGTATTTAAGCCAGAATATTTTCCGGATGGAACGATGAAATTAAAACTTGATGGAGATATAAATTATTGGATTTATTGGCTTTATGATTCAGAAGATGAATTACTCCAGCTTTATTACATTATGAATTATATTGATGAAAATCATGCACAATCAAGTACATCATTATTTATGCCATATATTCCAAATGCTAGATTTGACCGAACTAAAAATTATTATGAAATTTTTACCTTAAAATATTTCGCTAAATTTATTAATTATCTTCATTTTGATGAAGTGATAGTATTTGATCCTCATTCACATGTATCCGAAGCGTTAATTGATAGGCTTTGCATTCATAACCCTTTAAATTCAATTATTAAAACCATTAAAAAGATTACAAATACATCAAAAGAGTTACTTTTATTTTTTCCAGATGAAGGAAGCACAAAAAGATATGAGAATGTAATTAAAACATATTCAGAATCTCCATATACTTTCGGTATTAAAAACAGGGATTGGGTCACAGGAGAGATTAAAGGATTATCTGTAAACGGACAAGTTGATCAGATCAAAGATAGAGACGTACTTATTATTGATGATATTTGCAGCAAAGGTGGCACGTTTTATCACAGTGCTAAAAAACTTAAAGAACTTGGCGCGAATAAGATTTATCTTTATGTAAGTCATTGTGAAAATACAATTTATGCTGGAGAATTGCTTAAAGATAACGGATTGATTGAAAAAATTTTCACTACAGATAGCATTTTAACAGATCTTACAAGTCCTAAAATTGAATTAGTAGAGGAGTGGAGAAAATAATGAAACCAATTATTAGTCCTTGGACGATTTATTTTGCCAGTAGAGTAGATTCTTTGAAAATTCTTGCTGGGTGTATTTTAGTATGTTGCATAATTGCGATATGCATAGCATTCATTGAGGGCGATATAGACTACGGATCAGTATTAACTCATAGAAGTTTCATGAAGAAATGTGTAATAATATCTATTATCAGTGCGGTTGTTTTGGTAATCACGCCAAGTACAGAAACAGTTTATACAATGGTAGTAGCAAATGAAATTACACCAGACAATATTCAAGCATTTGGTAAAACTGGTAAGAATGTAGTTGATTACATTACAGATCAGATTGACAAAATTATAAATAAAGATGACGAAAAGGAGAAGTAGAATATGTACGATACATTAGCGATTTTATTATGCGACACTTATAAAACATGCCATAACCGAATGTTTCCTAATAAACTTACAAAATTAGTATCTTATTGGACTCCAAGAAGATCTATGTTGAAATATCAAGATCATATGGTATTCTTTGGACTTCAAGCATTTATTAAAAAGTTTCTGATCGAAGATTTTAATAAAAATTTCTTTGATTTACCAGAAAGTGCAGTAATGTATGAATACTCCTACACAATGAATACGCAGTTAAAACCAGGAGATTACGATATTGGGCCAATCATTGAATTACATAGATTAGGATTTCTTCCTATTCAGATTCGTGCATTACCGGAAGGAACACTGGTTCCAATGGGAGTTCCTTGTATTGAAATCTTTAATACAAAACCAGAATTTGCATGGGTAGTCCAGTGGATTGAGTGTATTCTGCAGGTGGAACTTTGGAAACCATGTTGTCATGCGACAATCGGGCATATGTATAGGGAATCTGCAAATTATTGGTATAAAAGAACAGTTGATAATGTAAAACCATCAATGGCCGCCTCTGACTTTGGAATGAGAGGAATGTCTTGTATGGAAGAAGCAGAAAGATGCTCCGCTGCTTGGTTGCTTTCGTTTGATAAAACATCCACAATTCCAGCAATCGATTATATTTATAATTATTATTCTACGAACTGTCAAAAACTCAATATTGGACTTGGAGCAGTAAGTACAGAACATTCTGTAATGGCTTCAAATTTTGCAGTAGACGGTGACGAAATTACATTTGTAAAACGATTACTTACAGAATTATATCCAAATACTTCATTTAGTATGGTTTCTGATACCTATGATTATTGGAATATGATCGATAATATTCTTCCGGCCTGCAAAGAAGAAATTATGAATCACAATGGTAAATTGCTTGTAAGACCAGATTCTGGAAATATGGTTGATATCTCAGTAAAGACAGTAAAAAAACTTTGGGATATATTTGGTGGGACTATTAATAGTAAAGGTTATAAAGTACTCGATCCACATATTGGTATTATTTATGGCGATGGTTGTAGCTTATACAATGTGAACGAGATTTGGAGTTTACTCGCAGATGAAAGATTTGCAGCAAATAATATTGTATTTGGTGTCGGAGCCTTTTGTTTCTCGGCAATTGTTGAGGGTGACGGTCATATGGCAGTAGTTACCAGAGATACATTTGGAATTGCAATGAAAGCCACATATGGTGTCGTGGATGAAAAACCTATTATGATTTATAAAGATCCCAAAACAGATACTTCTCATCTTAAAAAATCCCATAAAGGTTGTTGCAAAATTTATCGTGATCAGAGCGGAGAATTAATCTGTGAAGATGGTTTTGATAAGCCACAGCATGGAGAGTTGCATATTGTATATTGCAATGGCGATATTATTGAAGAAGAAACATTTGAGGATATTCGTAGAAGATTAAATACTCAGGAGAATTAAATATGAATAAATCAATGATTTATAAAAGAAATGTATATATGAGCAGAGACTCAAAAGATGTTGAAGAAATGTTCAGTGAAATTTTAAATAATTATGAAGAAAAAGAAGAAACGATTAAGTATCTTCGGGAAGAAAATAAAAGAATTAAAGATGAAAAATATAAGGATTCTGAACTAACTTCTATGAAAAGAGAACTTGAAGGTGTAAAAGGAGACTTATATAGAGGATTTCCGATTTCAATAAAAGAAAAAAAAGCTATCGAAGAATGGCGATTAAAACATGAAGCTGAGGCTCACGGAAGAAAAACACTTGAACAAAGGTTATCGGCACACGGAGCAATTGGCGGCAGTTACACTTATGTTTTCACGCCGACAAGCATTGGTGTTGTTGGCGAGTTTAAGTGTAGTTGTGGCGAATCATTTACATTTCAAGATATTTAATAAGGGGTATTTATGACATTAAAAGAGATTAAAGAAAAAATAAGGACAGATCCGGCATACGGGTTTCTTCGTACAGATCCTCATCTTGGAGATAATATCTGTCTTCTTTATTTAAGCGGTAGTTATGCTTACGGAACAAATGTTGAAGATAGTGATATTGATCTTCGTGGGGTTACTTTAAATAGCAAAGAAGAAATTCTTCTTGGACAGGATTTTAGAAGTGTTACAGATGGAAGTACCGATACAACAATTTATTCATTTAAAAGAATGGTCAAAATGCTTTGTAGTAATACTCCAACTGCTATTGAGATATTTGGTCTTAAACCGGAACATATTTTATACGCTAATTCAATAGGAAAAGAATTGTTGACTAAGCAAAATATGTTTCTTACAAAAAGAGTCGCTTCTGCTTTCAAAGGATATATTCAGGCTAGTTTAAAATTGCTTGAATCAGAAAAATGCCTAAATGATAAAACTATGATGTCCAAATATATGGTTCATCCATTTCGATTGTATTTTATGATTATTGATATTTTAACTGATCGGACAATAACGACATATCGTGAAGAAGAACACGAAATACTTATGGATATTCGTAATGGAAAATGGCTTGAAAATAATAAACCTTCTAATGATTATATGAATTTTATAAGAAATTATAACAGAGTGATTCCATTTCTTCTTAAAGAAAAAAGTAATCTTCCAGAAGATTTAAATTTGTGTAACATTGATGATTATGTGATAGCAGTACATGAAAAAATTGTCAAAGGAGAAATTTAATGATTAAAGTAATCAATGGAAGCATTTTAAATGCTAAAACAGATTTTATTATTATTACAAGGAAAACTCAGTACCAAAAGAGGAGGAATAAATATGGATATTATTTATTTTGAGCTTAATAACTGGTTTTGTGGTAGAGATTATCCAAATGATGAGCCATTTATTTCATGGATGAGTAATGATTTACAATTAAAATTCGATAACGAAGATTGGATTATTGAAAATAAATTATGTGTAGTAAAAACATTTGTAGACATGTCTTGTAATTTCTGTATTACTGCCACAAAGGAATGGGTAGAAGAGAATTGTCCTAAATTACTTACAGAATATAATGAGTTTTTAAGATATCCTGATAAATATGGAGATACTTATGGAAAATTTGGAACATTATTTTTGGAATATTGTGTAGAAAATATTGGGTTGGAAGATAGAGAAGAAGATGATATTTAATGAAAGGATATAAGATATGAATTATTATTTTGATGCTAAAAAAGTAAAAGATGATTGCGTACAGTGGATTAGAGATTATTTTACAAAGAATGGACTAGATTGCAATGCAATTGTTGGAATTTCTGGAGGAAAAGATTCTTCTGTTGTGGCTGCACTTTGCGCAGAAGCACTTGGAAAAGATAGGGTTATTGGTATTCTAATGCCACAGGGAATACAGTCTGATATTGGATATGCTCAAGAACTTTGTGCCGAACTTGATATTGAGAATTATACTATTAATATTGAATCTGCTTATAAAGCAATTAGAAATCAAGTAAAAGAGACTCTTAATGGGCATTGGAGCCAGCAGAGTGCCATTAATTTACCGGCAAGATTAAGAATGAGCATATTATATGCTTATGCACAGACATTAAATGGAAGAGTGGCAAATACATGTAATCTTAGTGAAGATTGGGTAGGATATGCAACACGATACGGAGACTCTGCAGGAGATTTTAGTCCGCTTGCAAACTTTACAGTTGAAGAAGTAAAAGCTATTGGTAGAGAATTAGGTCTGAATGAGCTTTTAATTGAAAAAGTGCCAACAGATGGTCTTTGCGGTAAAACAGACGAAGATAACCTTGGTTTTACATATGCAGTTCTTGATAGATATATTAGAACTGGTAAAATTGACGATTTGGAAACCAAGAAGAAAATTGATTATCTTCATGAAAAAAATGCGTTTAAGTTAAGATCAATGCCTACATTCAAATATCCACCTTGTCCATTTTAAGGAGAATTAGATATGAAGCATGATAATATTACAAAATGCATAGCATGGATTACAATCTGTATAGCAGTACTCGCCGGCTTATATTGGACAAAATCTCCGTCATGCTTATGGGCGTTCTGGATCCTATTACTTATATGAGGTGTAAAATGAAAAATAAAGATCAAATTAAATATACGATTAACCATAGAAAAGCTTTTCGAAAAGTAGAAAAAGAACTTCTTGGACACAACACAGTAAGAAGTTTGTTTCATGACTTAGATAAAGTATTTTTGTACATGGTGTTCGACCATGAGAAAGTACATAATTGGCATAGATATCATAGTAGACATCATCTAAAAGCCAGAACTCATGATGATTATGTGCAGATGGCAATTGATTGGGAATGTGCAAGGTTTACTAAACCAGATAAGCCATTAAATGCGAGAGAAACATTAAAGAAGATTCACCCAGAAGTCACAGATGAAATGCTTCCTGTATTAGAAGAATTGGGACTATGAATGAATAAAGAAGATATTGTAGTATTATTTATTATATTAATTTTTATTGGATTCTTTTGTATGTATTTAATGGCGGCACGTATTTGGAAAGATATAGATAAAGAGATAGAAGAAGACAAACAAAGGAGAATACATATGGCAAAACGAGTAGCAAAGTTCGAAAAAGTATCAAAACAGCAGTTTATTCAGGACTGGCAGCATGAATTTATGGGATCTGAAGAATGGGCTGGATTTATCTATGATCGAATTAAATTACCAGCAAGAGCAACAAAATTTTCAGCAGGATATGATTTCTTTGCACCAATGGACTTTACACTGAACCCGGGAGAAACTGTCAAGATCCCTACCGGTATCCGTTGTGGAATCAATACAGACTGGGTATTAATGATTTATCCTCGAAGCGGCCTTGGCTTTAAATATAGAGAAATGCTTGCAAATACAGTTGGAGTAGTAGATAGCGATTATTTTTATTCAGACAATGAAGGCCATATTTTTATCAAAGTTGTAAATGCCGGAGATAAAACACTTCATATTGAAAGCGGGAATGGTTTTGCACAGGGGATTTTTACTGAATATGGTATCACAGAAGATGATCATGTTGAAGCAGAACGAAACGGTGGATTCGGAAGTACAGATAAAAAGGAACTTAAATAATGGAGAAATGGAAAGAAAAACAATTGAAGGAAGAAGGAATCACAGCAGATAAAATTGCAAAAAATGAATTAACCGATGAACAATATAGATCGTTGGTAATGCTTGCAAAATGTATTAATGTTCATCGTCCTTTTAGACCTAAAAAAAGTAGTTCGTATGAAATTGATTATTACTCACATATCGTTCAATTTGAAAATCGTTACTTTCATTTAACAGAAACAGTAACCACAGATTTTTGTAAAAGAACCTGTATATTTACTTATAGTGATGTATATGAAATGGAACAATGGAAATACGAAGAGGTAGTTCCTGTGACTGAATATGTAAAAAAAGGAGAAATAACACTTTCTGATTTTGAAGCAGAAATTTCAGTATTTGGAGGAAGGGTAGTGCCACATGTAAAAAACAAAGATTAGTTTCTAAAAAAATTATGAAAGGATTATTTATGAATATTAGAATTAATGATACAAATGCGGCCAGAAAGCTTGTTTCTATTGCCAGCAACAAAAAATATGCAGACTACGATATTGATTGCATCTGCGGACGTTATATCATTGATATGAAGTCAATTATGGGAATGCTTTCATTTGCGCTTCCCACGGATGTAGATATTGTGATCCGGGCAGATGGGGATATAGAAAAAGAGTTTTACGAACATGTTAAACGTATAGCGTCATAGATGTATTACATCTTTATTTGAAAAAAATATGTATATATGATAATATAATGATGAAGTTATCTCATTACATATTTTGAAAGGATAAAGATGTAATGGGAAAAGATTTAAAAGGTAAAGAACTTGGAAAGGGGATTACACAAAGAAAAGATGGTAGATATCAAGCAAGATTTACTAATCGTTTTGGAAAAAGACAGACGATATATGGTAAAACACTTAAAGAAATTAAAAATGCATTACATGAAGAAACTATAAAAGATTTACGAGAAGAAAATGTAAAAAATATTAAATTAACAGTAGATGAATGGTTTGAAATATGGTCCAAAACATATAAGGAAACTACAATTAAAAAAACTACATTTGCTAAAAATAAAAGAAATTATCAACATCAAATTAAACCAGTTATAGGGAATAAAAAAGTCTCCGAAGTAACATCATTTGATATTGTTTCTTTAACCAGTAACATGGCAAAAAAATATACAAAAGGTTTTATAAGAGATGTACATGGTATTTTATATGATATGTTCGAACAAGCGTACATAAATGAGCTATGCAAAAAAAATCCTGTTTATGGAACTAAATTTGGTGGAAAACCAAATAGAAAAATACAAGCATTAAATATTGAAGATCAAAGTGAATTTTTAAAATCAAGTAAAGATAATTTTTATTATAATGCGTTTGTTGTACAATTAAATACCGGTTTAAGACTTGGAGAAATCATAGGTTTATGTGTTGAAGATATTGATTTAAAAAATAATATGCTTCATGTTAGACATAATATGATTATGGTTAGGAAAGATGGAGATATTCCATCTTATTTAGAAATAAGTACACCAAAAACGAATGCTGGAATTAGAGATGTTCCAATAAATAAAGCATGTAGAAAAGCTTTGATCAATCAACTTGAAATGCGATCTAATGTTATTTTTCCACATAAATTTCATCAATTAGTATTTTTTAGTAAAGATAATTTTTTACCAATAAGCCGATCAACATATTATCGAAACATTAATAGTGTTGTTAAGAAAATTAATATTAAAAGAGCAAAAAATAATCAACCTCTTATAAAACAGTTTGGATCACATACTTTTAGACATACATTTGCAACGAGATGTTTTGAAGCTGGTATTCCACCTAAAACAGTACAGGTTTTACTAGGACATGCCAGCATACAAATGACATTAGATATTTATACATCTGTAATGCAAGATAAACGGGTTGAAGACTTAAAAAAATTTGACACTTTGATGGACACGTTATGTTTATAAATGGTGTAAAAATGGTGTCAATTAAAAGTAAACACTGTGGAATACTGTAAAAATAAGTAAAGAGTTTCCACCTGTATGTATTACACCGGTATCCATCCGCTTACAGGGGAGAAGGTTTACATTCCGCGTGACCCGCATGAAAAAGCCATCCAGCGTGCGCTGATGCAGTATAAGAACCCGGCAAACAGAAGCCTTGTACTGGAGGGGCTCAAGATCGCAGGACGCATGGATCTGGTCGGTTTCGGCCCGAAATGTCTGCTCCGCCCGGAGAGAGACCGAAGGAAAGAATCCGGCAGAAATCCATCAGGAGGAGACCGCAGGAAGCCACAGAACCAGGGACGTAAGCCCGCAAAGAAAACGATCCGCAATACGCATAAGAAAAAATAAAATGGTGTCAAAATGGTGTCAAAAAAAACTATAAATTACGTAATGAGATAACTTTAAATACAATAAATAAAAAGCAGAGGCTCTTTGTAACCTCTGCTTTTTATTGCAATACATCTTTTGGTTTTTGTCTGACCATTTCAGAATACATTTTTATTATACATCAAGTATAAGTGCATTGCAATTTCTAAATTTGTCGAGATTATTCGAAATAAGCATACTTGATGTTAAAAGTAAAAAAAGGGATATCACTTAATTGTGATATCCCAAATTTATAGAATAATAATTTAATGCAATGCGTATTTTGCTCTAAAATCGATCTCGTGTCAACTCCCTAAGAAGTTTACACTGAACTATCTAGAAACGATTCTAAGCCATACTACACGCCGTAGAAGCCGCTATTATTCATCCTTTTTTGGCTCGGTATATTCAAGTGCCTGAGTACTATCTGTAATACCTGCAGTAGTAGGGTCAGTAACGACTCCTAAGATTGCGAGGATCATAAATACTGCGTTTACAACATCAAGCAGCTTATTTCCGAGATCTCCAAGGTCAATCTGAATTCCAAATACAGCAGCTACAACCTGAATGAGTAGTAGGACAGCAGGAATTAGAGCAATCCAGAATGCTTTGTTTTTTACACGTACTAACCAGTTAATGTTTCTCATATTAAATTCCTTCTTTCTGTGAGTAAATACTTCCTTTTGGATAGCGAATTTCTAATTCTTCGATCTCTGGAAGCAATTTTTCATGATAAATATCATCTCCACCGGCAGCCTCATAAAGTTTTCCCATTTCCATAAATGTTTTTAGACCATCCGGGGTAATATATCCTTGAGAGGTAAAAATTTTATGCATTTGCCATAATGAACTGCGAAATGATGCAACAGTACGATCATTTTGTATGTCGATGTACGAACTTACCATTTGAGCTAAATCTGATATTTGATTGCTTAAGCCTTTTTGATTTTGCTTTAATTCATTTCTAATCTGAATACTTTGTTCGTGATAACCCTGTTGCTTCTTATAAAGATTATCTTCTCGGTTATCTATTTCTTGAGTAAGTTTTTTTACTGAATCTTCAAGATTTAAAATTTTTTGTTCTTGAGCTTTTTTATAAAGACTGGATTTTGTTTCAAATCCAAATATCTCCATCAACTTTTTCCCAATTGTATATAATGCAATAACAATAAGTGCTATGTACAAAAGGGATATGAGAGCATTAAACTCTCCAATTTCATGAATTTCTTTTATAGCATTGATTCCATCCATTCTATTCTCCCTTCGTTATTTATTGTTTTGCAATATATTTTTTAGCAGCGTATCCATAGTACTTTCCTGCAATTCGGATATAATACCATTCGCTATTATCTTTAGCTTTTACTGTATCACATACATCTACAAGATTTCCTTTTTTAAGCATAGGATAGCTTTTGAGTTGCGTATTCTCAGTTCCTGCACCAGTACGAACATTTAAAGAATCAGCTGTTATCTTTCCGACAAATTTAGGTGTTTTTGATGGTGCTTTATTCGTAGTAGTATTTTTATTCTGTGCAGCGATCACAGCATCAAGTTTTGCAATAGTGTTCTTTCCTGCAATGCCATCGATTTCAAGCTTATATTTAGTCTGGAATGATTTTACAGCAGATCTGGTTGCATTACCATAAGAACCATCTACAGCTAATTTATATCCAACCTTATTAAGCTTAGTCTGAAGTGTCTTTACATCAGATCCTGTATCGCCATACTGAAGATAATTTTTAGTGTTTGTAGGAGTAATAACAGAAGTGGTTACACCAGAAGTTCCAGATAAAATAGATGTGACAAGAGAATAGTTAGGAGTACAGAATTTAGTTCCTGGAAGCTGCGAATTATAATAAGATTTCTCGCATACACCGCCACCGTTGGCAACGATCCCAGACGCGCCGGAAGTATTCCCCTCGATAGTCCAAAATTTGTCTCCTTGAACTCTTGTAACCAAACCGGTATGAGCAAATGTTCCGTTACGATAGAAAATTACAATGTCACCGACTTTAGGATTTGCATTTTTAGTAAATAGTTCTCCAAGAGTAGGACAATATACATAAGGCCAGTGCTTTAATAATTTTTTGGCTGTTTCAAGTCCAAATACCTTCATGAATAACCATGAAATGAAGCAAGCACACCATGGTTGTCCTTGATAAGCTGGATATACATCTCTCCAGTACTTTGTTATATTGTTGTATCCTGCATTAGCTGACTTACTATCTAACTGAGCATTTGTTTTCTTTTCAAGATAACCGATCTCATCTGTGGCAATTTTAATCATAGCATTAATTGCCTGATCTTTTGTTACTTTATTTGCTGTGGTATTATTTGAGGAAGAATTGGTAGAATTACCAAGTAGTTTAGAATTATAACAGATATCTCCGTCAAAATTTTGATTGAATCCAGTTAATCTTGCGCGACTAGAATACTGGAAAATATCACATGCAATTGGGGCTTCATGATAAGAGTAGTCAGATTTGTATTGAGCCAACCAAAATACATATCCTTTAGATTTCACACGATCAGAATACATATTGTAATAATAATCGGTATTACAATAATATCCAGGTATTAATTTAGCAGCTTTTATTGTATCACAAAAAGCAATTGTAAAATCATTACATTCTTTTGATCCAAGAGTAACCCCTTTCGCCTTTGCTTTTTTCACAGTGTCATATTCAAAATCATAAAAGATAATTGGAATATTATAAGGTTTACAAATATCCATACATAATTTTGCTTCATTTTTAGCTTGAGTTGCATTTAATGCATATGTAAACCAATAAGCTCCAATAATTTTGATTCCTGTAGATTGACATGCTTTTGCATATTGATCAAACTTGGGATCTTTTGTTGTGCCATAGCCGGCACGTAAAATAATATAGTTAATTCCCGCAGATTTGAGTTTATTAAAATCGAGGTTTCCTTGCCAGTAACTAATATCAATTAATTTTGTGGACATATAAATCCCTCCTTGTATTTTTAGAACGCGAATATATTTCACGATATAAGAAAAAATAGAAATGTAAGATTAGAATATTGTATATAGATTATGTGTCAATGTTTAAGCAATTCTTTGCCAAATATAAACACAAAAGAATGGAGGCATATTGTTATGTGCTGTACCACTTCCATTTGTACCAGTAGTTGATGCTTTTGTCGTAATGGTATGAGTATGAGCACCATTAGAGTTGGCAGTACCAACTGTACCACTTACTTCACCAGCTCCAGAATATGGAATTGCTGGATATGAATCATCATTTGCAAAAGTTGTATTAATGCATTTTTTTTTAATTGTTACATTGTGAGTATGAGCACCATTATGAGCTGCACTACCACTTAAAGCAGGAATACTATGTGAATGAGATGGAAGATTGGCAGTTTTAAGAGATACCGAAGTTGAGCCGCCAGTTGCCCCAACAGCATAAGTATCAGTTCCTGAATATCCATATAAAAATTTTCCATCAATTCTTTGCCAAGTTCCTCCAAAATAAACATGCATTTTTTCGGCAGTGCTTAAATCTGGTGCGTTTGTAAGAACCGTTCCGTCTGGCTCGTAATTACACCATGTAAATATGTAACCAATAGGATAGGTGGCTTCAATTTTTTTATTTAATACATTACCTTGATTTGCAGAAAGTGGAACTTTAGCAGACGTACTACTGCAATTATCTACGATATTAGCATTTTTAACAAATACCTGTCGTATTGTGATATAAAAATTTTCAAAACTTTGCAAAATTAATTCTCTTGGAGATTTCATTGCCATTATAATTCCTCCTTGTGTTCATTAAAATCAACATCATTATTATTTTTAGAAGTTAAAGCCTCAAGATATTTCTGCACAACAAGCTGTGACTGTTCCATAATCATATTATAAGTTTCAAGATATTCTCCTGATAATTCAAAACCATAATTTATAGATTCAACAGACTCTTTATCATCAAGAGTTTTGATATACATTTTGAGCTGATTTGTATAAGTTTGATTATGTGTAAGATTAGTCATTTCCTTAATGTATAAAGTCGTGATTTCTTCTGGTGTAAACAATCTACAATTCTCCCCATCAGCATGATATGGCATATTCATTTGTGTAGCAATTGCAAGTTGAACGGCATTAAGTAAATTAGATTGATCTTCTGTTTTATAGGAAAATAATTTTACATCTCCATCAAGCTCCATATAAACTCCATGAATGATATTGAAATTACAAGCATTTGTTATTTCTTCGATCTTTTGTGCTTTTAATTCATCAAGAGTAAGTTCTCGTGAATCATCAGGTTCAATAGGAACGACAGGTTCTATAAGTTCAGATGATTTAAATATGCTGCCATCATTACTAAGTGAAAGAGTATTAGTTGTAATATCTTTTTGATAAACAGTATTAAATCCTTTGTATTTTCCTGATATTGAACCACCGCGTGTTAAAATATAAATAGTATCAAATGTAGACATATCTTCTAAAAGCAAAGATATGTCTACATTTTTATCGAATACAATCGTCATAATGTTAGAAAATAGTGAAATATTATCAAAATCATATATTTTATCATTTGACAGTTTGATTTTTTCTTTTAATATCGGCATGTAAATAGCTCCTTTCTTTATTAATAAACACCGCCTATTCTATTATATCTATATCTGGAAGATCATCTTTTTCTATTTTAGTGATCATTTTTAAAAAATCATCTTTTGTAATTGTTACACTATCATCAAAATATTTTACTAAAGTATCAAGATTGGATTTATCGTTTGTAGACATAAAGCCAGAAGTAGATGTGGTAACATTATTGTGATTATGACCAGAAGCAGCAGCACCTATTTCATTCAACGACCATGAAACATCTGCAGAACCATTTACGGATTTTTTTGCATTACCAATAGTAATATTTCGTGCTGTTCCCCAATTCACGGTAGTAATATCTGCAGATCCATTAAATGAAGTTCCATTGATTTTATGAGAATCTTTTAGAACAGTAGTTGTCCTGGCATTACCATTTAAAGAACCGTAAAAATTTGAAGCTACTACAGCGGCAGGAAATGTAACATTTTGGTTACTATCATATGAATAAATAGAACCATATCGGGCCATATTTGATGGAATTGTCCATCCAACACCGCCAAATCCCATTATACGTAAAACCTGTAAACCAAAATATTTTCCATCATTCCCAGAAGTACATCCAAATGTAAAACGAATTAAACCATATTGGCTACTAGGTGTATTTGCATAAGATCTAAATTTAGTTACATTAATAATATTCCAACCACTCCAACCAGAAATTTTTACCTTGTCTGCAAACGATACAAATGTACTAGGGGCTGATTCTAAAGAAGCATCAATCGTACAATAACATCCAGAGCTACCATTTGTAGAAACGTATAATGCAAATTTATTGAATTCAGTATAAACAGGAATTTTATCAGTATCTAATATAATTCTAAGCATGCATTTTTCATTAGCCATATTTTTACTATCTGACTTTCCAATTGCAAAACCAAAATCACCAGTACTTAATATCGAACACTTTTGAGCATCAGTTGCTTCATAATTAAGCCAAGTTTTACCGCTATCACGAGAATATTCAATAGTTATTCCAGCAGGTTTACCAAAAGCTAATCTATTCGCCCCTAAATCAGGAACCATAGCGGCATCAATACAACCAAAATCTCCAGAAAAATTTTTACCTCCCCATGATAAATAACTTTCTTTTACAGAATCAATAGGAATACTTATATTTCCTGAACCATCGAAATTAGCTCCATTATTGGATATAGCCCCGCCAGATACTTTAATATTACGAGTAGTTGTTAATTTGTCTGCACGAACGGCTGCTAATGCACTTGTTGCAGTTTTTACAGATGCATTAGAAATATCTGAAATCTGTGAAATAGAATGAGTATGGGTAGAAGGTGTATAACTTGTAGGTTTTCCAGTAATGTTTGTCCAATCAATACTTTCTGGTATTGCTACAATTTCTTCTGTAGCATTTGTTGGAAAATTTTCTTGGCGAGAAAATAATGACATCCATGTAAGTTTTCCGCTTCTATCATTTAATGTTTTTTCAAAAAATTTTACTTCGTTCCATGGGACAACATGATACCATACTTCTAATTTAGAACATTTATTTACTTCGTCTTTATAAATGAACCCTTTAAGATTATCCTTTATAAAATCAGGACATAAACTATTAATTTTATACGAAATTTTAACATTATAAAAATAGGAATCACCATTATTTTGAATGTAAAATTTAATATAAGCAAATCCGTTATCTCTTTGAGCTATAGCAATTTCATAATTAAAATTTGCCCAGGCAGTAGTAGTTACTTCGAATAATTTTGTATAATATCCAGTGCCTGTATTCTCGGAAAGAATATATTTATGTTTAAAATCAGATTTATTATTTAACTGAACATCCATTGCATATGTTAAGTCGCTCCATTTACTAGATCCGTCACCAACTTTATATCTTCCTTTGTTGTTTCCATTAGAAGTATAAGCGCATTCGCCTGTAAGCAAAATAGGATTTTTAGAGATCCAATTAGCTTCTGTATCGCACCTATTTTTAATTCGAGTATTTAATGTGTTATTTGCCATTTTACACCTCCTCATTTATTCAAAAAATTGTATTCATTAACATTAAAAACTATAGCAGCCTTATGAAAACTGCTATAGTTGGCTTTGTAAATCTATTCATCAGATATCTTAAGGATTATTGATTTTCAGATTCAATTTCATTTATAAATACATTTTCTAAATCAGAAACTAATAATTCCTCTAGACTAGAAACCTGACTTTTATTCGACAGTTATTCAGCTCCACCGCAATTTAAAATAAGCGTATTCGCACCATTAATAATTGCGTCTGTACTTACAGAAGCTACGGTTGCGTTAAGCGTTACATTTCCAGTTCCATCAAAGTTTACAGCAGTTGCAGTTACTCCACCTGTGATAGAGAATGCTCTTGCTGTAGAAAGTTTAACGGCAGAGTTTGCAGCACCGCCTACAGAACTTGAACCAGCATAGCTATGAGTATGGTTACTTGCAGCAGCTCCAATAGAAGCAAGAGTGATATCGGCAGATCCATCAAAAGATGCGTTACCAATCTTTCTTGCGGTTGCTAATTTGGTTGCTGTGGCTGCGTTTCCTGTACAAGCCTTTGCAGTCTCAGCAGTTGTTGCTGTAGCTGCGTTGCCGGTACATTTTGAAGCGGTAGCAGCATTTCCAGTGATAGAAATCCCCCATGTTCCTGATGCGCCACTACCAGTCTTAGTTACTGTATAGCCAGTGTAGTTTGCAGAATCAAGGAGTGTTCTCCAGGTTTTATCGATTCCGCCTGCATTACCATATCTATGATTTAAACTTCCACCATGTTCAGCCCAGATTTGATGAATTTCTGAGCTGCCATATGCCATATTAAATAAGAAACCATAACGAGAAGGCTGTCCATTAAGTTCACCCTCTATATTATAATAATGAACACTATTATTTTTGCTTGCCCAGTTTGCTACAGTATCGTCAGCAATGGTTTTAATAGTGTTTTCACCACATGCGTTAAAACTTGTATGTCCATGACTGGAATTTGCTTTTCCTGCAAGTTTAGTATCCATTTCAGATTCAGTATAATAACGATCATCGTGTGTGTGGCCGTTATTAGATTTTCCATCTAATGCTGCCTGTAATCCTGTTACGTTTGCAATAGTATGTGTATGTGAAGACGGTGCAAAAGTGGAAGGTTTTCCAGTTACTTTATCCCAGGCTACGGCATTTGCAGAAGCAGCTGAACCTGTAATGTTTGCAGTAATTGTATTTGACTTCGGATTATATTTTAATGCATCATTGTAATCTCTTTTGGTTTCTGTTGTATTATTTGAGAACCATACATGACGAGCGGCATCTACAGTAGTATCTGCGACTGTACCAGAAACATTTGTAGCCGTTCCTGCAGAACCTGCATATTTAACACTTTTATTTGCGTCAGCTGTATTATCTACGTTACCTAAACCAACTTGATCTTTTGTGTGAGTATGAGTGCTTGGTGTAAATGTAGATGGTCTACCGCTTACATTTCCCCATGTCACATAATCAGCTACAGCTTTTGAAGTTGGGAGTTTTGTAGAAGTGGATCCAGAAGCGATAGTAGAGTCAATCTGTTTTGTGGCTGCTTCACCTAGTGTAATTGAACCTGTTTTAGCAGATGTTGTAAGATTGGTTGTAGTTGTAGAATAATTAACTGTTGTTACAGCTTCATCACCAGAAGGAACTACAAGCCATTTTGGATCTTTTGCCATTGCAACTACTAAGTCGCCAATTTTTGCTGTTACATCAGCGGCAGTATAAGAATTATTAGCAGGTACAGTAATCTGAGTAATTACCTTATATGTGTCACCGACTACCGCAGATGTTGGAAGAGTAGTTGAGGTACCATTTGTACCAATAGTACCTTTAAATACCATTGCGTCAGAAGCAGCAATACTTGAAGAGATTTTGCTATCTACATACTGTTTGGTCGCAGGATGTAAATTAGCTGTAGGGTCAGCATTAAGAGTTACGGCTCCAGTAAATGTGCCACCTGCTTTTGGCATTGCATTATCTGCTTTTGTACCTTGAGCGGCGGTTGCATAAGCATTTGAAGCTGTGTAAGCAGCAGATCCAAGACCTTTAATTGCGACATCTGTAGCTGCACCAGTTCCAGTTGTGACAGAGATTGTACCATTTTTAGAACCTGTGGCTACTTTTCTTACGGCATTTGTAGCAAGTGTACCCTGTGCGGCTGTTGCATAATTACTTGTATTTGTATAAGCAGCACTGCCAAGACCTTTAACAGCAATATTATCTGTAGTTTTGCCATCAACAGTTAATTTTACAGTACCATTGTTTGTACCTGTTGCAAGTGATACAGACTGGACAGCTCCATCTGTAATAAGAGTGTTAATTTCGGCCGGAGTCATTGTGGCATATGTTAATTCTTTAAAAGTTTTAACACCATCACCAAATTTAATTTTGTAATCACCGGATTCTGTAATTTCAAGAGCGGCTTCACCTTTTAATAAAACTAAGGTAGAAGTGGCCCAATTTGTGGTTGTATCTGTTTTAAGTGAGATACGAGTGTTTAATGTCTTTGTAGCCATTTACATCATCCTTTCGCACTACCGCACTGCATTGTATATTCCGCATTTGGATCAAATGCAAGAGGGTAGTATTTAATATTATTATCATCCCATCGATAAATTGCGTTTGTGGTTGTATCGATATAGATAGCCTCTGGTTCACCTACCGATGGAAAAAGAGTGTAAGAAGCATATGGGTGTATCTGGCTTTTGCTGTCAATGTATGTCTTGATATAGTTTATGACTTCTTCAAGACCACGAAAGTTTAAAAACTGTTCTTTCATTACCCATCATGTCCTTTCTTTGTTATTTATTTACATAAAAAAAATAGACACCTTGCAATAGTGTCTATTTTAAACATACGCTTATAAAATTTAAGTTTAAAGATTTACGAGATTTGTGTAATGAGCATCTAGAGTCATCACTGAATTGTATAATGTCGAAATAATAAAACCTTTCGGATTACTAATTTGCTTATCATAATTACGCAGTACATTAACAACGTACTGAATATGAAACATTTTAACTTTTAAAAATGATGATTTTACAATATCAACTGAAATATCATTTCCGTTGATAGAAATATATTTCATATTGCTACATAATACTTCAACCATAACATCTACGATATTGTCAACAAGCTTTTGATCAATCGAACCAACAAACACTGCATCGTAATCTATGTTTGTTCGTATAGTATTAATACATATAGTATTATTATTTAAAGTATTATTATATATGGATGATTTTCCACTTGTGGAAGAACCAGCGGGTGGAAAAGCCACATGTGGAAAATCACCATCTGGCTCTACAGAACCCACATGTTGAAAATCCACATGTGGATCATCGCACACTTCATATTCATAGTAGAAACGTTTTGTTTCAATATCTTGAAATTTATATTGGATCAAATATCCATGATCTTTCAATTCCCTCCATGCACCACGAAAAGAAGTTTCACCATCCGTAGATTTGCTTAATAAAAAATCTTTGTACAATGTAAAGCCATCTAATGTAAGATATGACTCTATAATGGCAAGTAGCCCTTTAGCTTTAAGGGACAGTGTTTCGTCCCTTAAAGCCACGTTGCTTACCTGGGCATAGTAGGTTCTTTTCTTTCTGATCATGCCAGATTTTTTATCAGCCATTTTCTCACCTACTTATTTTTCATTTGCATTAATCGTTCTCTAGCAGATAATGGTTTCTTTTCTGGTATGGATCCAGAAATACTAATAGAATAGTCATCTTTGAATAATGTTTGAGTTTGAGTAGATTTCAAATCTTCCTCTATTTTCTTTTTATCATCTTGAATAGATTCGTACAGTTTATTGATGGTAGTTGCAGGATATTGAAGGCCACTCATAAATATCAAATTTGTTTTAGTTTGATATCCAACAAATAAATCTCTCCAATATCCAAATTGAAGCTGCAGTTCTGTAGTGTTGATTGAAATAGTTTTTCTTGTGTTGGAACTCTTGATTCCACAATAATACAAAGGATTACGAGATTCAATATCACAAAATATGTTGTCTGTAACTGCCTTCTTTAGATCTGCTGTAATGTCAGATTGGTTTGGCTTTCTTGAAAATGTGTTCAAAATCCCATATCCTGAACATTCTAACATAGAACAGATTTCACTATAATCATAAATGCCGTCTATAGAAGTAGAAACATCGGAAACGAGAGAATAGACAACTTCAGCCAAAATCTCATTACTTTTCGAATAATTAAGTTCCTTATTATTATCTACGATAAAAATAGTGTGCTTTGCAGTTTCAATTAATTCCCTCAATGCTTCATAAGCATTTGTTTTAGCCTGAAGCGATTCTGAAAAATTAGGTATTGTAACTACCGGGATCACAATCTTATTTAATTCGGATTCAATAAGCTCTGTTAATAAAGCGCACATTCCGGAAAATGTTCCTCCACCAATAGATCCAAATACAAAAATATATCTGCCAGTTAAATGGCGTTCAATATATTTCAATATGTCTTCATAATTATTTGCTAAATAATTTTTAGAAACATTTCTATCTTTGTGGCAGCCATTTGCACCTTCCAGATGATAATAATGAATATTATCTGTGCCTAGACTCTGCAGGTCTTCCAGTGCGCTATTAATATAAAAACTATTTACTCCATATTTTTTAAATGCAGCAACTTGATTCCCTCCGCAAGCACCAACACCGAGGAACGAAAAATTATTTTTCATCTTGATTACCTCCGACTATTTCAATTCCAGATTTTGTAATGTAATACATTTTTTCTCTGCCATCGGTTCCAGATTGACAAATCAAATTATTTGCGATCATGAAATTGATATGTTTCCAGACAGTGCTTCTGGTCACATTTGTAATTTCCATCTCTTTAATTGTTAATCCGAAAATAGCAGAAGTAGCACCACTTTTAAATAGAGTTGTCAAAATCAAATAATCAGTTCGGCTAAGTTCTGCAGAGTGCTTATCTGTTCTCAAAATTTCTCACCTCTTTCTAAGTATTCTTATAAGTTGATATGGTTTCACAAGTGTTCGTAATTAGATTATAATTAATATTGTTCAAAAAGTCAACAAAATGATTAATATATAATCAAAAAGTTTAAAACAAAAACAACTAATAAGAATATTAATATGATATAATGTAAATACCAGAGGTGATGAAATATGAAGATATCATACGAGAATTTATTTTTATACTTTTTTAAGAATAATATAAATATGCTTGAGGCATCTAAAAAAAGTGGTGTAAGCAGAAATACACTTATGAAAATGAAAAAAAACGAACCAGTTCATTTAAATGTTATTCTCGCGATTTGCGAGGCATATGATTTGGATTTATTTGATGTGGTAGAAATAGTAAGAGAGTAGAAGAATTATCTTATTAAGTTCTTCTGATTTACTATTTTTTTATCTGAATCTCATATTTTTGTTATTTAGATACTAGGAAAATTTTCTCCCACAGATTTAATTTGTAGCAAACAGTCCTTTAATAGATGCTGATGGAATAGCTTCGTATCCTTCACCAACAAGTCCCTGAAGATTTTTAATAGCAGTAGCATTTGCTGCAATTTTAGGTTTTTCTGTTGCCATATCAGTTTCAAGAGTTTTGACTTTTCCTTCAACTGTCGTTACTCTACCTGAAACAGCTGTAATATTATCTGCGTTTGTTTTATCAGCAGCTTCAAGTGTTGGAATTTTCTTTTCTAAAGTATCAATTCTTCCAACTGCGGCTGTTAAATCTTTAGCTTTTGCATACTGACTCAAATCAGAATCAGCAAGAGCTTTTGATACATATTCTGCAATGTAACCTACAATATCTTTAGATGTAGCTGTGTCTGGAAGAGTACCGATAAGAGTTTTCAGTTTAGTGATATCTTCTTTATTAGTCTTGATCTGGCTGTTCATTCCAGCAGCGTCAGATGCATGACTTGAAATCCAGTCAGAAATTTCCTTTAAAGTGTCATAGGCTTCTGGAGCACCATTAACAATAGAAGCAACAGCATCAGATACCGCTTTCTTTACAGAACCATCGCCAGTACCATTTAATGTTGCAATAGCTGTTGTATTCTTGTTTACTTCCGCTTTTAATGCAGTATCATCATAATGACCAGCTGTTACAGCTTCTTTAATATAAGATACTACATCTTTGGATTTTGCACCTGCTGGAATAGTACCAACATAAGTCATTACTTCACCTTTTGCTTTTGTAGCAGATCCTGCCACATCAAAATCTGTAACTGACTTTCCAGAATCAATTAAATTACCATTTGCATCAAGCCCCGCAAGGTGGCCATTAACCGCACCAGTTACTTTGTCAGCTTTTCCACCATCTTTAGGGAGAGTAATAGTAAACACAGCATCTTCGGTTGTAACAGGAGCAGTTTTTGTGTAAAAATACAGTGTAAATCCGTCAGTTGACTGAGAAACAGTCTTAATAGAGCTTTTTACTGCTTCAGATATCTTTGAGTCGATTTGCACATTATGAAGTGATAAAAACTCTGTAAGATTAGAAAGTGTAGCGAATTGTAATTTAGCCATAATAGCTTCCTCCTTCAATTAGTTAAAAATATTTGTTAATTCTTCAGTGGAAATACCACTGATTTTTTTATCTAAAGCACTATCCAGTTTTGCATCTAATTGCTGATCAATAATATTTGATACAGTTTCCTGAATTGTTTCAAGGACAAATTTCTTTGCATTTTCAGCAGACATATAATTTTGTTCGGCAATCCAGTTTTCAGTAATATATTTATCAGTACGATATGTTCCGTCTGTTTGCAAAAAATATAGAACAATTGAGGTTCCTTGCATTTTTGTAACAGTCATTTTTCCATGTAGTTCTGGATCATGAGAAACAAAAAATAGAATATCTTCGGCAGAAGATTGAATAGCAGGTTTAGATTGGCTAATAATATATTGGCCTTTAATTTTATATATACCATCTTCAAGAGATGAAATATAAACAGGAGCATTAAGTGAACCTATCAAATTTTCAATTGGTTTGTCAGATAATTTATTATACGAAAGACTATTAATATAATCTACAACAGTATCTTTATCTTCAAGATTGCCAACAATATCATCGAGCAATTTTGTAACATCGACAGCTTTAATATATTGATCAAGTCCAATTGATGTTTTTACCTGTTCGATAATATGCTGTGCATCTTCATCTGTCATACTCATATCAAATGAATAGAGTAATTTTCCATTGGAGTAAAACATAAAGTTTGATCCAACAAATTTAATATCCGTAATCTGATTGGTCCCATATATATAATGTATTTTGTTGTCTTGAGAAATCCAAGCCAGAGATTTTGTATCCTGAATAAAACACATGCCAGGATATTTTAATATTCCTCTATCAAGAGCTTTCTCAGCTATAGCTTTTGTTGAGGCAGAAAACCAAGATGGGATTAATGCCATTTTGTGATCACCTCGCTTTGCTTAATTCATCATATTCAAGTTTTGTAATTTCAATTATTTCATATTCATAGCTATCAGGCGGGAAATCATATAGACCTTCAATGTGCCAGCCATGCATCCCGTCCGAACTAAGAATAGCTTCTGCTTCCTGAATATTACACAGAAGCAATAAGTTATTTTTTTCTTGATATTTTATATAGAAAATATTTTTAAGAATATCTATGATTTTATTATCTTTTAATACTTTATAATACATTTGGCACCTCTTTAAATAGGCAAGGACATTTCTGTCCTTACCTTAATATTATCCTTCACATGAGATTGAGAACATAATAAGCACTCCGGCAGTCTGAGGATAATAGTATCCATTAATTCTACCTGGAGTATCATCTCCACCGTCAACACCATATAACCATGTGCCAGGACTTTGATCAACATCAGCAGATCTTGTAGGATATGCTTCATAAATATTTGGAGTTGAAACTTTAGCTCTACGTCTCACAAAATCACTGGTCATGAAAGAAATAGTAGAATCCGTTTCTATAGAATATGGTTCGCCAGATATTGTTGGATCAATTTCATATACAGAAGGAATATAGAAATAACATTCTGATGTAGATGTTGTTTTTGCTTTATCAGCATTATTAGCAATTACATTTACTTTCTTAATAAGAGATTTCCATAAAGGAGGAATTGCCTTTGGTAATCTGGTATTCAACCATGAGTTAAGCGAAGATTTAGCCCATCCACCGGAAATATTTCCATATGCACAGTTTGCACTTAGAAGGTTTTTGCCGATAAATGTAATGTTTGCTCTCTTAGTTGTATTATCGGATAGATAATATTCTTTGTACTTAGCAACCATCATTGGAATAGTCTCATGTACCCAAGCAGCAATATCCTTGCATTCACCATCACCAAGATCTGCATACCACAGTTTAGCCCAATGAATCTTTCCTTTTGCATATTTCTCATATTCGCCATCATCAGCTTTTGAACATCCAAATACAAGAGTAGATGGAATCACAGGGATTCTGATAGCAGAAAGAGTGGTGGTTGACACTTCATTACCAGTCAGATTTGAACAATATATATAAGCTTGTTCGCTTCCGGCTTTATGTCGGATAACAACAAGCTCTCTATCTGCAATACCTGCTGGATTTGTACTCTTTGTTCCCCAGTTAAGGTTTACATTTGAGCTATACCATAATCTGAATCCGTTTGAACCATTAGACTGGAAGCATTGTGCAAGAGTTGCACCAGAAGTATTTCCTGCGTCAAATTCAAAATCGATTGCAAATGTGAAGTCTCGGTCAATATCCATAATGGTAGTATTAGTATCAATATAATTGGTACCATCAAATTCAGTCGTTTCAGATATGAATTCTTTACTTTCCACATCGTCATAATTATAATCAACACCAAGTTTAAAGTTTAATGTATCTGCTTCTTTAGTCTTTTCTTTTTCAAGACTCATCTTCATCATTGTGTAGAGTTCAACTTCAGAAAGATTTCCAAGATCTTTTCCATCAAAGTATCCTGTAGTATACTCACAGGAATCAAATACTGTATAAATCTTCTTATTTCCTGTAACAAGACCGGATTTATCCCATTCTTTGAAGAGATAATACTTAAATGCAGATTCTTCAGCTGTATATCTTGGAGTTTCTCCTTCATATTCAATAGTTGAACCAAATGGCCCAGTAGAAGACTGCAATACAGTTTCAGATGCATTTAGAGTTGGTTTCAGAATATATTCAACAGTATAATTACGAATAACTGGATCATATACAGCAGTAATTACTCTATCCGCAAATATTTTGGTAAATGCAGAATCCCAACGTTTAAATACAAAGTCATTTTCAACTGTACTCGGAATAGTAGGAGTTTTAATAGGATTTAAACTTCTTGTAAGAGGATCTTCACCATCTGCTCCTTTATCAACATACTGAATATCTAATACTGTATGAGCTTCATCAGCATTAACACATGTAATCTTATACTGTACGATTAAAGAATCGTAGGAGACCTCAAGATTAGACCAAATACCTTTTTGTTCATCTGTTCCGATATACTCTTTCAATTCCTGATCACGAATTACAGGGATGTGAATTGTTCCGGTGAGAACCGAATGATCTGTATTAAATTCGTTTTCATCTTTTCCGGAAAGTTTCGCTAGTACTTTTAAGATATCAGTATTATCCAAATTCCAATTAATACCTGTTACAGTTACAGTCTTCAAAGATTTAATAGCTTTTTTAATAATACTTAAAGCGTCAATTTTAGAGTTCCTACAAATAAAAGTTTCAAGATTTTCATAAGAAGGAATAACTAAATCAGTAAGATTCTGTAAATCTTTAAATGTAAGAGTATTAATTGTTGCAGGAAGATAAGCATGTGTAATTTTTCCATGTGTTGCAAATGATACAGAAGAAATGATTGTTCCTGAAGCATTTAATTTCAGAAGATTTTCACATGCAGAAAGGTTAATAGAACCGGTAAGATTTGGACAATTTTGAACATCAAGTTCTTCAAGGAGAACGTTATTACCCATATTCAGATTAGTTAAGAAAGAGTTTTGATATCCTTCTGTATCATTACCAATAATAAGAGTTTTCAGTTTAGAAGCCTTTGAAAAATCATTATCATGGATGTAACATGCTGATAAGTTGTTTAAAGCCTGAATTCTGGATGCACAGTAGATCAATACTGCAGTATCATCCATATTCGTAAGATTTGTGGTAATTTCATATTCCTGTCCAGCTTTTGCACGTACTTGAGTTGGATTAGCTGAGTTACCGTATAATACAGATATATACATATCAGAATATGGAACAATTCTTAATGTGTAATCTGGTTTTACAACAGCTTCTTTAGGAGTGTTACACCTGAACATAATCTGGTCAGATTTTACATCTGTATGTACAAATTTAGTTCCCATATATGCATGCTGATCACGTTCCCATTGTCTTCTTTGATATTTTTTACGCCCGTTCATCATTTCCTGAAGGAATCTAATAGTTCCCGCCTGGTATGTACGTAAATATAATCTTTCGTAATGAAGTCTCCACAATTCTTCCGGGAACATTTCTTGCCATGTATCAAATTCATTGATAAGGTGAGTGTCGCTCCAACAGTTTGCATTTACTGACTGATATAGATTACGTAACTGTGGTTGCATTAAATCACGAATACGGCACCATAATACACTTTCAGCGGCATTAAAGATATAACCAGAAGATGGATTTCTGTCTGTTTTATAGTCAGTATCTTCTTTACCATAGGACATAGTAAGCTCTCCGCTATTATTTATTCCCAAGCCTGTATCGTTATCGTAATCCCAAAAGTCAAATCTATAACCATTATTTATTGCTGCTTTAGAATTGTCTATTATATAGTATTGCGCCTTCTCGCCTGCTTCGGCTGCTTCAGATGCACTCATATAATGTTTAGCCCAATGAGGAAAGACATTTTTGGCTCTATTGTCTATCATTGTATATCTCAATGTGAATAAATATAAATATTCAGCAGCTTCTTCGATCATCCAATCTCCAAGATGAGCAACAAAATCTTCATCAGAAGAAGTAATAACAAATTCATAAAAATCGCGCCAGATTTGACGGTTATTTGTACGAATCTTTTCCTTTACTTCATCTGTAGAAATAGCAGTGCCGTCTTTAGAATCCCCACAACAATCATAGCGGAATTCAAACGAACCATCCCAATTATTGTAAAGGTTATCGTAAGCGGTATTGCCTGTTTTCCATTCTGTCTTTGTAATTGGATATTTTATTGTTCCATCTGGATTTATTACGCCTGTCTGGAATGCTGAGTTCGGGAGAGTATTATCAGAAATTTCAATACAGAACTCTTTCATGTCATCTGGGTCGTAGGCTCTTGTAACGTCAGTCTTCTTAGAATCACCCATATTACCTAGAGAATAAAAATGCCAATCAGTATCTTGGAATTCTCTATGAGTAGAAACATCAGGATCACTCTCCTTAAGGAAGATCACACAATTAACAAACTCCATAGAGTTCTTGACTTTCGGATCTTTTCTTGTTGCCGGATTTGAATAAGGAAGATAGTCATTAAATCGTTTTTGAAGTAATGCATTATTAGTCATTTCAGAAGAGGCCACATTTACCTTAAAGTTCCACCAGTTATTAGGAATTGAATTTCTTGTAAGAGATATCTTACCTGTTCCGTCAATAGTTTTACTTCCATCGCCAAGTTCAAGTATTGTCTTATAATCTGGATCTAATGTGATTTTGCTATTAACCTGATGTTCTCCATCAAAGCAGCAAATAACATCAATATTTCTTGCAGCAAAACCATATTCATTAGAAGTTGTACCTTGTCCAGCATGATAACAATTCGTGAATTTCCAGTTATCAAGCACAGGATCACCATTTGTGTAAATACATTGCATTGATGTATTTTTTACAAAATCTTTTTTATCATTTGTAAAGTGTGGTGCTTCAATTTTAATAATCCTTAAATCCGGACACGCTTTTGCAACTGATTCAGGAGTGAGAGAATTGTTTTCATCATAAATTTGATTACGCTCAAATCTAGCAATCATGTCATCTGCATCTCTTGCATCTGCAATGAAATTAGCGAGAATATCTGTATCTGTTAGAGAAGCAGAATATGCTTTCATTCTATAAATATGCACATCGCAATCATCACAACCAATTGTAATTGGAAGCGGTTCATACTGATACAATCTATGTACGTCATTATAGATCATAGGTCTGCCACCGACACCATCTTCATAAGTCATTATAATAGATGTCGCACCATCAGTTTTAGTATCAAGAGCATTTATATTAAACTCGTATTCAATAATATCTTCTTCACTGTATGGAAAATATAAACTGCTTGTTGAAGAATAGATATTTGCTTCATGTACATTCATTTCAAGACCAACAGGATTTGCATCTTTTTTATTGATACAAGATAGGAAAGTAGCGGAAGCATCACGAACATTTGTAGTTTTGAATACAACTTTAAATTCAGAACCAGTCTGTTTTGGATCAATTCCAAAAAGATTATAATTAATTTTAACAGTTGTTCCGGCTTTTACACAAAAGTATTGGTTTCCATCTTTATCAATCTGATATCCACCATTTGACCAGTCAAAATTATCGGATACTGTCATTGCGATATTTGAATGATTTTTATCAGACCAAAGTCTGTTTGTATCACTATTTGAATATCCAGTTGGATTAAAATCAAATTCAAGATTTGCAGTTACAGGCTCAACATCAATATCCAGCTTCTCAATATTTGCTTTAAGAATCTTTGTAACTTTTCGGCAGGAGATAGTCAAATCATGACTTCCAACATCTGAAGATTTATAACTCCAAGTCTGTACGGTACGATTAACAGATAATGTAGATACAGTATTTCCATTTACAGCTAATTTTACTGTTGCAGGATTGTGATCAGGATCATATACAACATATGGAATATTTGTAGCATGATACTGCTGAGTGGTAAATTCCTGCATTGCACAACCAATAATAGGAGTTCTTTCATCTGGATTAACCCAGATAATATCTTTAATGATTGTAGATGATTGAATAGCCTGGTTATTTACAGTAGCTGTCATATATACTTTCAGTAAATGTGCGCCGTGAGATTGTTTGGTTAAAACATAAGACAACTGTCTACCAGAAGCAGTGGTGTTTACTGAATCTAATTCAACACCGTCAAGAATAAAGTGTACTGTCTTATTAATATTTCCATAAGGGATATATCTGAATGAGACTTCATCAGAATAGAAGAGTGTATCATCAAAAGAACTCTCTAATTTAAAATCAACAATTGTGATTGTCCAAGTTTTTGTTGAAAGAGTACCAACACTATCAGTGATTGATAATCTGATAGAATTTGTACCTGTTTTAAGAAATTCTGTAAGATCAATACTATTTCTACCTTGACCTACTGTAAGAGTAGACACAGTTGTATTATCAACTTTCCATACAGCTGTACCAATACCTGTGGAATCACCAACATTATCAACTGATGACCAAGTATATTCAATCACAGCTTTATTGCCAAGTAGGAAAATAGCATCGGCCGGAGTAACACGTTCAATTGTCATTGTAGAAGTAGTAGTTCCGCCGCCGCCTCCACCTTGAATCGTAAATGTTTTAACGGTTTCTCCATTTTCTTTCCAATAGAAAATGTTATCAGCATAATCAACATCATATTCAGTAGATGCCGGATTTTCTTCTAACTTTTTAACTCTTCCCTCTAAATTATCAAAATTTGTTCCTAGGCTATCAACGGCTTCTTTATTTCCGTCAACAGTCTGTTTCATGTTGTTGACTGTATTAGTTGCTTGAGACACATCTTCCTTGAGCTGTGGAATTTCTGCTACAGATGTTTTCAGCTTTCCAATAGCATCTTCATTGGTTTTAATTTTAGTATCACGAACTGTATCAGCTTCGTTTATTTTATCTAGAGAAGATGTTAGAACGGTAATTTTCTGTCCATTCTCAGCCTGTTGCTTTTGAATAGACTGAATACTATTGTTAATAGGAGTGATATTAGCAGCTATCCATTCAGTAGAAGGATCAATTGAACCAAGTTCAACAGAAGTAATAGGTTCTTCAATTCCTTTCTGATAAAAACTCAAAACACCTTTTCCATCAGAAGTAGTGTATTTTGCCTGCAATTTAGATAGGCTGTCAATATCAATTACTGTGTGAGCAATTTCTTTTTTACTATCTTTATATAACAGAGTAAGAGTCTGATTTGCTTTTATATAAGAAATATCAAGATTTGCCAATCCATCCATATTATCTATGGCATTTCTAAGCAAAGAAATAGAATCATTAATACTTTTTTCTTGTGTATCAATTTCTGTTTTAGTGTAATAATTTATTAGAGAAGATGTATTATTGATCTCATCTCTGATTTCACTCATAACAGATTCTTTGATGTTATTCAGCTTTTCATTGACTTCAGTAGCTGCATTTTTAGCTTCAGTAGCAGCTTTTTTTGCTTCCTTTGTGTATTCTATAACTTTCTTTTCAAAAGAAGTCATCCATCCAGAATCCGAAGGCTCGATTGCTCCATTAATATCAATACCCTGTAAAATATTAATTTTTCCATTAGGTCTCGTGCTCCATGCATAAATCAGATTATCAACTTGTCCTGTTGCACGAATTTCAAATATATATTCACCTGGTGATCTGGTAAGTTTATCATCAATTAACCACCCAAAACAAATATATTGACTATTACGTTTTACATTGACAATGGAATATTCTCCAGGAGTTCCACCAGTTAATTTATCACTATAACGAATACAAATCGTCATTTCGGATAAATCAATACCATCATAGTATCTTGGAATTTTGAATGGTATGTACTGACTGTTTGATTCTTGCGTAATATTGATCTGCGAAGAATCCATCGTAATATTTTTATTTTCATCTACAGTAGAATATTTTTCGTCATTATATTGGTTATATTGATCATAGCCGGATACAATCTCATAATCATCTCCTGCATATACAGCTACACCATTATCATCTGAAGCAAGCGTCATTGCTTCAAATGATGTAGCCATAGCTTTTCTTTTTGCGTCTTTAAATGACATTTGCTTCCTCCTTATTTCAATAATTTATCTAAATTGATCATCTGCATACTTGGCACTTGGTCAAGATTTATAACACCATCCTGTACTCCGTCAGGATCTTTTCCTGTAAGATCTTCTGCAATAAGAGCAGAAAGATCATTAATTTCAATACCCTCTCCAGTATCTCTTCCATCTCTGTCAGTTAAAATAACTTTTTTATCATCAGTATTAATATGAATATCTTGAACCATTCTATTATAAGCATCTTCGGTCATAGACATCATATTTTTTTGAAGAGCTTCCATGACAAGCAGTCTTTGATCAATTTCATCAAGCATTTCATTTGGTTCAAATTTAGCAAAAGCAGCAAGAGGGGAAACATGGATGGTTCCAGACTGAGTTTTACGAACATAAGAAGTAGTAGAATCATCTTCGTTAGATACTAATTTAAGAAAGGTAAACGACACTTCAATATCACCGGCTTCAGCTGTTAAATGTGCTGATGCAGGAATCAAATATTGTATATAATCATTTTCATACATTAAGTTATTCGGAGTAAGTTGAATCATTTTAATTTTCCTAGTTATTGGAAGTACATATCTCATATATACCGTACAATCTGACATATCAATTTGTTCTCTATATAATTTTGCAACCACAATTTGTATATCATCCACATAACTACTTCGTTCAATAATTTTTTCTTTCACAGTAGTTATAACAGTATTTTCATCTGTAATTTTTAATGTGTACATTGCATTCTCCTTTCTGCTTTTATTTAAGGCGATATTATTGGCTGGTCCTTGGAATCTGCATCTGCAATTATGACAGAAAATTCATTTGTACTAATATACCCTGTGATCGGAGTAATATCTTCCCATTTTGACCATTGTGAGCAAGTGGAATCTTGATAAAAAACGCGTCTAAATATATAATATTCTTGCCTAGAGATGGTATTACTATTATCATTAAGTGGGATAACATATAGAGTTTGAAAAATAAATATTCCATTAAAATTATCATCAGCAATCAATAGTTTTTTTACATCCCCATATTGAATTGAATTTGCAATATCTTTGGATTGAGGTCCATTTTGAATATCACCGTTAAAAGTTGCTGCATAATACCAGCCAGAAGAATGTTTATTGTCAGCATTATTAAGTATTTCATCAGAAAAAACATTCCAATCAGTTATTAATTCTATACCTACACCAGAAATGCCTATTTTTTCCTGAAGTTCATAAATATTGCTCATAGCAGAATTTATATTTGTTTCATTGTTTTTTATTAAAACTTTTATATTATTGATATTTTCTTGATGAGCAACTTTGGTTTCATAATTATCTATAATTGATTTATCTAATTTATTTTCTTCAAGTTTTTTTAATCTGTTGCCGATATCAGTCTGTTTTTTTTCCCCTAATAAAACTGTCGTATCGTCTAAATCATCTAAAATTTGATTTTCATACAAAACTTTATAAAGAGCATTAATTAAGGCTTCATGAGAAATATTAGTGTTGATTATTTGATTTAATTGCTCTCCAACAGCACCAGCATCAGCGATAGAACCTTTTGATTTAATCGGATCTAATATCATATCCAATGTAGGGCGATGAGAGAGTGTGCGATAATCAATTGGAGCATAACCGCCTTGAATTTGAACAACTTGTATACAGTTATTATCTGTATTTATGTCTTCACCGCAATCGGTAGTATTATTTACTTCATTTTCAGCCATTTTTTCACCTTTCCTTTCATATAAAGAAAAGGCCATATAAAATGACCTTTTCAAATTATTTCATTTGCCATATTATTTTTCCAAAAATTTTATAATATGGCTTTATCTCAGGTTTATAACTAAATATGTGACAATCTATCCAATCCATTAATGGGATTACCCATGCAGCTATAAACATCCATAATAATGAAAACGGCAAACATATCATTCCGTCAATATTGTATGGCATATTACGATAGTCCCAAATGTGATAATTTGTATTGAAAATAATTCCAAATATATACTCAACAAAAGTTGCAAATATTGTGCATAAAATAAGCTGTAATAAAAAATCAACCTCATATGTAAAAATATTATTTAAATAAATCATTGGAATTACACAAATGGATGCACAGAACATCATAGTAATATCCGATCTGCCTCTAAATAAAAGTTCTATACATACATAAATATATCCCGAAAATGTTAGAAGCAATAAATATTTTATAAAATTCTTCATAAAATCATCCTATTCTTGAATAATAGTTTCATTTTTTTTATCATGCTTAACTAAAAAATCTTCAATAATAGCATATTGATTTGGTGTTGCTGTTTCACAATATGGCAACTCAAAATCATTTTTAGATATCTGAAATAAATTTACATCAATTTTTGCATTAGAGATAGGAGTGATTTCTTGAGTAAATTTTTCAATAGATTCAGAGTCATTTGGATCAATATAATAACCATCAGAATTTTTTTTTCCATATTTTTTAATCGCTGCATCAACAGCCTTTTGATAATCTTTTAAGTCATTTGATAAAATGCGGATGTTTTTATAAATTGCATAACCGGTTAAACCAACTGCTTCATTTGTAAAACCAGGCTGATTAAGTGCATCAAATAAAATCTTAATTACTGTATTTGTCATTTCCATATTATGATTCTCCTTTTATTCTGTTTGTAAATTTAATTTGTTCTGCAGATCATTGATTTGCGTTTGTAACAATTCGATTTTTTCTATTATTTCTGCATGAGTATGGCAATCTCGAATTTTTTCAGAAGCGGCATCACTTATATTATTTATTTCGGATAGTGACGAAATATTTGTATCTCCAGTTAAAATAATATTATCTGCTTGAATTGAAATATCCGATGTGTTATTTGTGTATTTTTTTAATCCAATACATGGATTTTCTAAAGAATACATTTGCAGTCGCAGTGTTTCATAAGAATCAGTCATAGCCGTTTCAAAAATAGTTAGTGGATTATTAGTGTTGATTTTATACAAATTACATATAAATTCACCACCAGATAATTTAGTAAATGTAGAATTTAGTAAGTTTGCCGCATCAAAAGTAGTATTATAAATGGTAATATCTTTGAAATTATCTTTTGAAAATAAAGAAGCAATGTTTTTAGGTGTGATAAATTTTTTACCAATTAAATCGGAAGTTAAATAGTTTTGATCAATGGCTTGAATAAAACCACATTTAAAATCTAACGAATTAAATTGCTCTTTATTAGAAGATAAAAATTGAGAAATAACATTATTTATATCTATATCAGATATAGATCCGCTAGAAGAAGTAACGGTATTAGATACTTTAGATGTAAAAAATGGATTTGAAAATAAACGTTGTACGACATCCGCGCTTATTACATAACTTGATGAATCGGAAGATTTCTGAACTCCTTGTACAGATCCTCCATCATGATTACTTTGATTCATTGCAACATTTAATAAATTATTATAATCTACACGCCGAGACTTGTATTGAATGCTATTTGAAAAAGTAATAGACATTTGCTCGTTTAAATCCATAGGATTATATTGTATTTTTATTACTCTTAATTTTACATAAATCTCATCGTCTAGACCAAGATAGATATAATCATTTACGTTTAGTTTATCGTGATATAATTTAAACTCTGGCAGAGCATATATATTTTCAATTGTATCTGAATATGTATATTGCGGATGAGATTCGATATATAATTCTTCTTTTGCATCATTAAATAATTGAAAACTTTTTTCAACAGCAGTAGAAGTATCATCTATAGATGTTATTATAATATTTTCATTAGAATAAGAAGCTTGTGTATATAAATGCTGAATAATCTGCTTTTCTTCATCTGTAAAAGGTTCAGATCCAGACAGTATATTATCAAAGTTTTTTTTACCCCAATTATCCAAATCAACATCGGCAATTAATTCTTTTCTTTTAGACAAACACCCGGATAGTCCATTACAATAACCAATAATATCCAATTCAATATATTCAGGATTTCCATGATCGTCATTTTTTATTTTTCCATTTTCATCAAAAACTTTTACTTTTACTTTAAATGGATCAGTAATGGTGAATTCAAAATCAGCAGACTCTGGTTTTCTCCCTTCGCTTATATAGTCATATTCAGCTTGACGTTGATTTAATGCCGATTCTGCCCGCTTTTTTAATTCGATATAATCGCAATAACTCTGATGCATTTGATATCCATATTCTTCTTTATATCCTGCACTTGTTATATATTTATATCCTTCACCAAAACCATTTTTTTTTAATTCATCAATACAATTTTGGTAAGTATTAATTTTCACCTTTAATTCATCTATACCATAAAGCTTCCAATTAATCTCATATGCTTTTAACACAGTTTCTGGTTGGATATAATATCCAAATGTTGGATTAAATTCAGATATCTCAGTATTATCACCATTATATTTTTCTAACTGCATTCCACAGATTTTAACACCTAATCGAGCAGTAAAAGCAATATTAATCATATTACTATTAATTACTTTATCTGTTCCAGTTTTTATAATCCCTTTTACAAGCTGCCAAGTATTCGAAGTTTCATCTATAACACTGTCCAAAACTATAAAATCATCTCCAATGTTTCCACAGTGTAATTGAAATTCTCCTCTAAAACCACTTGAAGATGGTGCGTCATACATAATATAGCAGCTCAAAATATAAGTTTCGCCTAACTCAATAGGGATTTTTCGCTGCGTTATTCCAAACCGGCCATGAGACGGATTATCTAACAGTGTTTTTGGTATAAAATGAATACCTCTTGTAATACCACTAGGAAGACTGCTAGAATCAACATCAAATAATTCAAAATTATTAGCATATTCAGGATATAACATTTCCCAAGAAGTATTTAGAATTACTGGATTAGAATTCGAAAGTAAATTACCAGTTCCAGAAGGAAAAAATTTCCATTTTTCCATTTCTTCTTCTGTATAATGGTGATTTGATATACGATATTGCATTGCAGCAGTAATTTCTGGAATGGTATAATTTTTAATAGATTGATACAAACTCCAATCTTCTTTATTTTTTTTTAATGCATTTATGTCGAAATTATTATTATCATCTACATATAATGCTCTCAATCCCATAAGAATAGCAGAATTAGACGTGTAAGCAGATTGTAAAGTATCCATATCACAGTCGGTCCAAGTATTCTGCACAGAATCTATAGGAACTCTATTAGTCAATTCTGTCAGTTTTTCATTAATAGCATTATAACATTGAGAATAACGAACATATTCTAATCTATGATCTTCTTTGTATTTTATATAAGCTCTGTATTTTTCTATAAGAGTATTATCCATGTAAGGCTCTCGTTCAAAATGAGAAAGATCAGTCATTACATTTGATGCGTAATTAACTGCAGCTACATCATAGTCTTCTAAACCTTCTACATAAAATTGTGTTATGAGAGAGTCGTCTCTTGAAGTGGTAACATTATTTTGAATATTTCTAAAACCTAAAAATATACCTGTATCAACACCAAGGGTTTCAGGACGATATACATTAATTGTCATATTGATAGTATCAAATTCAAAAACGCATCTACATGCCTGAGCGACATCTTGAGTCAAAAAAGTATATACGGACTTATTGTCTACTTCATAATTGGTAACATAATTTGGAAGTATATTCCGATCACTATATGGTACAAGACTATCTTCAGAATATGGATCTTTCCCAAAATCATTATTTGTTGAAGAATCTACATATCCAATATGCCAACCAACAATGTCTGCTCCAGAATGTTTTAAAATTAAATGTAGCAAACTTAAATCCTCAAGAGTTGGATCTACTTTTAATTCATCTTGATTGTAATAAAATTTAATTTGAAAAAACGTGTTATTTTCAAGTTCATCTTCAGCATCATATTCATCAAGTGCCGTTTTAATTTCATTATCTGTAGCAGATGGATGTTCTGTTATATATTTTTTTTTATAGTTGTTTTTTAATTTTTCAATCAGAAGATCCTTATGTGTTGTTTTGTACATCACCTCGTAAGAATCTTTTTCTCCGGTATTAATATTGAAGTCATTTAAGGAATATTGAGACAACATAATCTCATAAGATTCAGCTGTAATATCTTTCGTTTCTTTGGTTCCATCATTATTTTTAGTAGGTGGATCCATTATTTTAAACCAAATACCATCACAGTATAATTCCATTTTTTCTTCTAATTCATCGTATCCATTAGATAAAATAGATTCATCAATATATTTATTAACCGTAAATGATAACTCAGCGGTGTTATTCGTATTTAACGAAAGAGAAACAGTAGAAGTATCAATTCCATTTAAAGCGCAAAAAATACGTTTTCCAGGTTTTGCCAAATAAATAATAGAAGGTTCTGTCCGTCCAAAAATATCATAAGTTTGTATTTTTTTCATACAAATGCACCTACTTTTCTAGGTTCACGCCATTGGATTGTAATAAAAGCCAATCCATTTGTCCAAATAATATTTTGTCCATATACTAATCTAGGCCAATAAATTTTTAAAATATCATTAGGATCAGAAATTCCTAAATCATCAAAAGTAATCTGTACTTCATTTTTATAATTATCAAATTTATATATTTTTAAACGTTCACAATCTATATAAATACTATCTATTGTTTTAGGAGTTATAGTTAATTCTTTTAAGGGATTATCACTTAAATTACATATGGTAATCTGTTCATTTGGTTTAACAGGCTCTATTTCAATAGTTGGATATACATATTCGCTACGGCAATCGGTCATATTATACAAATATTTTGTTTTATTAAGATCATTTAGTTTTATTCCTGTAGATTCAACTGTATTTGATGTAATTTTTTCTGTTTGAAGAGAAGAGTAACCATAGGGACTATCACAAGTGGCAGTACATATTAATTTAAACGGTTTCCCTATATTTTCTGTAGATATATCAGTAAAGGTTACAAAAAATTCAATATCTTCTTTATAATATTCATTATTTAAGAATTTTAATTTTTTAGGAAATTGAGGAGAGGTCAACCATGCGTTTAATGCTTTAATATCATTAGAAGTAAAATAATCTTCAGCCTCTGTTGTTAAAACACCATTTGATAAATTTGCCGTATAATTTTTAGGAAATTTTAAAATACCATTATCAATTACCATATTATTTGAAATCATATCATATATTAATGTATTTTTAGATTTCTCTGTAATTGTTTCGGTTGCCTCTAAATATGGAAGTATACTTTTTTTACATGGATTTTTTATTAAAACAATATTAAAAGACAAATTTTCTTCATAAGTTGTACCAAAATGATTTTCTCTTGGTCGAAATTTATTTTTTTCTCCAAGTATTAATGAACGCGATTCTAATTGATCGTTTTCTTCAATAGATGCTATAATTACACCAAACTCTTCGGAATTATAACCATTAAATTCAAATTCTAACATTTATGCATTCTCACCTCTCTTTATTTTAATATAAGAATAAAAGAGGATGCTTTGACACATCCTCTTCCTGTATTCCATTTACCTATTCCGTCCGGTCAGTTTCTTCCAGTCCTTTGACATTTTCTTTGTGAAATCATCAAACATAATACCACTCAGTTGATGTGCAAGATTCTTTATATCCAACTCACTGTCAATTCTGTCTACATTCAGATTGATCTCTGGATTAAAAGTAATATTCTGGTTCTGTACAGATGGAACATTATTCAGTTTCGCTCCATTGTTTCCGGTCATCATGTCCGTAAATTCATTCATAGAAGCAATGGAAGGTTTCAGCAACTTGGTAAATTCTTCTGTCAGGACAGTTTCTCCCGGTCTGGCTCCGATAAATCCGGTGTCACCATTGCGGATAATCGCATCTCCAAGCATTGTACCCATATCAGCCGGGATAAGATTACGGACAACTCCACCCTTGGAAAATCCAAAAGTCTGTAACTGCTTGAGCAGGTTTGTCTTCTGAGTTCCTGTCCATTTGCTATAGTTACCCGGATATTTCAGTCCCAGAATCTTGGCAGCACTCACTAATTGAGCACCTGTAACATCTTTGCCCTTTTTCTTAAAATGCTGTATAAGTTCATGGTTATTTTTATAGTCCGCTGGCTTAAAGGTTTTATTCTTCAGGTTTTTATACCACTTTGTCAGTTGATTCTTCTTGATGGATTTCTGAATCTGCTCATTAAACTTCTTCTTATCATTCAAGTCTTTGTCAGACTTTCCAAGGATCAGACTGTCTTTGATTTCCTGACGTTCCCCATATGAGAACTTGTACCCTGATTTATTCAGTGCGTCATTTACCGTCTTAGCATATTTATCATAGTTTTTCTGACGTACTGTAACATTAAAGGTTACAGCCGCAGCAGAAGAGACTACTGGATGCACAGTAACTGTAGTTTTACCTGATTTTTTGCCAGTTACAATAAAGCTGTTACCATTTTTCTGAGCAGTAGCAATTGAACTGTCTTTTACTGTAAGCGTAAAGTTCTTCAGATTATCAGTAGCAGCGTTCTTGTAGTTTACCTTTACTGTCTGTTTCTTTCCAACATATATGGTTGCACTCTTTGGGCTTAGTGAAAGTGCAAGTTTAGCACTATAGGATTTACCATTCTGGTCATAGCCAATATTATTAGAAGCCTTACCAGCACTTTCGGAATCCTTGAGTGCTCCACTAATAGCAGCATCCGCTTTGGAATCACTTGGAATGCCAGAAGTATCAACATTGGTGTAATTTCCCGGATGATTCTTTGCTTCATTCACGGTTTCGTTGGTAGAATTCTTAATTGTATTGGCATTCATCAGATCTTTGAACAGATCGGCAGTCTTATAACCAGTTTCATCAAGAATCTTACTGATCTCATCGAAGGTTTCCTTGTAAGAATTCTTGACTTCAGAGAGCATATCATTGATGACAGACTTCTGAAGATCTGTGTTGGACTTCAGAGACTTTAAGGTGTTATCCAGTGCATCATCTGCTTTTTCGGACAGATCATCATATCCTTTGGATTCCATATCAAGCTGATGCTCATACTTGGTATCTGCAAGATCTTCTTCCTTGTCTTTCAGATCAGCCTTGAGTTTCGCTAACTTAGCCTGTGCAGCAGCGTTAGTGGTTCCTTCAAGGGCAGCAATCTGTGCTTTGAGTGCATTGATATCTTTGGTCTTATCCTTAATGGTCTTATCGTATTCATAGTAATCCTTCTTATTGTCAAGAGCTTTCTTACGCTTATCGATATTCTCCTGAAGCAGATCATTTTCTTTGGTGATCTTATCTGAATACATATCAAGCAGATTCTGCTGGCTGGAATATAAAGACTTGGATGTCTGTTGAATCTGGTTTAAGGCATTTTCTGATCGTTCTTTGTACTCATCAGCTGTAACCATACCGTTTTTCTTTAATTTTTCAAGTAAATCAAGTTCAGCGGTACAGTCAGAAATCTTCTGTTTATACGCATCCATTTCCTTATTGATGAGAGAGATATTTGCAAGCCCGGTATCTGTAAATGATCCATCATCGTTATAAAACGTATCAGAATCCATCATATCACGAAGATTTCCATAATCTTCAATCAGATCATCCAGTTTATCCTGGGCTTCATCAAACTGTTTAAATCTGAGATCAACAATGGATTTCTTCAGTTCAGCATTACTGTTTGCAGTTTCCAAAATCTTCTTGTCAAGTTCTGCAAGCTGATCTGCATATTCCTGATATTCAGCAGATCCTGCATTGAGTGTTAGCATTTTTTGTTGTACAAGATTCTTCTGTTCCTGCAATGCATTGATGGTGTTATTATTTGTGGTGATCGCATTTCGGTAATCAGTCTCAGTGATACCTTTTGCAAAATCACCTGTCTTCGCGTCATAATAACGGTTGGCATCCTTATAGTCTCTGTACGCTGACTGTTTTTCTGACGCACGAGTGTATTTATCAGTCTTATACTGAGCAGCATTTGCGGCAAGCTTATCTAACTGATTGGTCAATTCAGCTGTAGCCTTTTTACTGTCATTTAAAGCTGTTCTTAGCTCTTCCAGACCTGCAAGAGCTTCTTTGTAGAAAGTAGAATTCACTCCGTACTTCTTCTTGATCTGATTAAGCTGTTTCTGATATTCTTTAATTTCGGATGTTATCAGATTTGTCTGAGTGTTCTGGTTGTTTCTCTGTTTTATAATATTCTGATAATAACCAGAACCAACTCCCTGAGAATTTCCAGCTTCAGAAGCCCAATCATTTAAGCTGCTAAGAGTGTTATTCTGATTCTCATATACACTTCTCAGAGCATCATATTTATCAGTTACATTGTCAAGTCTCTGCTGATATAACTCTTTTTCTTGTGATTTCAGGTCTTGAATGGCTTTGTCACATTCTACGATCTTGTCATACCATTTCTGATAGGCTTCGACTTTGGACTTGTCTGTTTCACTCAAGGATTGTATGTCTACGGTTCCATCCTGTACTTTCTTTTTAAGAGCAGCAGATAAACCAATCTTCTTGGCATAATTATCAGATGCACGAACATATAAATTACGCCCTTTAATATAATCCTCCATCAGTGTATTTGAATCATTTATTGCTTTTGTCAGATAATTATTTTTAGTAGAAAGGACAGTAGAATTTTCTGATTTTGACTGAGCAAGATCAATGCGATTCTCAAATCTAGTTACAAGTCTTTCGAACCAATCAACAACGTTTTTCCATGGATCTTCCCAGCTTTTAGAAGAAGATGAACTTCCTCCACCAGATCCACCTGAAGAACCAGAGTTTCCACCACCACCGGAATTATTATTTCCAGAAGATTTAGTAGAAGAGGATTTTTTTGAAGAAGTATCTTTAAAATTAAATCCAGTAAGAGCATAAGCGTTACAGCCTAAACTTCCAGTGGCATAAGCCCTTGCATTACTAGAAGTTTTTCCATGCTCTAGTAAATCTTTTGTCTGAGAAGCATTAAATATAATGTCTCCCTTTTTAAGATTTTCAAAATGTGGACCACCTGGAAGAAGTGACCATACTCCATCACGAACAATTGATTCCGTACCTACTTCATTTGTGAGAGCTGTTTCATTTTTGCCTAAAGCAACATTTCCTCCAGCGTGAGCAGAAGAGAGTGGTTTCAAGTTGAGCATATTGTATGCAGTGCCATCTGCATGAGCTATAGAAGTCATTGTACCAGAAGCACTAGCACCTTTTGGCGCACCTTCTACCTTTGCATGATATACAACTATTCCACTTTTATTTGGAGGAGTCCATGATGCAATATTACTAGCATTAACAATATAATTCACAACCCCTGTTTTGTCCGGTGGTTTATATGCTTGAACATCACTGTCTTCAACCGTATATTTAGCTTTAGCATCTTTGTCCTCTGGTTTATAAGAATCAACCTCAGCACTATCTTTTTTAATAGTGGCATTAACAGTTATTTGTTTGTTTTGACCATTTAATTCGTCCGCTTTTGCATTAATAGCATCAAGTTCTTCTTGGTTTTGTACATCACAAGTAATTGTTACAGGTGTATTATCTGGAACAGATTCCATAGCAGAAGTAAGATCTTCAACCTGATCCTCGCCGGTTACAGAAACATCTACTGTGGCAGTTGTGCCTTGTGGAATAGAAGCTAATGAATTTTTTAAATCATCTGTGCCTCCGGAGGTAGAGAGATTCGCCTCAATAGTATAAGTACTTCCAGACAAATTCTGTAAGTCAGCCGACGTTTCTTCTGCTTCTTCCTGTGCTTCTTCAAGGCTAGAAGTATCGACTTCAGGTTTAAGAACACCCAATCCTTCAAGAGCCTGTACAAGCTGGTCTTTTGTTAGGCCGGCCTGATCAGCAAGATTCTGCAATGCATCTTCGGCTTGTTCCATACCTTCAACATTATAAGCACCATCACCAAGTTGGATTCCTTCAAGATCAGCGGCTGTATATTGTTTCAGAGCATTGAAATCAGCTTCAGTTGCTTCTGCATTTGCTTCATGAGCCTGTTTTACAGCTTCAAGAGAATCGGCGTATTCTTTGGCAGCAGTTGGATCAGAAATTCCCATTTCCTCTGCGGTAAGAGGAGAGTCAAATGTTCCAATGCCCTTATCGTGAAGCATCTGATTAAAAGCATCTTCGTCAACTTCGAACTCAGGAGTTAATTTAATTTTATTATCCTTAGCTAATTGCTGGATACGATCGTACAATCCTTGAGCATACTCCTGTTGCGCCGGATCATCTTTAACCTGTTGGTATTCTTTTGCAAAATCATTGATTGTCTGTTTTACAGTATTCAGATTTTGCACTTCACGGTCAGTAGCACCATTTACATATGTATCAAGAGCAGTATTAGCATCATTGACTTGATTCTTTAAATCATCTACAACTTGTGCTTGCTGTTCAATCGCATATTGTGGTGCACCATTGGCAACTAATTCAGAGTACTTTTCTTGGGCAGAAATAAGCTCGTTAGTCTTTTCCGTAACATTAGCCTGTCCTTCAGCTACAGATGTAATGTCTGTAACAACAGCACCCATATCGTCATAACGTCCAAGATAATCTCTAAATTGTTCTTCTCCCATTCCGAGAGTTTTTGCGGCATCAGCGGAATCAGTAAATGCCATTTGCCATTGTTTGGAACCATCTTCTAGAGTTTTATAAGTAGCTAAACCTTTTGATTTAAGAAGATCAAGAAATTTCAATGGTCCAGATGCATCGTCTGTATAATATGGTTTCCATTTATTATAGTTTTCAATGAAATTATCTTCATCGCTAAACCCATAAGGGGAGAAGTAAGCAGCACCTTCTTTAAAATCATCTGTACCGGTTTCACCGTTATCGTACATTTCTTTTAAAGATTCTAACTTACTCTTTGTTGCTTTATAATGATCTCCTGCATTTGGAGTACTTTCAGCGTTGGCAGCTCTTTGCCATTGACTGGTCTGTTCCTGCATATTTTTATACTGAGCCATGTATTCATTTTGAAGATTCTTAAGTTCTTCAAGTTTTTGTTTTTCTGACTCAATAATATTGCCATTGGAATCATAGATTTTCTTCTCTTGATCAGCAATCTGAGATGCAAAATCTTTTGTGACCATTTCATTTTGAGCTTTAGAAAGTTCCTGGAATCTATCAGTATTTAACTGTAATCCCTTTGCAGATCTTGTAAACAATCCATTTATATCAGTTCCCTGAGCAGTAAGATCACTAAACTGAGTAACAAGATTCTTCACGGAGTCACTTGTTAATCCAGTTTCACTATTTGTTTCTCCAATAGCAGTACTCAAAGCACTGGCCAGATTTGTAACATCAGTAATAGGAAGATTCTGGATTTCTTCAAGCCATCCGGCCTGAGAAGCTTTCATATTCTCTATGGACATTTGAGCAGACTGGATTTGATCCTGGTATCCTTTTATCTTCTCATTGTCTTCATCAGTAAGAGGAGAGATACCTTTACTTTCTCTGATTGTACGGATGTTATCCTGGTAATCTTTAATCTGTTTATTCAGATTTGAAATCTGAGCATTACCATTTTCAACAAGATTATTGTAATCCTGTGCAGTTGCTTTCTGGTTGAATGCAGATTTATTATTCATTAGAGTCTGCATATCTGAAGCGTCAGTCTGAAGTCTGGTCAAATCTTTTGAGAGATTTTCAAGATCCTGTTCGTTTGCATCAAGACGAACCTGAACCTCAGTATCCTCAATAGCAGACTTCCATTCATCGTAAGAAGCATTTGCCATAGAAGGGTCAAGGGATAGTTTAAGAATAGCCTGCATAGCTATTTCATTATCACCATATTCCGACATGAGCTTATTCATTGTGCTTACAGCAGAATCTTTAGCTACAGTGCCCTTAGCATTATCAAGAATATTGGTTCTTACTGTTTTTTTGATATCATCCGCAGACATATCAAATCCTGCAGTATTAATACCATCCAAAATACTCTGAATATATCTATCAGCTTGAGCTAATTCCTTCGGATCAGTCGTATCTTTTACAGCATCACGAATCTTTCCAATAGCAGTAGAAGCTTTATCAGTAGCAAGTTTCTGTAATCCTTGCTGTAAATTATCTGTTTCAGTAGCTAATTCTGGGAATTGCTGAATAAGATCTGTGATATCAGAACTTTTCATATCACCGGATTTCAGAGAATCCATAGCAGTTTTGATACTAGAGATACTTGACTGGAAATTATCTGTTACGGTATCAATGTCTGTTGCTGTGTCTTCAGTTGAATTTTTGAAGAGAGAAGAGAATGTTTTAGAGGCATCTTCGGAAGAAGCTTTAGATTCTTCCATTGCTTTATTCCAATTGGAAGTAAGTGTACCTATTCCCCAATCATTCTCTTCAGGATCAAGACCATTATTCTGGAGATAATTCCAGAAAGTTTCTATATCTTTATCTGATTTATCCTTAAAAAATGCATCAGCGATTGAGCCGCCAGAAGTACTCGGAAGTTTTGACATAAATGCAAAAGTATCTTTAAGATTTTCTTTTACACCTTCAATATTTAATGCTTCCGGATCAACTATAGCCATGATATAAGATGCCAAATCATCTGCTGATATTTTCTTATCTCCAAGTGCTGATTTGAGATCAGAATAATCTTTATTACTATTCAGAACATCAAGAATTCCCTGGGAACCTTTAGATTTGCCAATGTCCTCAAGTTTTGTCTGTAAGTCTGCATAATCAGCGAGAGCAAAAAGATTGTTTAGTTTGTCCTCTGTGTCGGAAGATGAACCTATGAGATTTGAGTAATTATCAATAAGAGAATTAACCTGGTCAATGGTACCCTGGTATTTCTTATCAAGAACTGTACCATCATCTTTAAGCATACTCTGTGACTGATCTGAGATGTTAGAAATCATTTCAGAGAGTTCTGATTTTTGATTATCAATACCTTCTTGCTGTTTTTCAAGAGTTTTATTTTCCTCTTCAGTAATTAGGTCTATATTACCGCCATGACCTTTTTTGATATTTTCATAGGCGGTATCATATCTATCCTGAAGATGCTGGATATAATCCATTTTTGCCTGAGCTTCATCAAGATCATTAACATATACTTTGGCTTGAGGATTATAATTTCCGCTACCGTCAGAGAAATAATCCTGCTGCATAGATTTCTTATTTAGATCTTTTTGTGCAGCATTTGCCTCAGCAGTCTTAGCACTGTCGGCTAATCTTTGTTTCAATGATACTTGAGCACCAAGAAGTTCATTTTGATCTTGAAGATTATTTAATTCTTGACTCTCTTCTAGTGATCTGTTTTCTTTTACTCGAAGCTCTTGAATACGATCTTGGTTAGTTTCGTATGCAGATTGTGCGGTTTCAAGATCAGATTGAGCTGTTTCATTTTTTTTCTGAGCTTTTTGGTATTTCTTTGTGGTGGTTGCTTTTGTAAGATCAAATTGGTTGTCAAGACCTTTCCATGCTAATGTACCAACCCCAATAGCACCTGCAATTCCAAGAATAGGTAAAAGAGGTTTAATGAATGCTAATAAACCAGAGCCTGTATCTTTTAGAGATCCTAATAAACCTGCACCTATGGCTACATCTCCAACTTTACCGGCTCCTCCGGCGGTATAACCGATTTTAGCCATCATGTCTTCGGTAATATTTTCTTTACCAAACGCTTTAACCATAGCTTGATACGCAACACCAGAGTCTAAATTTTTTCCATATTTGGTTATCCAATTTACACCTTTACTTGCATTACCAGATGCGGCTAATGCAGTTGCTAAACTAACAACATCTTCTCTGGTAGAAACACCATTAAATAAACGTGTTGCATTATTGAATTTTCCGATTTTCTTTAATGACACTGTTGAGTAAATATGATACAATAAATTTATTTAATATAGGAAGGAAGATGTTTATGGCTCTTATAACTTGTCCAGAATGTGGTCAAAAAATTAGTGATAAGTCTCCTGCATGCATCCATTGCGGATATCCTTTACAAGAAATAAAAAAATATGAAACTATATGGAATGGCCATGACATATCTAAAATTAATGAATATTTAGATAGTCTTAATGCTAATGAAAAGCAAGATTTTATTTTGTTCTGTGAATATATAGAAGATCGTAATAAACCATTGGTCGATCCAACAAAAAAAAATACAAATAAACCATTTCAAGGAGAATATTATAATAAATTTTATGATTTTATGGCAGAGCTAGGATATTATTATAAAATATCAAATGATGATGCCGGTAAATTCATCTTAGATTATTTACGCAGCAAAAATTATACCTCTCCTCAACCATCAACTCAAACCAATCAAGTCCGTTGTCCAAAGTGTGGCTCTACATCAATCACAACAGAGAAGAGAGGATTCGACCTTATGTGGGGATTCCTGGGATCTGAATGGGTTACATACAATGTATGCCAGAAGTGTGGATACAGGTGGAAGATTGGAAGATAGAGAGATAGGAGAGAAATATTATGGGAAGTCATATATGGGGTAATATATATCTGTATTGTTGGGAAAATAAAATTGATTTTCGACAGGTATTCAACAAGCTTTTGAATACTGAGCTGGAAGCATATAAAGAGGGTTGCGAACAATTCTTGGTTCCTTATACATACAATAAAAATAGTCAATTTAACAGAAGAAAGCTTGTTGGGTCTACATTAGAGCTTGATGTGGATGTATTAACTTCACATTTTCACATTCCTATTGAAGAAATTTTTAATCCGCGTAATTATCTAGAAAGATTAATAAAATTAATGAAAACAGTTTCGTATGATTGTAGATCAGATGCAGAATATGAATTTTTCCATTATAAAGACAAATCTCTGCAATTTCGTATTAAGTATGAAACAATTTACAATGAAAATTATGAAATCGGGGCTAATATTCCTGTTGAGTATCGTTTTTCCAAATATTATAATGAAGCTACTCATTCGTTCCATTATCGTATTATATTAAATCCGAATTTTCTCCTATCATTTTCTTGTACATCAGGAGATATCAGTATGGCATTTTACAATCTCAATGATTATGTTAATTTCGAATTAATCTGTTTATACGATGGGGATGCTGATATTATCGCAAATTATTTTAAAGAAACATCAAAATATGATGTTTTTACAGAATATAAATATAAAGAGAAAGTTGCAGATAACGGAATTACGTGGATTTCCCGTACTGATGAAATTCTTTCAGAGATATCCAGTGATGACTATCGGATCATTGACTTCAAATGTATTGTTGTAAAATCTGCAATACGTAAATGTGATAATGAAGAACATCATACTAAAATTATAAATGGCATTTTCTTTACAATATCAAGAAAAACTGGAAATGTTAAATACACAATAATTCCTTTAGTATATTGCCAAGAATGTAATGTTTATTTTATGTATGATTTTGAATATAATAGTTTATGTATGCAAGGAAGACCTCTTTGCAAAATCTATAATCACCTACATAAATCTGGTTCAGCAGATATATTTTCACAGTTAAATACAGAGTCTATTTTTAAAGTATGCGGTTATACGGTTGATGTAAATGAGGGGTTATCAGATAAGGCTAGACATAATCTTTTGGACTTCCTTATTAATAGAAAAATTGTAACAGTATTGCAAACATTAAATTTTCTACAGTGGCTCATCAACAGTAGAAAAAATAACTTAAATATGTATAATGCTGTACAAAAATGGGAGAATGATTTTTCTTATATAAATGAAAAGTATAATTCTTCACAAAATGTTATTGTTGTATAATGCAATTATACATAAAATAATTATTTTGACTGTTTATTTGTTTTATTAGGCTTCACAAAAATACCATGACATTTTATTTTGTCTGATTTTATAATTTGTGATTTTTCTTTACTGGTAAACATCAAATCCAGTTTACGTTCCATGATACTACCTCCTCGAATGTGAAATCTGGGAATACCTTTTTAACTATCATAAAAGTTAATATTTTAGCCTTTGTTTCGTCTTTTTCTTGAAAATAATAATGTACAAGTTCTTCTATAAAAATAAAAAGTTTCATTTTGTCATTACATTGTTCAATTTTTTCTATTGCATATATAATTAATTGAAAACATCTTCCATAAGCTATGGACATATTCTCTTTTATAGAAAAACTACCGTCTCTTGTAAAAATTAAATTTACAGATAAAAAATTGTTTGGATCAATTTCTTTTTCATATAGCACTTTACTTAAGACTTCAAGCCCTTTTGTAAATAAATTAGCTGTTTGTTCTGGCATTGGATATAAAGCATTCATAAAGATGCAATTATTAAAATAAGGCGGTGCAACAGGTGCAAAAGATTGTACAGAATTTTCTAAAATCATAATATGTGCTCCTTTATGGAATTTACTTAATCATATCATAAAAGAGCTAAATAATAAATAATTTTCTCTTCGTTTACAGCAGAAGAGTAGTGCTGAGTGGGGTTCACCACTATTACAGTGGAACATTCATTAAAAGCATATGTATTAATTCGGACCATACATATACTCTGAGGAAGGGTGCTCTCTCTACACTTCCTGATTATTCATATGCTTCCCTCACCATAACTTGCGTTATTGCTGCTAGTGTATCACATATTACTAAAACGTTAATCAGGTTGGTACATGCGTTACTCACAGGCTTGCGCCTACTTCACTGTAAACAGAATAGTGAGCTTCGATGTTTTAATCCTCTATTTATTTATAGCCGCTAATCTCCATACATTGATATAATCTTTATATAGATAGGCTCATTATTAAAATCGGAAAAATAATTGTAACCCTGAATTTGGGTTAACCTACGGCTTTTGTAATACCACCGGCGTTTAAGAATTTTAATCCAGCCATAGTAGCATTTTTTACGGTCATGGCACCAAAAATTGCAGTAATTAGTGCCGGGATTGGTCCTAAAGTTTTTTCAAGTCCAGTGAATCCTTCAGTTAAGCTATGTACGAAATCTAAGGCTCCACCAACTTGATCTGACTGATAAAAGTTAAGCCAGAACTCATCCATCTGAGTTTTAATAGCTTGTACTTTACCACTAAACGATTCCATGTATTTCTCTTGGTTTGCTTCTGCATTACCTTGAGTAGTGGTAGCTTCTTCAGCTAAACTCATGGAATCTGTGAATGCGTCCAATATGTTCTTGAATTTTGAAGTTTGTCTTGTCTAACTTGTTAAGCATGGTTCGCAACACCATACTGATATTGTTAATTTATCTCCTTTTATATTTCTATTAAGGCTCCATATTTAATAAAACCTTCAAACAATATATCTTCAATATAAATTTGATCCCAAAATGGAATACGAATTAAATGAATTTTATTATCTTTACAATATTGAGTCTTTATATTGTCTCGTTTCTTTGTATTTATCATATTGCTATAAGCCTCTTCGTGTGCCATTGTGTTACCTAATGTTACTGGCATATAATGAAATTCTCCATCATATTCAATTGCAATATTAGAATCAGGTAAGTAATAATCAAACGGCAGAGGGTTTTTATCTCTACAATCAGAGAATCTTTTTTGTGGTTCGTATTTAATTCCCCATTTATCTAAAATATCTCCAATCATACTTTCATAATATGTTTTTTTACAATAAGGACAACCAGGACATTTTGATAACGTATATCCTTCTTTAACCTGGACACCTTTATCTTTATGTACGTTACATATATATTTTACATATGTATATCCATTTTCATGATAATGAGAAACATAGGTAAAATTGTGTTTTTCACATTCTTCTTTCCAATGATCGACATTGAATATTTTATTTTTCAGTGTACGTTCTCTACCACAATAATAGCACCCTCTATCACGCAGAAATTCGCATAATTTAATTTCTTGAATACCTTTATCCTTATGTTTTGTACAGATATATTTCATTTTAGTTGTGTAATTTTTGTATTCCTTATCAATTAATTCATATCCTCTATCAGAAAATAATTTATTTACTTCATCATAAGTATATTTTTTAGTATTATGAATTACTTTCTTTTCACGAATTAACCCCATACGTCTTCTTTTGGTTATTATTGCACCTTTAGTAGTTCCGATATTTTTTGCTAATTCATCATCAAATTGTATTTTCCAATTTTCTTTTAAATAGTTTTCTTTATCAGATGTCCATTTCATGTATTATCACTCCATTTATTATCAATTTTTTGTATAAAAAATCGCCAATGCTTCAAATAACTTTGACGTTTTTGTATATTTGTATGTAGTTACTTCATTTATCACTTTTATAAATGAAGGTTGTATACCAACACTCCATAAATACTCTTTTTCAGGAGTATATTGAGTGGAATATTCTTTATCAAATTTTTTCATAAATTTATTTAAAATTAACAATATCCTTATACTTTCATATAAGTACAGACTATTTCTTCACCTACCGACCTTTACGGTTTAGGGTGTCCTTTTCCATTTAACGGGTTTTCACCGACTTCATTAGCGATTAAGCCGTACTTCTATTGATTTGGATATTCAGGATTCCCACCTTTATTTTATAGCTCAATAAGAACATTTCCAAATCCCGACATGGGAATAGTCGTTGAATGTTCACCCTCGTCTCAAGTACCATATGATCTATGGAATACGTTAGGGTGCTTCACTGCATGAACAGCCAATCCTTACGTTGTCAAACCTTCATAATCTAGTTTCCTGATTATTGTGGTGTAAGGCTCTAAGGCATTACCTGCAATTAAAATCATTCCAGTATGAATTTCTTCATACACAGTCCAACATTAGGCTGCTACATCAAATGCGATTTTTGCTTGCTGTGCATCAGTCAAATCATTCCATTTGGATTTCAGTTCGGATAATACAGTGATAATACCACGATCTGATCCGTCTGGATTATAGACATCAACACCTACTGAATGTAAAGAAGCAGAAGCATTTGATAAATCTTCATTACTTACCTCATCTGCATATTGAGGCATTTTACCGACTTTTGTGGTTCTCGTGATAATCGTTTTAATTGCATTACCAATTGAACTTCCATCTTCACGGGTTCTTTCAGCTACTTTTGCAGAAATCGCAGCTAACTGCTCATATGACATTCCTGCATCAAAAGCAACCTGACCTGATGCCTGAACAGCATCTGTCATTACTTTTATACCTTTAGCGTAATCCATACCCACGTTTGCTGAAATCTTATCCAATACGTCTACTACATGCATAGAAGCATCAGCGGCAGAAGTGGATCCATCTTCTAACATATGGAACTGCTGTAAGATACCCTGTACCTGGTCAGCAGCAGTAGAAGCGTCAACACCACTTAAGTTACTCAAGATAGCAGTCGGTTTTGCAGTTTCCTGAATTTCTTTCGAAGTGGTATTCATATTTGCATAGATCTGATAAATGTCCATTGTATTATCAAGAGACATAGAGAGATCTTTTGCCATGTCAACTGCAGAACTACCTAAATTCTGTAATTGACTTTGTGACATATCCATTGTATAACTAATGGTTGTCAGTGCTTTATTATAATCCATAAATGTATTAAAGCCTTGTTTCATCTCATTAATGGCTTTATGCATTATCTGAATGTTTCCAACATAAGATGTAATATCACCAATAGCACCTTTAAAGTTTCCAGATACTAATCCTTTAAGTCCCTGACTAAATGAAGAAAATCCAGTAGAAGTCTTAGTGGTATTTTGATACATAACACGAAGACTATCATTGGCTTTTTCAATGTTTCCAGTGAGTTTTACAACGTCTCCAGATGCAGTCTCAAAATTCATTGTGACTTTTCCGGTTGCATCATTTACAGACTGTGATATTTTATTGGTTAATCCAATTGAAGCAGCATAATCGGTCAATGCCTTTGAAGCATCAGCAGTATCTTTGATCTGATGTGCCGTATTCTCAATCATTGTACCTTTACTTGTGGTTTTATTGAGTCCATCAGAAGTCTTTCCAAATTTTTCCATTGAAGCTACAAGCTCATCAATTCCTTTACTATATGCTTCAATGTCTTTTTGACCTTTTGTGCTATTCTTAAATGTATCATTAAGCTCTTCATACCTTGAATGAAAACCATCTAATTTTGCTTGGTAAAAACCTGTTTTATCCCCAATGTTTGTATATTTAATTAATTTCTCATGTGCTTGAAAATAATCCAAATCTTTTACGCCAAGGCCATTTTGGTAATAATCTTTATATGCTTCCGTTTGGTTACGTAACTCAAGCATACGTGAAACATAATCATTTACAGAAATAGATCCATTTTTAAATTCTGTGGTAGCAGTATCAAGACCACTAGACAAAGAAGAAAATTGTGACTTAAAACTTTCAGATGCTCTTCCAGCATTTTGAATCTTGGAAACAAAAGAATCAATATCTTTAGATAAAGAAGCAAAATTAGAATTTATAGTATTATTTTTATTTATGTTAGATTGTGAAATGAGATCTTGCATTTGAGTATCTGCATAATCTTTTCCATAGATTTGAGAAACTTCTTTATACATATTCTCATAACTTTGTTTTGCTCTTGCTTGAGCAGCAGATAATAACATATGTTCTTGCTGAGAGTATTTATCCGATGTAGAAAGTCCGATCAATTCTTTTTCAGTTTTAGCCTGAAGAGAATATTGTTCTTTCATATCATCAACTAAATTTTTATGATATTTACTTTCAGCGGCCTGAGCAGAAGTATAAGCCTTTGCATATTCGTCTGCTTTTTTTGCATTTAATATATTATTATTATTATTTTTGTCATTTTCATATGTATTTTTATAAAAAGATTCGACTTCTGTTTTTAATGCAGAAACTCTTTTTTTAGCTTCTTCAAATCGTTGAGCTACAGCAGTATCAGTGGAATTAATCTTGTATTCACTTTGTGCATTAACTAAATCTGCCTGTGCTTGTTTTAGCTCTTTAACTTTAGCGATAGCTGAATCATATTGTGACGTAAAATCAGCAGTTTTTTGTTTGAGCACATCTTGTTGAAAAGCATCATAAACATTTTGTTCAGCTTGGCCAAGTTTGCTTTTCTGTGTGTTAAAAGCATTTACACGATCTTCACCAAGAATACCTTTGTTTTTCTCAATAAACTCATCAATATCTCCTAAACTTTTCTGCTTCTGATCTATTTCTTTTCGAATATTATTAATTAAATCATTAGAAGTACCTTTAGATTTAGCAGAAGATAACTCTTTATTTTTCTTTTCAAGTTCAGAAAGACCAGACATTAAATCTTCATACTGAGAAATAATTTGATCTGAAATTTTATTTTGAGAATAGTTTCTTAATGATGCATTAGATTTTTCTGCTTTTCGCATCGCCTCGTCAAATTCATCAATATCTTTTCCTTGAGATTCAAGCAAGGTTTTATTCTTAGATATAAAATCGCTTATTTTAAAAGCGTTTGCAGTTTTTTCTAATGAAATTTTTTGATCTTTTAAATCTCTTAAATCACTTTGTAATTTTGTTCTATCTATGCCAGTATTAGATTTATCATCTAATTGTTTTTGTATATCAAGAATTTCTTTATTAACCTGGTTAAGTTTTTGAGCTTGTTTAACAGCTGTAGTATATTGTCCTACGATAGACTGCGTTTTCTGCTTTTGAGTTGCCTCACGTTCCTCCTGATAGGCCTTTTTATTAGCATTAACAGCGATATTATTTTGATCACGAAGTTTGGCCCAATTTGGTTTCATCCGTTCAGCAACTTGCTGTCTATATTGTGTCATACTATAATCTGAAGTAGGATCTTGATCATAAGCTCGTGCGACGCTATCATGTTCTTGCTGCTGAATTTGTAATCTTTGAATCTCAGATTTTAAATTAGCTATTTTCCCGGAATCTCTTTGAGATTGTGGTTTTGTCATTTCAGCATATAATTTTTGTCTGTTAGATACTAAGGCAGCGGTAGTTTTAGCTGAATCCTGCTCTAAAGTTTCAAATTTAATACCAGTCCCAATTGTTGCACTCCAGGTGTTATTTGCCTGACTATAAGTTTGAGTCAAAGTATGAACTTTTCGATTTACATCTTTATATACTTTTGTAATTTTTTGACCATTACTAGCTGTTTTTTCGGCCAGTAATTGCATATCATCGAAGTTAGGAGTTCCTGGTACTGAAGGTAAAGTAGGATTTCCTGATGTTGGAGGAGTTGTTGGGAAAGTCGGAATATTTGAATTTTTTGAAGAATTAGATGCGACCGGTGTAGCAGGTATAGCTTTCAATCTTGGACCACGAGAAACTTTATATGCTAATTTTTCTTGTTTAGTAGCATCTTCCTGTGTGCGAGTTGTATCTTGCACAGCAATACCAAGTCTTTCGGCAGAATCAGCCATCTTATCCATATTTTCTGTGGTATTTCCTACAGTAGAAGCCACTACATTATTTATGTGATCTGTAGCTGTGTTAATAGTGTCTGCAGCTTTTTCTGCTTTTTTGGCTTGGGCAGTAGGAGATTTTTTACTATGGGTACTTTTTTTAGAAGTCTGATTAGATTGGATAGCAGGTGTTTCTACAACTGGATTTCTAATAGCTTCTTCTAGACGAGGATAAGCTTCAGACCAAAATTTACCATTTTCAGGATCATCTGATAAAGTTTGAATAGCAGTATCTAAATTTTTTAATTGCTCGCCTGATAGTCCGGTTCCACCTTTATTTTTATATACAACAAAATTTCTGAATAATTTTGCCAGCATAGTAGTGCTAAAATCATAAATACTTTTATCTCCACTTAAAACTTTTTCAAAATCTTTTTTTAAGATAGAAGAAGCTTCATCTGCTGTTACTGACGAGATATTTTTTAACATTTTATCTCTAGCACTAGATAAACTTTTATTTCCAGTTGTATTAAAGGCTTTGTCAGCTTTAATTTTCTGAGTAGCTTTACTTGTTTCAGTAGCAATAGTATTAATTCCATTCTGCATATTACTTATAGCAGCCTGAACCATATCTTCACTACCACTTTCAATAGCAGCCTGTAATGAATCAAGATCAAAAGCAGAAGCTATATAAGATTTAGAATCTTCTACAGAACTTTCTAATGTTTTACCTATTCCGATCAAGTTTTTATTACCAGGTCTGGTTATATGGCTATCTTCTGGAATAGAATCTTTCATTTTACCAAAAAGAGCTTTGATATTTTTCTGATTTTGTTCATAAGTCAAAAGAAGTTTTTCCTGAGCTTTTACAGCTTGAATATAAGCAGCCATATCTGTAAAATCAGCGGTGTTAAGAGGTTGTGCATTTTCTTGCTGTGCTAACGCCCATTTTGTAGCTCTTGAATATTCATAGCGTTTTCTATATAATGCTTTATATTCATCAGAATCAACAGCCAGGGTTTTTGGCATTCCGTCACGAACACCTTTTATTTCATTTGCATTTAATCTATATAAATTTGCCGGCAAAGTCTGAAAACTTGCATCATACCCACTTTTAACCGCTTTATTAATTATACTTTCTACTTGTTTGGCTTGAGCTGTAATTGCTTTTTTAGTAGAAGCAGAAAGAGAAGATTTACCAGTTGCTTCTATAATAGCTGGAATTTTTACAGTTGTCTTTTGTAATTTATCTAATGCAGAAGTATCTGTCTTTAATTCAGCAGTTATTGTAGATTTCTTTCCGTCTAATTCATCAGCAGTGTTTTTTAATTCTAATAATTTTTCAATTGCTCTATCAACAGCAGCGTCAGCATCAACGCCTACACGAACTCGTTTATCATATCCACTCATATTAATCACCTACTTTATATATTTTGTAAAATTAAATCTCTAAAAAGATTCGCACACATTTCTTTATAATCAGATCCTTCTAAATATGCATCCACTCTAGGATCCACCATTTCAATTACAGATTGAGTTTTTATAGCAGGACTACCCCATTTTGTATAAGCACTTATACCTGAGTTTGGTGTCGGCCATCTATATAAAAAAGATCCAGGAGAAGGATGCCCTGGACCACCGTTAGCTCCACCATGATATCCTTCTGCAAAAAACATATGATCAAAAATATATTCGGGCGAAACACGATGTGTATCATCAATTAATGAAGCATCGGAATGCAATAGAATAAATTCACCGGACGCTTTTATTTTGTATGCATTCGCCATAGACCATGTACGAGAATAATATTTCGGTGAATATGAAGTATAATAAGCTTTTATGCACTCATCAAAAATATTTTTAAATTCATTTGCTACTATAGGAGCAACTTGTTCAGCAACTTGTTTTTCGAATTTTGGAATATCATTTTTAATTTTTCTTAAAGCTTTGATAATTGCTTCAATTGAATATGCTCCCATATAGCACCTCCATAAATTTTATTTATTCTTCATTTTCTTTTACATATTTTAGTAATTCTTGGATTCATTCATTTGCAAATGCGCCAATAGTACTAGCGAATGCATTTACATATTTGGAAATGTAAGCATCTGTTGTTTTATTTTCTTCCATATAATTATCAATAAGCAAACCATTAATACCTAAAAGCTCATCAAGCTCACTTTTTCCAATGATTTCCCAAATCATATTCATAATATTTCTCTGACGTAACATATCATAATCATCAAAAGCAGTGGTTTCGCTCGGATCTGTTTTTGTAACATTGATTTTTGTATATAAGATAAGAGTAGTAGTAACCATATTCACTTTAGAAAGAAAATAATCAATATGTGCTACGCCAGTTGGAGATTCTACAATTGATTTTTCTAACATTGTCTGAAGCACGATTTTCTTTTCAAGAACAGGACAATAATTTCGGGTAATAATACCTTTAAGCATTTGTCTTTTTGCATCTTCTGTTTTTGCCATATCAAATCTACGACAAAATTCTTTTACGTCAATTTTTCTTTCTACATCATTTTTCTTCTCGGCTTTATTTTCGCTCATAACAAAATCTCCTTTTATTCCTTATATTTAGAGCAAATCATATCAGCAATCTCTTCTTGTACGCGACCTTCTTTAGCTTTATGTAGAAGAGAGCAGTTTCGTTTATATCTTTTACATGATTTGCATTTATCTTCAAATTCATTTAGATCTTTCTGGCTGTCAAAGATGCCAGTAAAATCAGTCTTATAAATCGTATATTCAATTCTTGGATTTTCTGAATCGTATAATACTTTAATTACACGTTCACAAGCCATATTATCATCAACCCAGATAACACCGGAATCAGTAATAGCATCAAATGCCACTTTCCAATAATTATTTGTATCCATATCAATTCTTGGAAAATAAAAAACAGCATCTACATAATAGTGCTGCATAGGATCCGGATCAGTTATCCAGTTTTGTTCAATTGCCTGTTGTTTAACATATTCAATAAATTCTTTTTGGAACTTTTTTGCTTCAGCAGTCTTATAACTCATTGCCATAGCGCGCCCGTTTTTTGTGACGGTGCGATATGCTAGATAATGGTTCACTGAAACAAAATTTGTGACGGTTAATTTTAATGTCTGAGTATTACACATAAAAATTACCTTTAAGGGTAAAAGATATTTCAGTAGGACAATCAAAAGCATTTTCTATCCTAAAACTATCAATTGATGCATTTGCATTATATTTTAATATTGTTGTTTCTGAAATGTTATTTAAATTACAAAGTTCTTTGGTACAATCGTAAACAAGTAATACTTCTTTAATTAATATCCTGGTATCAAAATACTTTTTTAATATTGGATAAAATTTATACGATCGGATAGAAATATAACTTGTGTCATTATCATTTAAATCTAAATCACTAGAAATAATCACATCAATTTTATAAACTTTTTCATCGATAAATTTAATATGTAATTCTTTTAAATTTGATATATACCATCCATCAATAATTTCGTTTTCCATATAATCATTCTCCATTTATTCCTTATATTTATAATGTTTTCACTAGCTCATAACTGATAACCAGCGGAATGATTACTAACTCAGATCCAGTATCACCGGTGTCCTGAATGTAATTATTGAGCATTATTCTGGCTATTTTACTTGAATGAGCCTTCGTAGCATCAGTTACATCTGTAGTGAACGAATATTCAATTTTCTGTAATTTCTTTTTTAAGTACATAGGCTTACCTGAAACAGCAGTGCCTAATACATATTTTAATTCTTGTTTTTCTAATATTTTTTCAATGTTATCCATAACTTACTCCAATGTATGCTCAAGCCATTTTTGATAAAGATCCTGAGTTTCTTCTTTAAGAAAAATATTTACAATAATATCTTTTCCATCCTTATCAACACTAGAATAGATGTCAATAGGATATACATTATGTTTGATATATAAATCTCTTTGCTTTGGATTTACAATTCTGATTATTTCATCGATCGTATACGGACGATATTTTAAATTCGGGTTTATAATATCTTTGTTTTTATTCATATTCCTTATTCTCCAGAGTGAAAAAAGGGATACAACTCGAATGGTTTATTCCTTTCTGAGTTATACCCCTTTAATAAAAATCACCATTCAAAATTCAAATTAATTATTTTTTTTTACCTATATATTTCATACATTTTGGCTGCTTAATAGCAGTATTCATCACCGGATCAGAAACTTTATTTTCAACGTCTGGATCTGATGTTGTATCGTTAACAACTGATTCAGCTAACTTGATTATATCCTCTGACACAGGAGTAACTGTTACAACTGAATCAATCATATCAAGATTGGAAGTTTCTTCTGACATGATAGTATTAATGCAGGCTTGATTGAATTCACTGTATGTATCTGTTTTGGTTAAATCACATTTTTCAAGAAGTTCTTTAGCTTCTTTTTTAGTTTTATGTTTCATATTATAACTAGATAATGTATAAAAAATATCTTTGCAATTTTCGCTGCAATAACATGCCATCCAACGAGGCAAGTGATCGAATTCAGCGCAGCCACTGCAATAAGAATATTTCTTTCCACATAAAATACATGTTTTATTGTCTCTTACCATATTTGCCTCCTTTAATTTGATGGTAATAAAATCAGTCGGTACGATTTGACTCGTACCGACCATAAAATAAATTATTTAATAAGAAAGATTATTCATCTTCCTCATCATCTTCTGCATAATAAATTTCATACAGAGTTTTCTCAGCAGAGCAGTAGTCCATCTGCATAGATCCAGAATACTGAAGCTGTCCATCTGTTGTTAAAGAGATTTCGATTTCCGGAGAAACCTGGAATGACGGAATCACAATATATGCTGCACGAAGTACGTCAACTTCACATGGGTCTACAACAAGTGCTTTAAGAGTAAGTTTAACAGTTGATGGGAATTTATCTCCTCTGTTAACAATTCTAGCACCTGTGTCAGCTTTTACTTTTCTTTCAAATTTGATAATAAAATTACCATCTTCAACTGTAGGAAGCGTAACAACACCTTCTGAATATGAAAATGTGCTCTCTTTTGCAGCTGTGTCTTTAGTATAATTAGTACCTTTTGTACCATTTGTACTAAATGCACTTACTTTGATGGAATCAGCATCGATATCTGCTGTTTCGCCAAGCTTAACAGTAGCATTTTTTTCTGTGTTCTGAGAAGCAGTAATAATTTTTGGCATATAGAGGTTGCCATCTGCACTTGTAACAGATCCCTCACCAGCAGCTGCTGCTGCGATATTAAGATTGATCATTGCGTTATTTGCAGTAAGCTCTCCAGATTTTGCTTTCCAGAAACGTTTGATTAGAGTACCCTGATTGTCAACCGCATCTGTAGAATCAGCTGTGATGTTTACAGAAACATCCTGAAGCTGTGTCAAAACATATAATGGAGTTCCACTTTTCTTTTCTTCAGCGAATGCATACTGTACTCTATCAACAATAATGTCACCTAAATTAAATCCCATTATGATTTTCCTCCTTTAGAATTTTTAGAAATGTGTTAGAAATGTATAAAAAGACTAATTCTTATGAGATAGATCTCTCATGAAATTAAAGTCATCTTTATTAATTTTGGATGCGTCAATAAATCCGCTATAGATACCTTTAAGTAAGGCAGTAGAAGATTCATAAATTTGAAGTCTTTGTACACTGTCCATAAATTCGACAATGCCAACTTCTTTTAATTCATTTTTTTTATACTTAAAACCGGGATGATTTAAACACGAAGAAATGAGTGGTAGAAGAGTAGACTTGTATTTATCATTTTTATGGAGTTCATAATTTTGACGATCTTCCCAGATTATAGATTTTTTTGTCGCCTTACCTTTGGCTTTCTCAGTTTTTGGGAATATATTGAACATAGTTTTAAGATATAATGCCAGGGCTTGATAAGTAGATTCATCAATTAGATAATCCTGATCATTATTATATAGAAAGAAGTACGGATCACCGTCTTCAGTTTTATCTTGATATAATTTAAATAATTGGAAATCCAAATCACCGAATAGCAATTTGGTTGAGTCTTGAGTTAACGTTGGAGCTAACATGCAGAATAGATTAAAATCAGAAAGTTTATTCCAGTCAATACCCATATTCCATAATTGTAATCTGTACATAGTTGGATTAGCAATTAAGGTATTCAGTCCAGAATATACTTTTTTTTCACCTTCATGAATAATGTCACCTATAGTGGGCTGAAAAATAGTAATATCATTTGCAGATTCAGAAGGAATACTGAATGGTTCTCCAAAATATAATTGAAGAGCATCAACTTCAAACTCTGAAGTTGTCATATTTATTATTCCTTCCTGCATAAATACCATTTGGACATTCAATCTTAAATTTTAAAGTCCTGCAATAATAACGAGTGTCAACAATATCTCCAAAATCAGCGATACATTTAAGCTGCTTGCCAAAAGCATTGGTCCAACATAAAAGATCTTTTACGATATAACTTAATAAATCAGTTCTCATAATTTCATATTCTGTTTCTACATCGTCTTCATGCACCAGACACATAACTTCGATGATCTGATTTTTAATAGATTCATTTACGTATGATACGCTATCATCATTGATATCAAACATGATAAAATTTAAAACTTCCTTATTAATACCGTTTAACTTTAGCATAGGGATAATTTGTTTTTTATCAACTCGTTTATTGTATTCTAAAATAAGATTTCGTTCCTCCAGCTCTTGCTCTGTAGGATGTTCTTTATCCGCAAATTTATTTAAAGGCCGTTTATCCTTTTTCCCTAGTATTTCGTTTAAATCAGGATCTGCCTCAAAGATTTCTTGGAGTTTATTTTTTTTATAAATAATATCATTATTCTTTTTATCCTCAAGATCTCTTTTTATATTAAAAATATCTCTAATCATCGTCAACCACCTCCAGTACAATTGATGACATATTATCACCATTATTATCTGTAGCAGAAAGAGTAAATCGTTTTCCAATTAAGCTCTTTGCTTTCCCTGGCTTAATCGATATAGACACATTATCTAACACAGTCATTTTCATTAACTTATTATAATAGGAAGTTTCTCTTTCAGAATACTCATTATTTTCATCAATAATATGTAAATTCCATTCAGATGTCATATCCGAATAAGGGAGAGTGTACTCAAAATAAGAATTCTTTCCTATATATAATACTTGTCGTGATCTATCAATTAAAGGTTCTAATTCGCCATCATCATTTAATGTCATCCACTGAATATGTGAATTTGTCTTCATCATTTGAGGATGCTGAATAGTTTCTGTTTTTTGATCTCCGGATTCTGTGTAATAATCACAGATACGTAGCTGAATGTTATCTGTTTTATTATTTAGCTCATCCTGTTTAATGGATAGTTTAATAATTCCAGATGGGTTTAAATCGATTATTTTTGTTACCTGATATACTTTCGGATCAAAAATATTATTTGTAAGCATAAAACGTTGTTCATGCATAATAGTTCTGGTATCTCCTAATTTTAAGGTATACATATCATTTCCGTATGCGTAATATAGATCAGGCACCCAAGCAGCAGTCAAATTATCAAGCGAAGAACTTAATTCATCGGTCCACTTACCAGAAGTGTAGGAATTTGCTGATCTATTCGCACCCCAACAGGAATATAATTCATTTTTATAAATCCATTGAAATTTCCAATTACATTTTAAAATATTATATCTAACATAAGCGGCAGCGTCATCTCTACCAACAATGAACCATAATTGTGTTATTCGTTCATTTGGAAGAGAGAATGGATTATCAAGTTCGTGCCCGGATATATTAATATCAAAGTCAGTATCATCAGGAACAAACACATAGCTTCCAATTGGATAATGAACTTTAGGCCGAAATTGTAAATAATAATCCACTGCGTCTTTAAGAATAGATAGTTTGGAATGACGTTGATATTTAGCATCTTCCCATTTCCATCCATCGCGAGTTAATATGTAAACTCTTTTATATTGTGCATCAGCAGTAAAAGTAGAATTTATTATCATATCAGATTGAGTTCTTTTTATTTGTGCTAAATTACCGCCTTGTGATGCCAAGTGACTTTTATACATATCAGCAGTAATCATTAAACTCAACTCCTTGAATTGATTTTATCTACTTCATGATGAGCGTCTAATATTAATTTTCTGTATGATTGATAGTCAAAATCCTCGTCTTGATGAGCTTCATCCCAGGCCGCTTGTAATAGGCTCATAATAGTAATGATTTCAACAGGATAATCAAGTATTTTATTAAGACCATCAATACGTAACATCAAATTAATAAAATATTTGTCAAAGTCAACATTAAATTCATCTTTTGTTTTTGGGTCTTTATATAAGAGCAACCAAAACAAATCTTTGTGCAATTTTACTTTATAGTCTTCGAATTGTTTGTCATCAAAATGTCCATATATTGTTTTCATTATGATTCACCATCCAAATAACTATTCCAAATATAACCTCTGTCTCTTATAAGGTTTCGCTGTTCTCTGACAAGACTATCTCTTAAGTCTTTTAATGTGCTTAGATGAGCAGCCTGTGAAAAGAATTTTTCTTCAGATGATCCAAAAATCTGTGATATATTATTCAGATTATTAATTTTAGGAGTGATCCATTCAATGACCAATCCAATGCCAACTACATCAGTAATTAGTTCTTTATCAAAATCATCATCTACTGAATATTTCATAGTGTAATCAAATTGCTGAATTTCATCATGAAATTTGGTACTGGTAAATAATCTGTAAATATACGGTTTATGAATAGCCGAATGCATCCAATCGCACAAAAATACATTCAGATCGTCATCTCTTAAGTCTAAAAGATCATATGCAGAGGCTTTTAAACGAAACTTAGAATAAATTTCTTCATAATTTAATGAAGGCATAAAACACCTCCAAACAAATTAATTAAACAATCCAGTCATAACAGTCATGTCTGTATCAAAGATTTCATCAAGAATTTTGATTTTCTTGACACTATCAAGTCTTCCATCGCTTACCATTTTTGAGGCGAGATGACTAATAGAAGTCTGAGCACCTTCAGGAAGTGAGAGAATAGTAGCTTTCATACTTGCTGGATCAAGATCAAGAATTACATCTTCAAGCTCACCAACAGAATAAAGAGATTCATAAAGCTTTTTAATCTGTGGATAGTGTTCAATCATCTCAGAATCTTCAATTACAAAAAGAGGACGCATAATATATCCATTGTGAGAACGAATAGCAGCAAGTAAATCCTGATACTCAACTTCAACAACATCACCGGCATCAACCCATTCGTAAAGAATGCTTGATTTAAGACCTGACATATAAAGTCCACCCTGTGTAATGGATTTACATGGAATTCCATCAGTAGGAGAGTAAACCTTCTCAACTTTCTTTTCTTCTTTAATGCTTTCTTTTTCTACAGTAACATTATCTGTATTAACTGGTTCTGTTTTGGTATTTACATTTTTGGTTTTCATAGCGGTAGCCATTTTATTTTCTCCTTTTATTCAAATGCGGTATACCAATAAAGATATACCGCATATTCTATATAAGTTAATCAAAACTAACTAAATGGCCTAAAATTAGGCGATTGTCCATTCTCCGAAGTAGCGTCCAAGCTGACATCCAACACCCATAGCTCTCTGTACTTCGTATTTCATCGTATCATCCATACGTGCAGCTTTCTCTGTTACTTCAGTAATTTCTGTTTCACCAACATCAACAAATTTGATAAATTTATCTTCAACCTGTGGCATGAAGAATAATTTCTTTGGATCCAGAAGTTTCTTTGAAGTATCGTTCAGAGCGAATCTCTGAGGAAGTTCAAATAAAGTATACGGTCCATAATAACCAAGTCTTCCCATTGTAGCCATATCTCTTTTCTGATCATCTGAAATCCAATTAATATCAATCAGATTAGAGAACTGCTGAAGACCTGTTCTGGTTCCCATAATTACAACCTGTGCTCCATCATTAGCCATAGATACATCTTCAAGAAGAGTATCAATTTTATCTTTCATATCTTTAGTGATAGCACCTGTTCCACGGAACTGAGCCGGGAGTTTCTTTCCAGCATTCATCATTTCAGCAAAAATATCATTCTGAATTTTTCTTACGAAAGCAGCGGCGCACTGATCGGTAAGTTTTGCCCAATCATATCTTCCTGCAAGATATAAATCAATATCAGCACCAACAGCAATACCATAAACAGATGTGGTTACTGTATAGCTTTCTCCAGAACCAAGTCTCTGGAGTGTAAAATCATGATGATCACCCGAAATTTTAGTAACTGACAGGATAACTTTATCATCTGTCCAGAATTCCTGAGAATCACCACGAGCAAGGTTTCTCTGTTCTACGTAATTATTAAAGAATTCAGATTCTTTAAAACCTGTCTCAACCTTAATATCAATTTCTTCTTCCATAACTTCAAACAGTTCCATACCATGTCTCTTCATAGCACGATCTCTTTGACGTTTAGTAGATTTTTCATCTAATCCCATAATAGCAAATACAAATTTACGAACTGCATTTTCAGCATCTTTCTTAGGAATTCTATTTCCTTCTTCATCAAAAATCTCATTCGGATTATGATTTAACTCATATGTAAGTCTTTTGAATCCTTCAAAATTTTCCTCTGGTGTTACACCATCTTCGCATAAATCTGTAAATACTTTCTTTGTATGTTCACTTAAATCATTAAAACAAATTTTATTCATTATTTATTCACCCCTTCCTTATTCGCTAATCTTTAGCTTTCTATTTTCACAAGTTACAGTTTTTTCGGCTTCAGGAGTACCGGTAAATCCTTCTGCGGATACTTCGAAAACATCACCTGTATGAAGAGCATATCCACGAACAGTATCACCTTTTGCATTATAGAAATTTGATTCTTTTTTCCATGTGTTTGTCCAATCTTCAGCAATAAATGCCTGCATATAAACAAACAGAGCATCTCCTGGCTCAACAACCTCTACGTACCAATTTCCATTTGCAGCCTGCTTCTGAATTTTTCCTTCAAATTCAGTTACGGTTCCTTCCTCGTATAAATCAAGATCAAGGAATTTTCCTTTAGCAACTAACTGACCATTATCTGTATCATTTTTTAGCTCAATATTATAAATGTGCTCTCCACCCTGCTGTGCAACAAGCTTAGATGGAAACGCAATAGCATGTTTTTCAATTGCATATTTAATAGCCATTTTTTTTAGCTCCTTTCATATTTTTAGGCATAAAAATAAGATCAGAATTTCTGATCTTAAATAAAGTTAAATAAAACTAACTCAACAATATAAAAATTACTTATTTTTATTTGACAGAAAATAAAGAACCGAATTTATTCTTTTTCTGTGTAGATTTAACATTTGCAAGACCAACTTTTGCAGCTGGTTTCTTTGTATTAACTGGTTCTTCAATTGCAGAAAAGTTAAGTTTTCCAGCTTTTGCGTAAGACAAAAGAATACCATCTAATTTTTCTTTTAACTCATCTACTGTAAATTCCTTATGATCGTTCATAAGAGTAGTGAATTCTTCAGTCTCTTTGATTCCTTTATAGTCATCTATTGCAAATAAAGCATCCTTATTTGCATCTTCCTCAGCCTTTTCGTATTTCTGCAGTTTCTCAGAAATAGCAGCATAATTTGAACGCATACTCTGAAGTTCAGAATACTCAGAATCCGTTAAAAGTTCACGATGAAGATTATATCTTTCACCATCAAAAGCAACATTATCACCATCTTTTGTATAGTTCTGTCCGTAGATTTTATCTCCATCCCAATTTTCATATGTAAAATGAGAGTCATATACTGAATTAATAAAATACCATTCATTATCAGCTTCTTCATAAGAATCAAGAAGAGTATAAAGCGCATAACGAATATCACTATGAGATAACTCAAAAGATTTTACAAAATTCTCTGGTTCCTGTTCTGGATTATTTTCTTCGAATGCTTTAGCAAAAGCAGATTCCAGTTCTTCATCTGATAGATCTTTATATTCAAATGTAACATCTTCTACGGTTTTACCGTATTTCTGTAAAAGTTCTTCAAATTTATTCACCTGATTCTCCTCCTTTCCTTCAGCATTATTTATATTGAAATTAGAGAGAGTAGTGTTAATTTTCTCTAATGTTTCAACCAATTTAGAATTAATATCAAAATCTACATACATAGAATTTTTCTTAGAATCAAAATCAGCAAGCTGAACATTACTTCCGGCCATACCTGGTCCAACATTTTCATTAAGAAGAGTAAGCCCACCTACATAATAATCATCAAGGTTTAATACTTTATCTTTGGCATTAAATGACAACTCGCGAATACTTAATTCAACACTACAATCAACTTTTTCTCTTCGTTCCATAATATCGACAGCATCCTGGCAATATCCTTCCCAAAGATAACCTTGAATCATAGCTCTGTTTACACCGGCTTCTTTATCATATTCAATACTATAATCTTTCTTAATTACACCAACTGGACGTTCCTGATAGATAAATGTTTCATTTCCGTCTTCATCTGTCTCGACAGTAAAATCATGGGATCCGAAATCTTTGTTTCCGTCAGCATTTTCAATAATGTTAGCCAAGATTGGTCTATATGGAATCGATTGAGTATTTTCCTCAAAGACATCTTCATTAATATTAGATTTATTTAAATTTACATGATCGTGATAGGCAGCTGCGACAAATGGCTTTAAGCCTTCTGTATGCTTATTATCATCAGATTCTCCAAATGTAGCTACGGCAGGCATCTGAACACAAATTTCTGCGTTTGATTCTTTACTGCTAAATTTTGCAAAATTATTTTGTATACAAAATTCAATTAAATCGTCAATAGTTAAATATTTCTTTTTAATCATAGTTCCTCCTTTCTTTGAGTATAAAAATACTCCTCAAATAGAAGAGGAGTGATTAAATACATAAAGTATTTGTATATACAAGGCCACTTAAATTATTAAATAGCATCTTGGCATCATTTAAAAAAATCCATTGATCTCCATCTTGTTTTAATAATTTAAAACCAGTTTTTAATAAGAGATCTGCGGATTCATCATTTTTAGTAATTATAAATTTTGATTCATTATTTATCATATAATTCATCCATCCTAATTTTTCTTATCTTGTTTATCTCTACTTGCTTCGCCATCGTCAGTAATACTCGAATCATCTTTTGTAGGTGCACCTCCAGTATCTGAAGAGCCAGACTGAGTATATGATGTTTGAAGAGGAACTAAAAGTCCTGATAGTCTAAGAACTTGCTCTTCTAAGAAATTAAGTGCAAGAGTATCTTTTTCAGAAAATTGATTTAAAGTATTATAAGCCAATTTTGTCGGAAGTCCGTTTTGTGCACCAACCAATAATTCTTGTTTGAATTCACCTTTTGTGTAGGCACTCACTTCAAAAAATTTAACTTTGGCAGGAGTGGATACCCAATATGTTAAAAAGCGATTGACCCATCCCTGGGTCTCCGGCAATAACATTGAAATTGCCATTTCTGTATCAGCTTTTACCGCAGCTGAAAATGCTGTGGTTCCAGAAATGCTTGCACTGTTTAATATTTGTGCACCACCAGAACTATTAAATAAAGTTTCTGTGGATTTTGCTATTTTATTTGTATCGGTAGCTTTGTCGTTATTAAATGAAATTTGATCAAGTTTACCAGGAATAATGGCAGCGGAAGTATATTCAGGTAAAGCCTCGCTGATCATCCTATTAAAGTACTCAATAACAATATCTGGTGTAATTTTCCAATCATCAACGTTATCACTGCCAGTAATCGTTTCAAGCTCTAACCAAATCATTTTGTAAATGTCTTGCTGATCTGCAATTGCCTGTAAATCATCAAGATCAATAAGATTAATAATTCCAGAAAGTAATCCAGAAAATGGAGGAACAACAGTTTCCCAATCTTCAGCTCTGGCTTTTAAGCATACCGCATATTCATCTGGCATAGGTTGCCATTTTCCATTTGTTGTATCGTTTTCATATGCGCGATACATTGATTGGAATGGTTCTCCCCATAATTCAAGGACAGTCTGCCTTGATCTAAAATAACTCATATCCATTGAGAAAGCATAATCTCCAGTATTATAAGCTCCGGAAATTTTACAATAATCAGGATCAAGTGGGAGAATAAATAATCCTTGATCCTCATCATAAAATGCACATCCATAAAATACATCTTCACGGAAGCATACCATATAAGCTTTTAACATTTCATATTGAAGATGCATCTTATCAAGAATATTAAGTGTATCCTGGTAAGATGATAACATAGCATTGGCATCGCCACCATTTACTAAATCATAATCTGGGATAACTGAACGAGCGTCCAAACAGAACATATTTGCATTATAAGCAATCAATCTGTAATAAGCATGACATCTATAATACAAATACCTAGAAAGATTTCGAAGGTTCTTTTCATTTGAACCGATATTTTTAAGATAAGTTCTGAGACTATCCTTACTGAATGCAGTAATAGTAGTAGTGCTTGTCTTAGTAACATCTCTAAGTCCTCGTGCACCCTCCATTGCAGCAGCATAATTTTCAATATCTCTATGATTTTTTGAGTACCAATCTTTAATTTCAGCAATTGAACTTTGCTGAGTAGGTGCCGGGTCCAACTTTTTAGCTGTTGGAACCTTGCTATTAGCACTAATTCGTCTTCTTTTCATTCTTTGTGCCAAAGATTCAGCACCTCCTTCGTTTAATCATCAAACATAGATCCAATTCGTCCTTTACGAATAGTAAGAAGCTGCACTAGAGATTTGTCAGCAGTTGGACGTTTCTTATTCGTAATAAATTTTCTACGCTCACATTGAAGAGCATAAGAGCACATTGCTGTTACATAAGCTCTATCATCATGAAGCTTAGTACGTTTTTCCGGACATAATTCAAAAGAGTCTTTTCCAGACTCTCGTTTAATACGGATCATATTTACAAGTTCTTCTTTTGTAGCATCAATACTAGCAAGTGATTTTTGTTCTTGCCAGCTTAATTTTTCTATTTTACTTTTTACATTTTGTAAATTATTCAAATCCTTCTGAACATTATAATCAATGTCCTCTGGACTCATTTTTTGTTTTTTATATTTAGCTTCAAGCTCTTTTTTAGCCTTATCATACTTATCTTTGTCGATATCAAAAATAGTAAGATAATCTTTTCCATCATAATCTGCCGTAAACCCAATTTTATCCTGATTCATCAACTCAATCATTGCTTCATACATTTCTGATTTATATTGAGTAGGAGACATAAGATGAATTTTATTTACTGCATTTGGGAATTTTTTAACATATTCTTCAGAATATTCTTTATCAATTAAACCACGATGTTTTTTTCCATCTTTACCTTTCCAGTCAGGCATAAGATAATCTGCAATATTTACACCTGCTCCACCAGATCCAGCATCAATATAAATTCCTAAAATATTGCTATAGGAGTCATCGCCGCCTTGATTATAATCAAGAATAACTTCTTTTAAATAATCAACTTGATCAGGAGTCTGCATAGGTGTTTTTCGCTTAGTTTCAATATCAATGAGATTAATACAATTTAATAATTTCATTTTGTATTCTGAATCACCATTTTGATCTTTATCTACGTATATTTCTGCTACTAAAATAACAGAATTATCTCGACTACGAGCAGGGTCATAAGCTATAACAATTTTTCTCTGTCCGGTATCATTATACAAAATAGGTCTTCTTATCTCAGAATTCCTTGCAATAACACCTCTTCGAATAATAGCATTTGCTCCAGCGTCAGAAGTGAACTCACAGTAATATTCTCTACGAGCTTTTTCAGGATTTGAACGCATAGCTGCCTCGACTGTAGATTTCGTAAGAAGCGGAGCCATAACTTGGCCACGAATTGTAGGTCTGAATGCAACTTCACAATCAATATGAGCGACAAAATAATCTGGATCGCCCATAAGCTGCCTTTTACTAAAATCTCTATATAACTTATAAAATTCTGTATCTGTAGAAGAAGCAGAAGAGATATAAAATAATTGGTTTGGAATATTCGATGGAATACATCTTAGACGGTTTATATCAATAGAATTACCATCACGGTCTTTACCAGATTTGAAACTTTTATTAACAATTGCGAATGCGCCGTAAGTCTGAAGCATTTCATCAGAAAGCCATCCACATTCATCAAAGATTACATTACCACGCATTCCTCTTTTTTTATCAATATTACTATTAAGTGTTTGAGTAAATGCGCCATTATATAAGCTATATGAAAATCCATTAGAAGAGTGGCTAAATCCATCTCCGGCAGCATTCTTTATTTCAATTTCTGCCTTAAATATATAACCTGTAGAACCAAGCATGGTATCAATATTATCATTCGCAATTCTTTCAAGTGTCGTAAAGGTTTGTTCAGCCTGCGATCCCGATCCTGAAGCAATGTATGTCCAATAGTTATTAAATAGCATATCTTTGGCCATTACCATAATATCTATTAGTGTAGATTTTCCAAATCCACGGGTACAAACCAATAATACATTTGGACAATTCCAAGATCGTTGAATAATCCATGCCTGAGAATCTAACAATTCAATATTAAAAAAATCATTTATAAAACGTACTGGATTACATTGATAATATTTTTGGAGATTTGCAATTTTTATAAAGCCTTCCAGTTTTCTGGACGACATTGGATAAACTCCAGGTTTTACAAAAATCTTATCTCCTTGTTCGCAATAATCAAGTTTCGGAAGCCGGTTCATCCGTCTCGGATCCATCATCGGCATCTACCTCATCTTCTAGTGACCCAAAGCAAGAATATAAGTCATTTAGATCAACTAAATCTGTAGGTTTAATCAATCCTTCTTCTTGCATATAATCTTTGAGATCAATATTTTCACGTAATAAAATACGTGAAATTTCTTTATAATTATCTAAATCAGTACGTAAATTTGTGATCATTTGTCGCTGTTCTGCAACCATATCAGACCATTCAGATTCATCTAGACGTAATGCCTTTAATATAGAAGCATTACTCATATCCATTACTTGTTGCATGCCTCGACAAGTTCCAATATCAAATCCGTTAACCTCACCTTCGCGAAGATTTAAGTCTTTTATTTTTTTGATTTTTCCGGTCCATGTATTTTCGCCCTTTTTGGCATTTTTATTATTCTTTAAAGAAATACAGCTTTCAGCTGCCAAATCTTTTATAATAGTAGTTAGATCTTTTTTACTTTGCTGTAGGGATTTTATTGTAGCAGAATTATTTTTTAATTTATGAATATCAGACATATATGTAGAAATAGCATTGTCAATTTTAGACTGCTGAAGAAATGCTCGCACAATAGAAATAGCAGAAGCAGTACGCATCATATCATCATTGGCATCTTCACTTGAATCAAGAAGTCCAAGTAATTGAGAATATAAAAACGGCTGATCAGAAATAGCTTCTTTTTCGAATGGATCATAGCCAAGCAATCGAACTACATCATTTTTATTTTTCGTAAAACTACTATATGTATCCTGATTTTCACGACCTTTTACCACATCGTCTGTAGTTTTTTCATCTTCATATACAATTTTTTCTTTGAATAAGTCAGAATCAGAAAATGTGTATCCGATATATTGTGGCATCGAAACATTTTTTATATACGAAGTCCAAGCATTTGTTTTGGATTTTCCTGTGATAGAATTTTCTGATTCTTGAATACTAGAATTGTAAAGACTTTCATAGAATGGTTTATTTAGATATCTGAGAGCTTGAATAATAGATTCTTTTGTTGGTTCATGTTCTTCACCATTAACATCAATTCGTAATGCAATTTTTCTTGCACAATCCATGCAAATTGGAGAACATCCTGATTCACATAACGGATCGGTATTTTTATAAAATTTATCTTTTTTTTTAGGTTTTCCACATAGAAAACACCAAGCAGTGTTTTCTTTATAATTATTATTTTCGATTTCTAATTCTTTAATTCGGTTTCTCATTTGGGTCGGAGTCATCTTGACTTGCCCAGTTTCTTTTGTTGCTGCCATAACAACTCCTCCTTGTATTCGTAATGGATATAGTAGGACTCGAACCTACAAAAGCCTGATCCTAAGTCAGGTGCGTCTGCCAAATTGCGCCATACATCCAGAGAAGGACAGTAAAGACTGTCCTGTAAAGAAATGTATAATATAAGCAGCAACGCCACTCGTATTATTTAAATTTAATTTAATTTATATTTATGTTCGTCAACAATACCATCGGTTTTATCAAATACAAACATTGATGCACCGGCATTAGCTGTTTTTCCAAGAGTCTCACTATATGGATTAAGTCCAATTATAGATCGAACACTTATTGCTTCTGAATTTACTCCACCTTCTTCTGAAAATGAAGAGTGCCAATGTCCACTAAATAAATAATCAAATGGTACTTTATACATTTTTGATAAAGATTTTAACTTGTCATTTAACTGCTTAGTCTCAAAATGTCCACCAATACAAGTGTGGCAAGCAAGTTGCGAATAAGCTAATCCTGTTGGATTTTCAATAATAGTGATATTATCATTGCCTTTTAATCTAGCTTTAATTAAGGTAAGCATGGATTTACTCATATCCTCATCCTTAAATGCGTCTTTTGGCTGCCCAACTAAGCGTAGCTGATTATGATTTGACCTTTTTACCATCTGAAATTTGATAATTACATGTTTACTTAATTCATTGAGCCATTCTGAAATAAAATTTGCATACAAAATAGAAGAGTCGATAACTCCATATTTTAGAGTCATAAGCTGTGAATTAGCCCTTAAAATTCCTTCTAAAGCATCACCAAGATCCCAAATATGTAAAACCTTAATATCGTCTTTATCAATTTGCTCTACTACTTTATAATATAATTCCCACATTCGTTGCTCAAAAATTTCAGGGCTATATTTATTAAGTGTATACCCGTAAATATCTTTAATATCAAATTCAACGCCATAATGTGCGTCAGAAATAACTAATAAATAATCTTTACTGGTTACAAAAGGTTTAGTGATTATATTTTTAGGTAATGTAACAGGTTTAATTTTTTCAATCGCTTCAACAATTTTTTCCGTAATTAATTCATCACGAGAGTATTCTCGTAACCATTTATTAAATTCTAATTTTTCACTCTGAAGTTTAATGCGTTCTTTTTTAATAGCTAATTCTTCAGGTAAAGTTGAAATAGAAGAGGATGGGACAATATCCCATCCTGCATCTACATATTCTAATAATAATTTTGATCCTTTTCGTACAGTATCACGGTGTTCTGTTTCTCCAAGTGCATCTGCTCTAAAATCAGTTATATCTTGCCATTCAATTGAAGGATCTATTTGTTTACGCTTAATTAAATCAAGCTGTTGCTGTAAAAATTGATTGTTATCCATATTTCTCCTTAAAGTTTCATTCCATCGGTTGCAGATCCAGAGATTTCATCCAGATCAATAGTTTCTTCTGTTTTAGTAGTAGTAGATAAGTCAAAAGGCATATCTCCATAAGCCTTTTTAAAAATTTCATTGATGTCGATAATTTCACCTGTACTATCAACAAGCTGATCATCTACCACATGTAGTCCTTTAAGTTTTCCATCGTATTTTACAGTTTTTTTTAATTCCATTATTTTTCTCCTTTTATTCCTTGACATATTGAAATAATCAATATAAAATGTTATTAGTGAAAGTTTACAATAAAATGTCTTATTAAAGAATATCGTCTAATTCAAGATCCTGGCCAATAATTCCATCGACAATTCCACGTTCTTTAGCTTCTTCAGCAAACATATAATATTCACGATCCTTAATTTCTTCAAGAAATTCTGCAGTCATATTTGAATGTTCGATCATAAACTTATTCATACGCTCTTCAAGTGTGTCATAGAATTTCTGAATATCTTTTCCTTTATTTGAAGAGCTGATGTATCCTGTTTGTCCATCATGATGAAGAACTACGGTTCCCGGGAAACAATATCTTTTATGTCCAGCTGCTAAAATATAACAAGCCATAGAAGCACACCTTGCAAAACCTATTGTTACAATAGGTGTTTTAGACGTACAGATAGTACCTAATACCTGATAACCACATACGACATCACCGCCGCAGGAATTAATATATATATAAATTTTTTTTCGTTTACTAATAGGAATATCTTTATCTTCTTTATTCCATTTCATAATCATAAGACATACATTTTCAATGACATTATCATCGATATCCTCATTCAAAATGATTTTACGTTCATTTAAATGTTCTTTTATAATAGCATCATAAATGCAATCATCATCTTTTAATGTAAATAATTCCATTTTATTTTCTCCATGTTTTCCTAAATATATTTTATAATGCAACAACCATATCTTTAACAGAAGCGACTACTTTAAATGTTTTATCTTCTTTTGATATGGCATCTTTCAAATCTTTTTTTAAACTATTTTTTGCTACTTCAGATCCATGTACTAAAATCAATTTTTCTGTATTAATTTTAGATCCATATGTAATAAGTTCATTTCGATTTGCATGACTTGAAAATGTTCCAAGCGATATACAATCTGCTTTATTTTCAACACCATCTCCACTGATCTTTATAATTTTGTTTTCCTTATAGTTTTTTATTCTATAAGACAAATAAGAGTTGTCGGATCCAGTGTATCCACTAAAAATAACCATACTATTTTCATCGCTGAGATATTCATGTAAATAAGATAAAATACGTCCGTTTGTACAAAATCCAGAACTACTTAATATAATTTTAGGCCGATGATCTTTTACAATTGCCAAAGAGTCTTCTTTTTCACGAATAAAATGAACTTTATTCCATCCTACAACTTTATTCCATAGTTTTAACTCTTCTTCAGATAAAAGAGTAGAGTATAAGTCACAAATATCACATGATAATATAGAATCAACTATAATATCGTAATTAAATGAAATATCATGATAGATATTGTACAAATTAGTAAGAATTTCTTGAGTCCTACTAAAACTAAAGCATGGCATAATAACAGATCCACCACGTTCAGTTACGGTATCAATCGCAGTTTTTAAATGATCCAAATCGAATTTTCGAGTCTTTTTATTTATTCGTCCTGGTTCTCCATATGTAGATTCCATAATTGTAATTTTGTTAAAATCTGTTGGAATTTCTGTATTATGAACATAATGATTTTTGGTATTTAAAGAACCAATATCAGAAGTGTATAAAATAGATTTTGAAACACCATTTTGATCTCGAAGCGTAAGCTGAAGCTGTCTAGCTCCAACACAATGACTATTCTCATACCATTTAAAAGAAACAATATCGTCAAGAATATACTGTATATGTAACTCATCATATTCAACAATATATTTCAAAGTATTCATAACATCATTTTCTTCATAGATAGGAGAGTAGTTTCGTTTATATTTAAATGATAAGGCGTTTGCTTCACTAAATAAAATAAAAGCACAGTTATAAAGTAAAGGCTTCATAAGTTGTGCAGTAGCGTGTGAAGCGATAATTTTTCCAGTAAATCCTTCTTTAACTAATCTTGGTAGCAACCCAATATGATCAACATGAGTATGGCCAACAAACACATAATCAATTTCAGAAGGCTTAAAAGGAAATTTGGCAGAGTTTATATTATATGATTCAAGATAATTGTTATTTTGGTAAAGACCGCATTCCAATAAAATCTTTTTTCCATTAAACTTAATATAAATACAACTGCCGGTAACATCGTTGGCATTTTGTCCAATTAAATAAATGCCATCGTCTTTTTTCTTTTTGCTGATATCCAACACCAACTTTCAGTATATTTAACATATATTAAAAACGAAAATCTTGTTTGTTTTTGCTTTTATAAAGATCAGTCTGGTGTCTGGATTTTCTATAATCATTTAGAAGCTGCACACTTCTATATCGAGTAGTTAACCAGTATTTCTTTCCTCTACTTTTATGAGTTTTACTTGTAACGTGTACATCGAATCCTCGTCCTTTTGAACGTAGATATTCTGCTTCTTTTGAAGTAATAGTAATCAAATTTATTTCCTCACTTTTAAATTATTTCTCCAATCAGGAGATAATGGGAAGTGATGGAGTTGAACCACCCGAGTCTTTCGACAACAGATTTACAGTCTGCCCCGCTACCCCTACGGTATAACTTCCCTTGTTTTCTTTACTTTTTCATCTTGGCTGAGGATTTGTGCCCTCCAACCAAAGATATAGTCTGTGTACTTTAGACTGCCATTTACTTTACACTCTAAATGGTCAAAACGTAACCGAGGCTGCTGGCGCGACCAGTGCATGTCAGTTAACACACCCTCAAGGACTCGAACCCTGTTCTACGGTTTTGGAGACCGTCATAATACCACATATACCAAAGGTGCAAAAAAATAACGCCGTGCACACGATTCGAACGTGCAAGTCCTTTCAGACCAACAGTTTTCAAGACTGCTCCCTCACCACCCGGACACACGGCATAATAAAGCTGAAATAGAGACTTGAACTCTAAACCTGCTGATTACAAATCAGCTGCTCTGCCAATTGAGCTATTCCAGCAAAATCCGTCTTTCCGGATTGTCAGACCGAGATACCAGTCATTTACTAATTAAATTTTAAACTTGCTTGACAAAAATATCCAATAATGGTATTATCCCATTCGTTAGAGGTCGAGAATCCCAAAAGGATTCATAGGAAGATAGTGCAAACTGGACTCCGTGGTAAACCAAGCAATATACAACGGTTATTATACGGCCGCCTTTATGGGCAGATTTTAGCTCATGTGCCTCCAATCGGTAGGAGAGGAGGTTTTTACTATGAATGATTATATTACATATATTATTCTAGGACTTGATGCACTCGTATGGGTGCTGAAGGTTATTAAAACATTTTGTTAATTTCTTGTTGTTGAGCTTGGCGGGATAATAATTCCATTATTGGATTAATCATAGTAGTAGAAGCTGCATCCTGCAGCTTCTTTCTTTGTGTTTTTTGATATGCTCCCAATCTAAAAGACCTGAGGTCTCCCAGGAAGGATTTTCACCTTCGAGTTCCCAGCATGGTGGGCGGTAACTGTTCATATCTTTAACGCAAAGCAGAGTATTCGAAACTCAATCCAATAAAGGATCGCATGACTTAGCAGGTCAGCTCCGTGCCTCACGGATTTACTTTGCAATTTTAAAGGAGAGGGAGGATAAAACCTCCCCAGAAAAAAGAAAGAGGTAGTAACTATAACAAATCAACAAAAAAATATTGAGTGTAAAACACTCAGTGCTATCTGTGGGACTCGAACCCACACTTCGTGTTTCAGAAACAGGATTTTAAGTCCTGTGCGCCTGCCAGTTACGCCAAGATAGCATTTATTTATAAGCACTATATGAGAGTCGAACTCATATCATCTGATTGGAAGTCAGATATCATGTTCCGTTAAACCAATAGTGCATCGGCAGGGAAGCGGAATTCTGCCTTCTAATTCTCTTATTACCTACTAAATTATAAAGAGCCATGGTTTTATAAAATTTCGGATCCTCTGTAGAAAGAGGATAACATTCTTTATAATTACTCATTCTGAGATTATACTTAGTACTTCCCCAAATAGCGGAGGCTGGATTTGAACCAACGTCTCTAGAGCATGAATCTAGCAAGGAACCGCTCCTCTACTCCGCGTTATTCGTATATTTATGGTAGAACTATATCTATGTCGTCTTACAACATACAGCATGTTCACTTATTGCCTACTAAAGATTTCGTACTTAAACCCGATCAGGAATATAATAAAATCACTCGGTTAACACATGCAATTATATTCCGTGTACCTATCTACACCAAACTTTCAGGCACCATAGTTGGAATGACGGGATTTGAACCCACAACGTCTTGGTCCCAAACCAAGCGGACTGCCAAGTTGTCCTACATTCCAAAATTAAGCTCTCCCAGCAGGACTCGAACCTGCGACACAACGGTTAACGGCCGTTTGCTCTACCAACTGAGCTATAAGAGAATGTAATCAGGGTAGGAAAGTATCCTACCCTATATTTAGTTACGCATTTACTGCTTCTTTGATCTGTTTTCCAAATTTACATCTTACAGCATTTTTAGCATCGACCATTACAGTTTCACCTGTTCTTGGATTACGAGCTGTACGAGCATCCTTATGTACTGTAGAAAGTGTAACGCCATCCATCAGTTTAACCTCATCGCCTTTTACAAGTGTATCAAATGTAACTGCCTGGATAGCTTCCATAACGGACTTAATATCCTTCTGTGTAAATCCTGTCTTTGTTGCAACTTCTTTAATCATTTCTACTTTGTTCATTATAAATTTCTCCTTTTATTCATTAAAAATATAGTATTTTGTGTATAATAAAAGCGGTGCATAAAACACCGCTGATATTGACGAGTTTATTTAGTTGAAAATATTATTTGCGATCTCAGCTCCACGATCACCAAGAATTTCACAAGATATAATGTAAGACACAATCTCATTTCCTTCTTTGTCTTCACGTTTTACTTCGATGCCTTTACATTTTGGATTTTTACATGCCATAATGTTTCCGTGAATATAAGTCATTGGAAGACCACATGCTTTACATATATGCTTATTAACGAATGTTTTTTGCTGTTCTGCAAGCTTTTCGCTATCTCGTGTCTTTTTGATGACTGGTTTCATTCCCCAACCTTCTCTAAGAGCAGCTAAAGATGTGTAATGTTCAGTAGTTCCCTTTGACATTCTATAGTTGTTCATTGTAGATCTCCTTGTTTCTCAAATAATTATTTGTACACCCGGATGTACCAAGCCCATCCGGTAAGGCATTACCATTATCAAATTCGAATCCCATATTTCAACACGCATCGGCAATAGCGCAGAAGGTTTTACTTTTTTTCAAACAGCTGTCTGACCACATGTATCCATATTCTACGTATAAACATGGACCTGAAGGATCAACGAAGCAAAAAGTTATTCCCCTCATATACCACACGCTATTCGAATTGCGAAAAACACTGATTTTATAAAGGTTTTAGAGCAACTTTTTTTTTGATATTCTGCAGTTTTTCCGGAAATTTTGCAAAAATGCATTTTTGTCCATTCTATAAAGAAGATTTAAAAGATTGCGAGTGTATCTTGAATAATCTTTCTTTTTTCCTCTTGTACTTGTATTCAAAGCAATTTCAATTAAACGGCTCATTGTTTTCGGATTAGAAATTTTCATTTTTCGTAAATCAGTTAAAATTTCTTCAAATCTTTCTGTATAAGCCATGATATCATCGTCAGACATATCATCTTTACTCAATTCATCTAATTCTTTGGCATAATTAATAATTTTTTCCATTTGTCTGTGATTAGCCTTTCCAGGTACATCAACGATAAATTCTTTTATAGGAATAGCATCTTTTTGTGATGCCGGTGCAATCTCATTTAATATTCTTTCAAGAAAATTCATAGGACATATATAATAGGAAGAAACTCTGTTATAAAGTTTGTTTTTCTGTTCCATAACAATCTCTCTATCAATTTCTTTACCATTTTTGGTATAAGCAATTTTTCGTGTAAACTTCATAAATTCCGGGAAATCTCGTTTTATTTTTTTCACATTTCCATCTTTATCAGTAATCTCTTCAACCTGGCACATACATGGCAACCCCTTTATTCGTTTAATTTCTTCTATAGCGTCAACTTCATACTCTCGTTTACATCCATCAATAATAACCTGGGCTAATACAGAAAGAATCACAAAATTATCGTATAATTCTTTGGATGGTTCGGTCCAATAGTATGTCATAGCAAGCTGTGCTAAGTTACTAGATTCTCCGATACCAATACGTGATTTTGCAAATTTGTTATCCATACGAGCATATTCCTTCATTGTATTCTTATAGGTAAGACCACTTTCTTTAAGTTTGTTCACTATAGTAGGATATTTTTCGTATGCGGCTTTCGCACTTTTTACCATTACTGGATTATTGGTCACAAAGAAAAAATCGGAATCAAAATCACATCCATTGGCACGATCCTGAATATCTGTTTCGATACAGTTCACAAACATAATGTTGTTACTTATCTTAAAATAACGAGATAATTCAGGACTATAATGATTATGTAAATAGCAAATGTTATTTGGACTATTATGTGGATTTCTGATACCACATAGATATTCGCCATCATCAAAACGAGTAGTATAACACTGAATTGTTCCAGGCTCCGGGCGAAGAGTGGGATCTGACTCCGGATCTTCACCAACTGCTTTTAATAAAAGTGCATATGGATTACCAAAAATCGTAAGATTGTCGCCGTCTATAGTAATTTTACCGTTACGAAGTCTATTTACATAGTTACGAAGAATCTGCCTTTTCTCGTATCTAAACCAAGTACTATCACCAAATTCATAGTCCTGGTCATATAGATCTGCTAACATCTCATAATGGTTTACTATAGTAGCATTTTTTCTCAGGAACCGCTCGAAGATATCATTTTCCAGCTTCATATCTTCAACATAATCAACACTGGTTCTCGCCAATTCACGTACTTCAGACATTCCACAGCATAATAATTCACTATCTTCTTCATAAGATGGGAGAGTATTGATCATCTGATAGCTCATCTGCTGAACGCTGCCTAATTTACTTGGATGATCAGTTTTTACCACGCCCCAGTAGCTTCCGTCTGCATCAACACGATCACACCAATATTTATAGGCCGCTTCAGGTGTTTTTCCCATCAAATCCATGAATTTCTTCCATTTAATGGCATTATCAGTAGTGATCATCTTAATATCTTTGAGTTTGTGTGATACTCCGAACATATCTTTAACTTCATATGTTTCGTAGTCTAAATCATGTTCCTCGCACCAGTCCTTAAAAAATAGCTGCAATTTACTTTTGATTGCACATGCCTTAAAGAAATGTTGCCTGAGCAACGCCATACCATTGATCCATTTAGGTAAAATAGAGATATCTGCAAGAGCAAGTCCATCATGTAATGTATTTTTTACCTCTGTCTCTTCATCAGAAACAACACATTTTTTCTTTGTTACCGGCACCATTTTATATCTCCGGCTGAATTTAGGAGTAACACCATCTTTTAAAAATTTCTTCTCTCGAATAGCTTTTTGTTTTGCTGCTTCAGTAGCTTCTTCATCAAGAACCTTTTCGTATGCTATATATTCTTCAGCTTTTACTATTTTAGCCATAGTCTTAAAAAAGCTATCAGTGTCCTTTAGAATCAAAATATCTCTAACAGGGCAATAAAACTTTCCTACTATGGTAGAAGTAGTAAGAGGAGCATAAGCAGACATCTCTACAATTTTTGCATTATCAATAGGCATTTTCTTTCCGAGTCCCATTGTAAGCCAATCATAAGACTTCTTATATAATTTGCTATTGATAAACATTACCTGGCCGATCTTAGCTTTAGAGGAGTTACGATACAGCATTTTATAATTAATAGTCTGGCTTTTTTCACCATCTTTTTTAGTGTATTTCGATTTATATTCTATGTTAACTCCTTGATCATAGAACAACTCACGTATTTCATCCTTAGATAATTTCCAATAATTATCTTTATTTTTTTCTACATTATCAAATATCTGCTGGATTTTTTTCTTTGATTCCGCTGTAAGAGAAGCATCATGTTTAAAACCTTTAAATTGTTTACGTAAATGATCAAGTTCTTCTTCGTAACTTCTGCTACCAAAATCAAAATCCAAACAGATAATATCTCTAGTACTCGTATCATTCCAAACATTAAGGCCATTTTCTCTAATCCAATCATAAAACAGACTATTGCTAAACATTGCTTCAGTCGAATCATAATGATCACGAACTCCCTGATTACAACCAAATAGAGTACCGGCTTTAATATTCCGTATTTTTAAACCAAATTCAGACAATAATGATCAGACCTCCTTGCTAATGTTTCATTTGATCTAGCAAGATCGTTAGAGGATATTATTTCGTATGTAGGAAGATGGTGACTGTCTCGTGGTAATATAATAGGATTGGACACAGAATTTAAATCAAGAGTTTCCGCTCTATGACCTATTGAATTTGCTTCACTTGGATAAGCATATGCATGACTACTTATATGGGCAGCAGAAGTAATAGTTCCATTTTCAGATGTAGGTAATGGTCTAATTGAATCAATATCAAGGTGATGCTCTCCAAGAATGAAATTCATACTCCCAATAGATAAATTTCCACTAAGATATTCAATTTTATTATTTGATTTTTCTTTTTGTAGTGTTCTCAATTTTTTCAATTTTACATTTAACTCATTATTGGCCTTATTTAACGCCTGGTTAATAGATTTCCGACTATAATAAGTCTTTTTATGCATAAGTTGGGTTTTCAACCTAGTAATTTCAGTTTTTAAATATTTTATTTCTTTTTTTAATTGATCATCTTCATGCAACTTATTATATCTTCCAATATAATACTCATTAAGCGCGGGAGAAAATAATTTTGTCAAATCATTCCAAGAAGCAAACTCGATTTCTTCAATACTAACCGATTTTGCATAATCAATAATATTCTTAACAAATTCTAAAGTAAGAAGAAAAGTTTCATATTTTAATGTACTTTTAAACATTCTGAATTCAATGGTATCCGGATGCTGTAAATTCAGCGCAGCCTTCTTACCTTCATCTGAATATTTTCCAAATAATGTGATAGCGGTATCATCTTTTCCTCGATCACCAACAAATCTACTATAATCTGTATGCCGTCTTCCAATAACACAAATTTCATCATTAAATTTCTCAATGATATATAGAATCTTTGAAATTACAAGCTCCTGTTGTAATTTAGTTTTACCTAGGTAAGATCTGTTTGCATGAATATGTAATCCGGCATTACTACAGTCATGTCCTTTATAACCTTGTTCATCAAGATATTTAAACATTTCTTTATAATTCATTTTGGTCTGATGGAATTTAAGACTGCATGGCATTGTATCAAGTTCGATTTGTACAGTCCCATCATGTGTACTATAAATATATTTCTCTTCATCAGAATCTGAAGTATTCATGATCTGAATACATTTTTTTACAACATCCTGCTTAATAATTTGATCTATTTCTGGAAGATTTCCTGCAACCTCAATTTCTGCACCAAGTAGAAGAGTAGTAGATGGATCTTCATCTTCACAGAAATATCTTAAATATTCAGGTTTATAGTCATATGAATGAATATAATATTTTATTCCTGTATTAGAAACTCTGCGTTGAGTCTCTAATCTTCTTATATTGTTATCTCGATTAGTAGAAAGTCTACCGCTATACCAATTAAATATATCGTTTGATGAATTAAACGGTATTAATCCATGTGAACCAAGATCATCTATATATTCGTCACTATAATACATACAACAGGGATCGAAATAAAACCTGTTGCTATAATTATCTGTAAATTCAATTAATGTATCTTTCACTAATTTACAAAAATCCACATAATTAAAATTATAAGTATACCATCTATGATTATCTCGTATATGTTCACACATTATTCTGAGTGTTGATTGGCTATTAATATTTATTTGTACATCAATATCAGTCACCAAATTTCCATCTATAGTAAGTGGATCCTGCAGACTTATAATATGTCCATCAAGTTCCATATCTGGTAGTAATCTCATTCTTCCTTCTCCTTCCTATCATTATCTTTATAAATAGTATCTTCATATTTCTTTTGAATAGCACATAATATCCAACATAAGAAAACCAATAATAAAATCATACAAACTACAAAAATAATGACTGCAATATTTAATAAATTCATAAATCATTCCTCTTTTTTTAATAATTTTTCTATGGTATCATTGGCTTTTTCTATAACGTCTTTATCAATATTTACATTATTAGCGGCAAACAATAACTTCTCACCGCAATGCTTACAAACATCTAATTTTTTATATCCACTCCATATCCACTCTCCGCACATTATGTTCCAAAATCTTCCAGAGCGTTTTACCTTATAATGGTAATCTGCTTCGTTCTCATGACAAATATCACAAATACATTTTTTCATTATTTAATTCTCCTCTATTATGGCAATAGCTTTCTTAGTACAAGGATCAGGATATATTTGTTTTATTCCATATTCTGGTAACGCCCATTCTTCCCATGGAATGAAATCATGTTTTATAATTCCATTTTCTCCTATAGAAATGTCTTCTGTGTTTAAAACAGCACTATAAATAATAACCGTAACGTCAGAGAATATTTTATTTCCGACAGAAGAATATACAGCGACTCCTTTGTATGTTATTTTGTAAGTACCATCTGTATTTCTTTCAATAAGAACCGACTGTGGTTTTTTATCAGCAATAATACGAAACATAATTAATCCTCCTAAACAAATACTAATTCGTTAATATAATCTCTGCCTTTGCCTTTAAATACCGGAATATTATTATCAATGGTCCAATAGGATCGTTGTGTTTCACATCTAATTTCTCCAATTCTTTTGTTATCATCTTTAACAGGTTTCCATCCTTCATGATTTTCATAAGTTTTAATACAACAGAATCCGCGTTGTTTGCCAATTTTAAAATCATTATCAAAATCAATATTTTTCTGCTCATGTAACATTTCTTTAATGGCAGCAGTACTTTTATTCTGTAATTCCTTTTGTGTAAAATTTGCCTGGCCAACCATCTGAATAGAATTACGAATACAATCTTGCTGCCGCCAGAAAAAATAATTTGCGATCTCATCTTTAGAGAGATTAAAACACCTTGAATCAAAACCTCTGTATTTAAATTCAAGCGCATTCCATAAACGTTGCATATATTCAATATCGGATTTTTCTTTATCTGTTAAATCTTTATAAGTTCCACCCATATCATAATCCGGAATGTTTCTATATCCATATCTTTCAATATTTTCCTTAAACATTTCTTCAAAAAATGTTGTAGCAAGAGCAGCAGAAGTGCTGACTATTTTCTGAATTCTATTATCAAACCAAGGCTGAGTATCAAAATTTTTATAATCAATAAGAAGTAATGAAATTTCATCAGACTGAGTATATGCAAGAACACAATTCTGCACATTCTGACACATATATAATGCAGTCTGTTGCATAGTATCAATTAAAATATCATCAAATGGTTTCCTGAATCCTCTTGTAAAACTATGGAAGCTGCGGCCATCAAGTCTAATAATTACCGGTAATCTTCGGATTAACTTTTGATCCGTAATCTTTTCGTAGTCTTTCATTCTAATATCTAAATCTGTATATGCTGGCATTGATTAATTCTCCTTAAATATTTTGTAAATTTCATTTTTTCTGAAATTCTTTAACAGAAAGAGTATGTTCGTGAGTAATCTCAATCCAATTATAATTATTCAGCGTTTTTTTAGATGCTTCTAGGTATTTATCATAAATTTCTTTTACACATTCTTTGCTGCAACAATCATATGTTTTTGAATCACCCCAGTTATCATGTTTATCAACGTCTTGTATTGTTACTAACCAATAATGCTGCGGAACCTTCATTTTCTTGTTACATACATCGCAGAAATAATTATGTTCAACAACTACTTCTTGCGTTACCTGATGTTTTTCTGTTTTATTTTCAATCATATATACTCCTCTAAACAATTACTGTTAATCCATTTTTAATTCCTTCTTTTGGATCATCCCATTCTTCATATGAAACGATTTCCTGGCTTGGACTATAGTTATCTCCATCAAGAGATATTATTTTGCCGACCTCAGTTTTAAATGCTCCGGCAAATATACTGTCTGTTTCATATATAGGAGGAATAGTAATCCTATATTCAACATAGTCATAATCTTTATTTTTTATTAAATCTCCAATAGTAAGACGAGCACCTTCATTCTCAATCATTGGAATTTCTTTAATTCCTAGGACGATTTTTCTGTATTCTTCCGATGTTATTTTTCCAAGCTTCATATTAATGAGATCGCCAATATGTTTACCTTTAATATCTACATCATATTGAATATCGTTGCATAACTTCCGGATTTCATATACGGCTTTTTTAGAGTCAAGATGCATTTTACTTTCGCGAACGCATATCTCCCCAACTTCGTTATAAAAGCTCTTAAATCGATCAATTATATAAATAAGCTGCTCTTTACTGAGGTTTTCTAAATTTTCTTTAATATCACTTCTCATAGCTCATCCATCCAATCCTTCAAATCGTAAATATCAAATTCCGTAATCTTTTCAAGATCCGGATGATAGAAGAAGAGAGAACTATCATTAGTCCCAGCTGCAAATGTTTGCTCTAGGAATGATAAGACAGTTCTAACACCAAGAGAGTAAGCTTCGCTCTCAGTTCCGGTCATTTCTTCGGTTATATCTCTGTATTTTTTATCAAGTGCATCCTTAAACGTTTTTGTGTTGAAGCCCCAGAAGGAAATATCCTCCAGGGCTTTCATATCATAATTTACATGTGACATTTTTAATTCTCCTTAATATATCATTAAATTTTACATTAATTGATTAAAGTCTTGCGTCATACATCTGCTGTACAAGCATTTCTACGTCTGATTTAAACAGTTTTACAGCTAATTCGTATAATTCGTTAAGCATTCCAAGCTGCTCATCAATAAACTGAAGCCGGCTCTTACATTTAGGAGAATGTGTATCATTATATTTATTCATTCTGTATTTTGTGTTCATGTGATAAATGTCATCAAATTCTCTATACAGAATCATGTATCTGGATCCGAAATTATCTCCAGGAGCACGAAGAACTCTGTTTAAGATAGCTCTTTTCCCTGCAAGTGGAACATCCTTAACAAGGTTTGTAACAACACCTACATAGCCTTCGATCTGCTGATCTTTGAATTCTAACTGTTCATGCTGTTTGGAGAGTTCTCGTTTCTGAGCAAGAATACGATTATCTTTTTCATTCAGATCTTTCTGCTGAGATTCAAGCTGAAGTTTCTGGTCCTTGATAATCTTGTTCTACTGCGCCATAGCCTGCATATTTAATCTGAAGAAATTTTTTACATTTTCGTCAGCAAACGGCAGGTACGTTTCTACAAAGAGATCTTCCTGTCCAGGATTAATATAACCCCCGGTCTTGCGAATAGTAGGAAGAACTTCTGCTGTAACCCAGTGCTTAAACTCTTTGGCTTTTTCGAGCTTGCTGCCGAGGATGAGAGAGTAGAGACCGGATTCGTTGATCCAAACTGGATACTGAGTTCGTCCTAAACTATCTGTGATGGATGGGGTAACGTTTTGGACCCCCATCTTATCTTCTTCTGATACATGATTACGAATTGCTTTACTTGTATTAAAATATCCCAACGCTTCAGCTACATCCTTGCCTACAAACCACGGTTCTCCCTCGATCGTAAGAGTACGAAGATTACCGAACTCTGGATGAAGAGAAGAGTTAAAGATCTGGATCTGCGGTGGAGTAGTGGATTTGGTAGTGGAGGATGAGAATCCTTCTGTTACCTGCTCTGGTGTAATAGTTGCTGCGATTTTACTTGCGTTGCTTGTCATAATTATTGTCTCCTTTAAAATTAATTTGTTTTACACTGATGATAATTAAATTTTACATTATTAAATCTTAAAAATAAAAACATCAGTATTTATGAGGTTTTCAAGGTGCTGCACACGGAAGATTTGTACAAATGTAAAAACAATTGATATACTTTCAAATTTTACATTATAACCGGTACACGATGAGTATATCACCAGCGAAAGGTAGTGTCAAGAGCTTTGAACGAAAATAATGTAAAATTTAAACAGATATTTTGAGCCATGTGAATGATGAGAGGGGAGGGAAAGGTAGGTGATGTTGCATTAAATAGGAAGAAACTCGTTATATTTGGTGCGAGATATAGAGATTTTGCGATCAGAAGTGCGATAGGAGAGTTGGAGATAGTAAATGTAAAATTTGATGAGAGTGTATGGGGATTGTGAGGATTGAGACAAGATTTTGAGTGAATGGGGATGTGATAGGCGGGATGTTAAAATTGCAGTCAGTGTATGTGTGAACCGGCTTACCAAGAAACCATAAAAAAACATGCCTTTTTTGGTCAAAAGTACCCCCTACTTGCACCTAAATCTTCAAAAAGACAATTGACAATAGGGATTGTTTGTCCCGGAATCCCTTTATTTATGCGGGTTTCCGGGCTTTTTGGAAAAATAATAGTAAAATTTAAAAAATGCATGGTTTCTATATGTACGGCGTGTATAATGGGTAGTGTCAAGAGGATAAGCAATCCCTACTTGATAAATGTTCGTTATACTATCGGCGTGAGTGACCGCCGAACCTTGTAACCTATAAACCAATGAGTTCTACTGTATAGGAACGTTTAATAGCTATACAGGCACTTCAACAGCAGGTGAGGAGCGGTAAACTTTAATACCGATATCAAATTGAACCCTAAATAGGAAGTTCTTTTAATTTAAGCGGGTACAATACTGGACGTGGGGCGGGAAAGACCATATTAAGTACTAGTAGTAACGACAGGTTGTACAGTAAAAATTCTCATATGAATACCGCTGAAAAAAGAGTATACTATAAATCTTTATCTTTGAAGAAATAGCTTGTTAATAGATGTGGGCGAACAAGCTGACAGCAAGCCCGAACACTCAGGGCGGTACATTGAGAGAGTACCAAAAAACTACAGTTCTTCTGGAAATGTCAACAAGTAGTAATCTGGTGATTCTACTTTACGATAAGTACAGCGTGAAGTCTCTGATAGACTTCACAGGTGGTGCAAGTCTCTGATAGACAAGTACAGGAACAACAACACACTTTCTGTATCTAATACCCATATGCGAAACGCGTGGCGAAAAATACAGTCTAACTATAAACAATGACGGGATAAGTCCGTCTAATTATAAGAAAGAAAGAGGTAGTTATCATGTTAAAAGCTGAGAATATCATTATTAGAACCATTAACCATAAGCCAGAGCAGTTTGACAAAATCTGTGATTTTGTACGCTTCCTTGCATGGGATGCAGAGTACACTAACACAAAGAAGCAGTACTCAAAAATGACTGCTTTAATCACAGAACAGTTCCCGTTCGCTAATCTCAGTGAGATTGACGTAAAAGAATTGATTCTTGTTGACGGGTTGGAAGTCCAAAAGTTCATTGAAACACGCAAGCGTATGCGTGAACTTGATGAGATTCTGGACGAACTGGCTAAACAGGGATTTACAAAAATCTCATATAACGCACTCAACAGCACAGACAAAGTGTTTTTGACTTTACAGGCTCATACAGCAGTAAAGGCTATTCAGATTGATGAGTCTGTACTCACAAAATCCAACGGGGAAAAACTGGACTTTGAACCACTTATCAATAAATGGATTGCAAACGGTCAGAAGTTCGCAGATATTCGAAAAGCACTGTCAGCCGTTTTTTCCAAAATGGTCAACAGTGAGGGTGACTTGTTCTATCCTATCAAAATCAAAAAAAGTGATTTGCCGGAATCAGACGTTCGCCATTTCCTTGGTGCATTCCTTGGAAAAACCGGACGTTCCGACAAGGGTAAAGGACGTTATCAGTATCTGACAGATATCTCTGATAAAAAAGTGCTGTCAGCAGTCACAGATCTTTATGCGGTCATTCTTGAAAGTGATTGTATTGAAGTGATTAAGTCAGAGCCACATAACGAAAAATAACCATTCTTGACAATTAAACATAAAAAAAGACCTTCGCGGGTCTTTTTTTATTGTGAAAAAAATAAGGGGTAAAATATGAGCAAAAAAGGATTAAAACTGTATACAAAACAGTGTAAAGCATACAATACAATTTTTGAAGGCTTTAAAGTTCCCGTTGGTGCATTTTATGGACGTATTTTAGTACCATATACAGACGGTATTTATCGCAGTTCGGATTATGTTTTTTGGGTATGTGATGACCCAAAAAGTATTAAAACAGGTATGCTTTCCATTCATATTATGAAACGCGAATGGGGTAATAATACTATTACTCGCGATATTCGCAAGACTACATGGCACGATATTAAAGTAGGAAAAAATCATCCAATTTATCAAACTGTATTAACAGAATGCTATAAACTTGGTGGAATTCCTGTAGTTAAAACCTTTAAAAATCCGCAAATTTATGTTAATCGTGTATACACTGCACTAGCACATGAATATAGCTACCGTAAACATCCACAGCCACAGTCACGTTGTTATAAACAAGCACAAGTTGACGGTAAAAATTGGGATATTTCTTGGGAAGAAAACATTCAACCAATGCAGGATATTGACGGTTATAATTACAATGGTATGCCTGTACAATATAATTCTGATAACACCAAACAAGCTCCTTTTACCTCTTTTGAAGGATTTACCGACACGTATGAAGCTCATAGACATGATGGTATGAAGGTTAATCAGACTAAATGCAGACCTGAAAAACAACGTAATAATAATGCCATTATATCTATAAAAATCAACGGTGTTAATATTAACGTTAAATAATTTGACATATATTCACTAACAGTATATTATGAGAGGAGGTGATATACTGGAGGTGAGAAAATATGATGATAGACAGTACAAAATTAATGTTTGGTGGATCTGATTGGTCTGTTAGAAGACGAGCAAGATTACTCGACCAAATGGATCAATATATTAAAGCACATATTAATTCATACGATGATTCTTCAATCAGAGAGTGGCGTATATTTGGAATACTTGATAAATCTGATGAAGAAGTTCTTGAAATGGCAGAAGATTATACACAGTTTATTAATGCCTTATTTGTATTTCAAGGCATCGTTGCTGGTGAGAGTATAGACGAAATTCTCACTGTCAAAATTGGTCGTTTTAACTAATAATCAACACCACACACATTAAGAAGCCCAACACCAGGGCTTCTTTTTGTGTACAAAAAATATAGATAACACCACAAACCACCACATATCACAGTCCTATTGATGTGAGGAACATTCGCCGGTTCCACCCCTTACCGGTTGCAAGGTCAAACCTTGATAGGACGCTTGTAATGAACATACACAAGGAGGAGTTACTATGTTTAAAAATCAAAGTCTCAGACTTATTATGCAATTAGAAAGTCAGCTGTCCGCAATTGACATTCTAATCTCAGAAGCAGAGACTCGCTTCGATCTTGCAACTATTGAACATTATAATAAGGTTCGAAAAGTCCTTTCTCATAAACTCAATGTGATCTTGCAAGACCACAAGGAATCATTAGAACATGATTATGAATTAGTATATTCCTGCTAGTTCCCTTTAATTTTAATACATCATAGGTTACGTCTAATCCACAAAGGCGAGAAGGAGAATAACCATGACAACAACAATCACAATAAAAGACTACAATGATGCAGTCACCCTGCTTAATGCATTTTACGGAGAGGACGGATGGCTCATCTGCAACTATCTGGAAGATCCGGTTTTACAAGTTCGCACCCTCTGGGATAGCGACAACTGCAAGTCGAAAGCTATAAAGATTGCACTGGCAGTCATTCTTTCTACCGCTTGCGTAGAGGATGAAGAAATCCTGAACGACTGGGATGAATGGACGATGGCTGAATATCTGCATATAGATTATTGCCTGGATAATCCAGAAGATTACGAAAAATTACTCAAAAAAGCAGAAGATATAGAATCTCAGTTAGATGATTGTGATTGGAATATTATTGAGTTTTTGAATAATCAGAAAGAGTGTCGTGTGTTCGACACAACATGCTGGATAAGATAAAAGGAAGAGAGGAGAATAACCATATGAATATGAATGCCATCCAGACAGAAGCAGCCATGCATGATTTACTTATTCGTGTCGGTAGAAATACCGATCCGAACTACATTTCAATCAAAAATCTCTTGATTTCATACATGTATAACACATGTATTTCAAAGAGCAAAATCTACGAGATCTTCGTAGAGTTCTGTAATACTGGAGTGTTACCGGCGATGAGTACCGTACCAGGATATTACAGATATAACAAATAATAAAATGGTAATTTTAAACATACATGTATAAATATATAGGAGAAAGAGGGTGTTAATATGGTTTTACTTATCGGATATACTCCTGTTGATGTAATTATTGCACCACTTATTATAGATATATTTAGAAAATAAACACAAAAATGTAATCCTGAATTATATCAATTCAAATTTCAAATTTGCTATAAAATCATATTACTTGCCGATTTGAAACTTGGGTTTTGAAATAGGATCGCATTTTTTGTACCGACCCACCCCAGTAGTGAAGCTACGAAAATAAATATACACCTGATATACAGGGAAATAAGAAGGAGAGAAAACATCATGAAAAAATCATTCAACGCAAATATTAAATCTGCAATCGAAACAATCGTCACGATTACTCTTGCTACACTTGCAGTAGCATGTCAGCCTTCACCAGTAAATGCAGCTACGGAAACATTTTTGGATTCTATTACTACTAAAACAGAATCTACATCAACTGGAACTCTGTATACATTCAGTGATGGAACCGGTTACTATGAAGAGAAATCAGACGCAACAGAAGATTTTTCTGATGGATTAAAGAAACCAGATACAACAGCGTTCGCTCCAACGCTCAGATATTCAATGGACGGAAAGTATTATCCACTCACTGGAATTATCACATCAATAGTTCCAGACGCAGACGCAAGAGAAAATGTGATCACTTTCGAATGTGGAAACGGAAACATGTTCCAGTTTACAGATTCTACAAATGCAGACTGGGATACATATGATCTTGTATCTTGTGTCATGGATAACAATGGAACTGCAATTGTATATGACGATGAAGTTGTTACGACAATGTACGCAGGATATACAGGACAGTTCCAGGAGATTGAAGGAAGAGATTAAATATGTTATAATAAATAAAAAAGAAAGAGGTGAAAGGAAATGTTCGCCATTTATAAAAGAATAGCTGAATTCAAATGGAAAGACAGATTTTCCATTGAAGCTGGATGCACCTGTGATGATCCGGATCCTGAGCTTCTTACATCTTTTGATAGTCTCGAAGATGCAAGAAAAGAACTAAACAAACATAAAACTTCTATAAGGGAATTTGATTCTCCTATAGGAAAAATGTTTGAAGTTGTTGAATATATCATTCAGGACCAGGAAAGCTTTGATGTGTGGGACGAATCAGAACTCAACATTAATCTGCTTGATGAAAATGGAAACAGTGTTGCAACTTGCGTATCTTATCAAAGTGCGGAAGAGATTTTTAATAAAGATGATCGTGAATTAAAAATAGTTCTTCCGTGATAATAACAAAATCAACTAATAGTCTTATAGAGAAATCTGTGAGACTATTTTTTTATGAAAGGAAATAAAAATCATGAACAACAGAAAATTGAAATCAATCCTTACAGGCGGCTTATTCTTAGCTGTCTTTTTTATTGCAGTCGCAATCACAGGATCCGTTGACTACAACGCTTACAACGGAATCCATAAGGTTTCCGGCACTGTGATCAACGGAAAAGTCCAGGACGATAACGGAAATGTGTACTCCGCAGCTTCCTGGGAAACCGGATCAAAGGTAACTCTCACCCTTGATGGTGATGGTGCAGTGGTAAGTATTGCCACTAATAAATAATAATCTAAGAAGGAGGGAAATGGTATGGCAGTAAATTTAACCAGACCAAAAACAGCAACAGAGCATCAAATAAAACTTAAATCTCTGAATAAGGACATCAATGGAATGTTACATGTTCTTGCGAGCTACAAGAAACATCCAGAAACAGAAAGAACATTCTTCACAAAAGAAAAATGTGAGAAAGAACTCGCACTTGCATATCATCAGAAACTTAAACTTCTGTATCCAAAGGCAGAAGCATTATATCAATCTACCATTACAGAAACCTGCAACGGAGAATTTGGACGGAAGTTACTTATTAAATACGATCTCATCGAGACTTGTGGCGTTGCAGATAATGATGAGAAACTTTATGCAATTTAAATAGAAAGGAGAGAAAACGAAATGAAACGATGGGAAATTCATGCAAGATCTATCATGAAAGATTTTTGTTTTCCGATGGCAAAGATTAATCAGGTGATTGACTATGCAAAGGCAATACCGAACGCAAGTAATGACATTAGATTAAACTATGCTTGTCGCAAGGCAAGGGAATTGCTGTAATAAGATTCTAGTTACCATACAATAGTAAAAATTAAAAACACATAAAAGAAAGAGGTAGTAAAAATGAAAATCAAAGAAATCGTAAGCACAATCATGGGAAACAAAGTAGTAGAGGCAGCAGTAGCAGCACCAGTACAGCTCTCTGTATACAACAAAGAAACTGCGTACAATACAGTAATGGAAGATGCAAGAAAAATTGGTTTCAAGAAATTTGCATCAATTCCACTGGAACTTCTGGAGATCGACACTGATTATCAGCGTCTGTCAATAATTTCTAGAGACAAAATCAATTCTCTTGTAAGGGAATTTAATACAAACTTATGTGATCCAATCCTGGTATCACCACACCCGGAAACACATTCGTTTGCAGTAATTGATGGCAGTCATAGAATGGTTGCGTGTGAACTCAAGGGAATTAAAAATATTACGGCAGTTATTGCTGAAGGACTTCCGGCAGACCCTCACGAAAGGAAAATTGCAGAAGCAGTAATCTTCTGTGAGCAGGCTGTCAATATTGATCATCTATTGCCAGCTCATAAGCACAGAGCCAATGTTACTCGTGGAGTTAAGAAGTTCGTCATTCTTGATGAGTGTATGAACGGAAGAAACCTTTTACTTAATATCCATGAATTGAAAAATAAGACAAAAGAAGAACAGGACAAAATGAAAGCAGACGGATGGAGAGTATTATCTGGTTATTCTGCGGCTCTTACTGTGGCTGCTCGAACAAACGGAAAGGAAGTATTAACTGACGTTTTTGATATTATTCAGAAATGTAATTGGCATATGGCAAAAAATGGATACGCTTCAAATGTAATACTTCCGATTGCGAGTATTCTTGGAATTCATAACAATGATCCAATTACAGTAGGTGCAATCATCAAGCTCTTATCTACTATGGAACCAGATGCACTTTTTGCAAAAGCTCACGCACAGTTTCCGGAAAGAAAAGAAAAAGAACGTATCATGATGTACATTGAGATCGAAACAGCGAAACTGTTAAATCGAGATCCTATCTATGTTGGTGGGGATCTTAGAAAGCTGCGTTATCAGTTAAACGACAAGGTAACGAAGATGCCAACTGGAACAGACGGAACCGCGCCAGCTTTAACAAAATAAATAAAGTAAGATTTAAAAATTATTAAAATAACACTTGCGTTTTAGATATGTAGGTGCTATTATAATAATTAAATAAAGTAAAATTTAATAATATAAGAATAAAAGAAAGGAAATAGATATTATGAAGACAACAGTAATCTTTCAGCATAAAACAGAGACATACAGAACAGCATCTGGCAAATTTTTGCCACTTATCCTTAAAGTAGTGACTGAGCCTGACGCAAGAGGAATACGGATTTCAATATCTGGATATTCAAACCCACTTCCATTTAAAGAAGCGGTTATTGAATGTGAGAGTTATCCTATCAGTTCATGGATAGAGAAATTCGGATATCAGAAGATCGCAGAATTTTACAAAGAATAACGATAAATAACGCTTTACGCGATATTTATATATGCAACACAAGTAACTATTAATCAAAGCAAACAGTTTTTGACTTGCTACCAAAACTGACTCTTACGTACACCCACAAATACATCCTGTATCATGATCCAATTGAACGGTTCAACCTCTAGTCGAAGGTACGTTTTTCCAGATACGGAAATTGATGCAGGATGTCATATCAATAAGATAATTCAGCATCTTACTCATTGGTGGGGTGAAACCTAGACCCACCCTCCTTCTTATAAAGGTATTGAATTATCTTATTGAGAGATAAAAGTAAAATTTAAAAATTAAGGAGAACAAAGAAATGAAAAGCAAAATCATTCCATTTCCAAAAGAAAAAGTAAAGGAACCCAAAACGTACCCTGGAGATAACAAAATTATTTATCTTAGAAGGGAATATTTCCAGAAAGGAGAGTATCACTCATGAATAAATATCTTTTTAAAATAGCAGATCTTCTGTTAGCTACGGAAAGTACAACGTTCAAAAATATTCAGGGAGCTTCTGGAACCACATATAATATAGAAGTAATTCGTACTCCAACGGATGTAGAAGTTTGGTCAATCGCACCTACGGAAACTATTTATACAGAATTTGATGCGATTATGGCTGCCTATGAAGAGCAGGAATATCTTCGTAGGAAACGATTACAACAGAAAAAGAAGAATAAAGTATCAATTTTAAATATCTTGTTTGGAAGGAGAGTAGCATAATGAAATTTATTGAAAAATTTTATGCAGAAGATAAATTTAGATCAAGTCCATTAGGCAAATGGTGTCCATATCAGTTAGGATATGAGCCAGGACCAGATCCAGAAAGAAAAAATGCAGGTAAATGTCCAGAAGTAGTAAAGGATTATTCTTGCGCTACGTGTTGGAACAGAGAAATACCAGAAGAAAAAGAAACAACAGAATCTAAAGAAAACACACCATCAAATCCATTTCCAGGCTTTGAAATCAACGATGTTGTGCAGTTAAGAAATGGAAAGTTATGCATCGTATTGCCTAATAATGCATCTGAGAATAATAAAAGCTTATTTTATAAATATGACATAAGAGAAGCAGGATATGGATCTGGACTGAGCTGTGTAAGTCATTGCTGTGATTATACAGACAATATTTATAATAATAAGTCATATAACTATGATGTTGTTAAGTTATGGAGATCTGATTCTGAAAATGCTTTAATGACTATCGGATATTTCTTCAATAAAGAATCAAATCTTAAAACAATCAAACCAATCTGGCAGGAACAGCCAACAAAGAAAATGACACTTAAAGAAATTGAACAGAAGCTTGGATATTCAGTAGAAATTGTAGAAGAATCAGAGAAGGAAGACGAAGATGAATGATATATGTACATTCTTAGGATTTGCACCAGCACTTGCGGATCAAATACTTTCATACAAAGATAAATTTGATGCCGTCTACATTGATCATGGTCAGATGATCCTGGTGAGCAAAGATACATATTCAGCGGAAGCGGATGGAGAACTTCCGGCATTTGAGTACAAGTATATCTTAAACTGCTTTGATTTTCAGGCTTTTGGAGCTGATCGAAGCGAAATTGTAGTTCAATGTAGATTATGCCCATTACAAAAATACATCAACAAAGAGAAACTTTCAGAACTATTAGAATCAGTTAACGGAGAAGTTTATGATGAAGATTTCTACTTCGAAGATATGGCAAGCACAGGAATTCTCCCATGTTTAGGAACAGAATATATCAGCTATGATCCAGAAAAAGTTCCAGAAAATAAATACGGAAATCGTTGGTATGATTATTATTATAATCTTACTGATAACAAGGACTTTGTACTGATGTTGAACGTGGCAGCCACAGTATTAAATTGCATCGATGCTATGCGCGGAGAGTTTATTGATAATGTATGGAACCAGATTGGAAACACTGGTTGGGATAACTTGAATTACCTTCTCAATGGTAGAGACTGGTTGAATGCAGCACTTAGAAGAATCAAAAACAATGAAAGCGAGGAAGATAAATAAAATGATGAATCCAGATCCAAAGGAATATAACTACGATGATTGCAAACTGAAATTTTACAGAGGGAAATATGAATTCGGTGGTGGAACTGCGCTGATGGCTATTTGTGATACCGGAGAACCATATGCAACTATCTCTGTAAATTTTGATGAAGTAAAAATCCCAAAGGATCACATCTTCCTCGACATGAATAACTGCAAGCATTTATGTCAGCAGATGATTGATGATGGTTTACTTGAACTGACCGGGTTGCAACGTCCATCAGGATTCTGCATTTATCCGGCGGCCAGAATGACAGACAAGCTCAAAGAGATTCTGGAAGATTTTTAAATTATAATCATATAAAGTAAAATTTAAAATAAATCAAAAAAATGAATCAAACTTTAAGGACGGAAAGGAAGTTGATACAAAATGAGAAGAAGAACTGTTGTGGTTAAGAGCAGGAGAATTGCCTGGATGTTAAGGAAGGAGGGATATAGGATTATCAAGATAGCTCCAGACAGATTTAGACCTCAATTCAACATTTTTATCTTCCAAAACGAACCTGGACTTGGAAAATCTTTAAAGAAATATATCGAGGAAACTGAAGAATATAGAAGAGTCAGGGATCAGAAAAAATGATGAACTGAAAGGACGTAACGAAATGAGTGCACACAATGAAGAATTTGACCGTAGCAAATGTTTTACCTTCTTTGAATCATATTACACTACAGGTAAGATGATTGAAGAAATAAAAGGTAAAGATATCGCTTACGAATATTATAAAGCGATTATTGAGTATGCTTTATACAAAAAACCGATAGAGAATAAAGAAATACTTCTCTATGCAGGTGGAGACACCGCCCTTAGAGTAATTGATTCATCTCAAGAAAGACGAGCGAGAGGTTTTGGTGAGAACACAGAAAGAACTCAAGCAATTATAGAATTTGTCAGAGATCATCCTGGAGTATCACAAAATGAAGTCGCTGCTCAAGTACATTGCAGTAAAGGAAAAGTAAACCAGGCTCTGAAAAATTTCAGAGAAGGAAAATATGTAGACACATTCGATTTCAATATCATCATAAATGGTAAGGAGTACCGCTCAGATGGTCAGGTCGTGACCGATCAATCAGAGAGCGAATATGAAGTGATTGATGATGGTACCGAAGATAGTACCGCTATGGTACCCGGTACTTATATACATACTGATACTGATAATGATATTGATAATGATAGTACTGACCGGTACCGGTACCGCGATGCGGATAGCCGTATAGCCGGATCAGTCACAGAGAGTCGCTGCGCTCCAGAGATCGCTGACGCTCCGATCGCTAACGCTCAAAAAGATCCTGAACGAGAAAAGAAGAGGGAAGAGAATCTTAATCACTTCAAATCTCTTGATTATGGTGGAATCATGTCAAATGAACTGATCCCTGAAGTTTGTGAAGCTCAGTATGCAAGAGAAGAGTATGAGGATGAAACTATAGATGAGAAAAGAGAACGCTTAATGAAATTTCTTACAGGTGGTTTTGTTCGGGCAAAAAAAGAATTTGCAGAGGAGCTTGTTGACACAGTTATTACCGGTAACGGTAGGTTATAAAAAGGAGATAGAAATAACGTTACTTAAGATAATTATAGTATTAATTGCTTTCCCACTTGGATTTTTTCTGATCGGAAGGCATTACTCGATACAAGATAAATTGCTTGCAGTATTCACTGTGTGGCTTTCATTATGTGTGGTAACAGAAAATATACGGTATTTGATATAGAGGAGAAAATGTTAATGAATAAGTCATTATCAGAATTAACAAGAAATGAATTATTTGCCGTTTTGTTGTGTGGAGAACGACCAAAGGAAGGATTTACTCTGAATGATTATGCAAAAGAATGGAATCTTAGAGTTGAACAAGAGGGTGGATTTGAGATTTCCGCATCCGATTGAAAGGAGTTATTATGTCAAAGAAAAATAAGCCAAGATGGAAAGAGTTAAATATGTATGAGCAGCTTGCTAGACGACATAAACAGAACGGTGGATCTGAATATATGGTTAATTGGCTTCACGAGAAAGCAAGAGAAAAAGAACAGGAAGAAAAACGAAAGGTGGAAATGAATAATGAAGAAATTTAGCATTGAATATCACGAAACTTATGGAAGAACATATGAAATTGAAGCCAATTCACCAGAAGAAGCAGAAGAAATTTTAAAAGAAAGAATTAGAGAAGGAATGGAAGATCCACCAGAAGAATGTGAAAATAGCTGGTGTGATAATATCCAGAAAATGAAAGAAACTAATATTTATGTATCAATAGAAGATAAATTAGAGGAAATTATTTCCAATGAATCTGTTGACATGATAGAAGAATTTCTTGGATATGAATTAACATTTACCGCACCAGAAGATATACATAGTCAAGTAAGAGATACTTTAGATCAGATGCCAGAAGAAGAACTTCTTTTATGGGAAGAAAAATATAATTTACTTTAGATGAAAGAGATATTTCAAGATGAGGTGGAAAAATGGATAATAAAGAAAAGATTTCTTTTAAAAATAAAAATATTTTTTGCCAAAATGACAAAGAAATTATAGAAATATTAAATGAAGCAGAAAAACGTGGGTATAAATGGAGATCAGGAATTGAACCACTGAAATATATTCCAAAAACAATTTGTGATGGATTAGGAGTAATTTTATTTTTCGATAGAGATGGATCAAAAGTAATTACGTTTTTAGATAGTTATTTTAAAGAAACAAATCTTGATGTAATTTTGGCAAAAAATATTATCTAAATTTGAATGGATAGTGTAAAAAGTAACTAATACGATTTTAGATATATGTGCAGAATATGTAGAAGAATGAAACAAGAGTTTCAGGAGGTGGAAGTTATATGGACAAAGAGAAATTTATGGAAGAACTAGAGAATAAAGCTGCAGCAGCTATAAAATATGCATTGAAAAATGCAAAGAAAGCTGAAGATGAAAACGATAAAGCCGCCATTCTTAATATAGAATTTTGGATAGGACAATATCAGGCTTATAAATCTTTAATGAATGATTTAGACCATGAAAAATATGTTGAATTACATCGCAAATACAGAAATGAATTTACTGAATGTCAATGTGTAATTTATGAGTTATATCATTAAGAGGTGAAAAATAAATGAAAATATATGTATTAGAAGAATACAACACAGGGCGCACTGCTTGCATATCAGAAGATATTAACATGATAAGAAAGAAAATGTGTGACAAAACTTATTTTGATCCACAATATAATGATTACCCAATTTTAACAATCTGGGAAAATGGAGATAGCATTGAGAAAATAGAAGGCAGTAATGTATTGAAGAAAATTGCAGAAGAAATTAACAAATTATAATATAAAAGAAGAATTGGAGGAAATTATGAGAAGTATTTCGAGTGCGATAATTAGTTTGACTTGTTGGTATATTCTTGCGAATATGAATACTACACAAGTTGATATGAGATCATTTTTAGCCATGATGTCACTTGTAATGTTAGTAATAGCAATTATATTAATGATTTTTGGACTTTAATGAAATGATGATTTCAGGATTGGAGAAAATATTATGACATTTAAAGAATGGTTAAAAGAGGCTGTAAGTAAAAGAAGTGATGATTATAAAAATCTTCTTCCAGAATTAGAATTAATAGATGGTACAAAATTGTCAGTGCAGGCATCAGAATTTCATATGTGTATGCCAAGAAAGAAATTAAAAGACGGAAATTATGATAGTGTTGAGGTGTATACACATGGAGTTGAAATTAAAGAGTTAAATGAAATGTTCTGGGAGATGTCTCCATATGTTTATGGATATGTATCAGTAGAATTTATGGAAACATTATGTATGCTACACGGTGGTATTAGATGAAATTCTTTTGTTGTAACTGTATGGCAGGAATTGATAGAGGGTATGATCAGTCACCACATGGATTAATTGATGCATGGAATAAGAGAGTATAAGGAGAAATTATAATGGATGGAAATATATTTGCGGTATATACAAAAGAAGATAAGAATATTGGAATGTGTGCAATAGCAGAAAAGATTCCTAAAAGTAATAATCTTGTAAGTTATTTTAAGAGTTGTGTTACATTCAATGTATTCGATACATGGAAAGAAGCAAAAGAAATAGAGAAAGAGTGGAATATCGGATTCTTAAAGAATGGGGAACAGAAACATTATTCGGAATGGTAAATAAAATAAAATTTTATGAAGGAAGTGTAAATAAGTTGTATGGATTTTTTAGAAGAGAAATGGATTAAAGATGGTTGTCATATTGATGAAACGCCAGATTATGAAATGGAAGATAAAGAAAGATTAAAAGATGCGTTACGTGCATTAGATAGAACACTTGACAATTTCAAAAATAGAAAGTGAGGAATAAAACATAAAAGTAGAATTAAATCAGATATTTACAGTAAACAAAGGAAACAGAACGGTTAAATGGAAAGTTATAGAACATCCGTATTTTGATAGATTGATACTTGTCAAAGATTACTCTGGGTTATACGGAAGAATGAAAAATGGAGTTTGTAAGGAAGATTATAACCATGTAAACGGATATACAACTTTAGAAACGGCTTATGAAGATGCTTTTATTATGAGTTAATGAAACGATAATTTCAGGTTGAGAAAGGTTAGGTAATTATAATGACAGTCGAAGACGTAATTAAAAAAGAAACAAATGTAAAAAGAATTGGTTTCAGAAGTATTCGGAATGGTAAAATTATTGAGTATTATAAAAAACCAAGTGATATCCCGAAGAATAAGATGTGCCAAGCCACACCAGGATATATAAATATTTATGGATATTTAACAATTGATGTTCATTTTTAAGAAGGAGAAAATCTTGTAATGACAACAGAACGAACAAAACTTAGAGGATATGAAGTAGTTTTCTACCATAAAGGTTATAGACTTCATGCCGGAAATCCAAAAATTTTTCCGGTCCGAAAACCATCCGAAATATACAAGAAACATTATGAGGAATATCCATGGTTCGACCACGAATTATGCATTGAAGAAACAGAATATGAAGGCGTTCCATTGAGTCCATACAATACTTATAACGGAAGGGATATCATTGACAGAGAACACTATTTTGGCCTTGATGCTTGTGAAATTGGTGATTATTTTTCAAGAGATATGATTAATTATTTTATGGATATGCTTCCACCAGCTTGTATGAGAAGCGATTGTTTCCAGATGGGAGAACCTGTTTCGCATAAACTTAACGATAATGGAAAATATGCAGCAACGTATCCGACATTTAAACAAATCTCAGAAGATATTTGGGAATATTGTGGAGATTGTTTTAGAGGAGAAAATTCTCAACATGGACAAAGAATAATGGCTCCATATGTTTATATTTAAGGAAGAAGGAGATTAACATGGATAAGAGATTTGAAGAATTAAAAAGTGAATTATTTATGTGGGGACAAGATCGTATTGAAGAGTTTCTTGGATATGAAATCAATCCGGATTGGGACAAAGATACGATCGACAATGCTATGGATGAAACTTATATGCAGATGCCCGAAGATGAACTTGAAGTATTTTATCAGCAGTATCTTATTGAGTAAGAGATTTTTAGATGGAGTTAAATATATAACAGAGCAGAATTTGATGAAATGACAGAAAGAAATCTTTAAACTGATTGAGGGAAAGGAAGGAAATTGATTATGGATATCAATAATTTAACAAAAGAGCAGGCGATTGCAGAACATAGAAAAATGTGGAATTGGATCGCTGATAGATTAGAGAATTATAATGATCCTGGTTATGATATTCATATGTATAAAGTGAAATATATAAAAGAAAACTTTCCACATAATGATATTAGACACGATTGTTTTTGTTGTCATTACGCTGTGCAAGAAAATGATGGTAATGTTTTTACTAATTATTGTATTAACTGTCCACTGATTTGGGGTACGGAAGATAATACAGATGAATTCTTCTGTGAGCAAGGCAATCGTGATATTCCATTCGAAGATATGTATTTGTTTGGTGAAGAAGGATATGGATTATGGAATTACGCACAGAGCTTAACAAAGAATCATGACTACGATGAAGCTGCTAAGGTCGCAAGGCAGATAGCAAATTTGCCGGAAAGGTGATTGATTATGTTTAATACTACAGTACCATTAAGAATTTATGAAAATGTAAAGAAATACTTTGAAAAACATAATATGTCATATGATGTGCAGGAAATTATTCCGGATTTATTACTTTTATGTATGATCGGTTTACGGAAGTGGCTCCTATTATGTTTTATTGATTCGGAAGGGAGATAATTATGAAATTATTGTTGGAAAACATTGCAGATATTCAAGAGATATATGGAACACGTATTATCTATAACAATGTATCATGTATCAAAAATATTATTAATAAGGATATGTTTAATAAATGTTTGATTTATAGTGAATCCAAAAATCATAAAATCAAAGGCAATATTAAATGCAGACCAATGAATACAGATTGGAAGACAGAATGTAAAGAAAACATGTTCTGGTTTCAGGACACATTGGAAGACATGAAACAAATGCACCCATTTATGGATGACCGTCTGTTTGATCTTCGTCAAAAACTTCTTGATTTTGCTGGGGAAGTTGTCTGTCTTCCTGCTTACGAAGAAGACCTTGACAACATCTTGAATTATGGTCAGTTCTGGGTTGGTAACAACGTAAAATTAATGCGTGGTGAACCAAGTCAATGTCATGCAAATTCATGTAATCTCTGGGAACAAAACAAAAATGCTACACGCATCTGTACCGGATATGCATTATCTGACGATGGAATGTGGCGTCAGCATAGTTGGCTTGTATGGCACAAAGCCCGTTCCAACCAGATTGTTGAGACAACTGTAAAACGCATTGTTTACTATGGCTTTGTCATGCCTTATGATATGTGTCAGAAATTTGCAGATGACAATTTTTAATATAACTATGATAGTAAATTAATTTGGGAGTGAAATAATTAATTATGGTTAATATTACTATTGTTCCAGTATCAATTAATAATCCTGTGTATGATCATGTAAGGAAATATTTCAAGGAAAATAATATGCCTTACGAAGTACAGGAAATTATTCCAAATGGAAGCCCATTTAATCATAATCTTTATATTGTGATTGCAAAACATACTAATTATCCAGAGATCAAAAAATCGTACGGTGGTGGTCCATGGGTTGTCTGGAGCAGCTGGAATGAAAGCACACAGTGCTTAAATCACGGCCATTACGATATAGTGGATTATGATAAGGCATACGCACTTGCGATGGAATTAAGAGCGTAAGAAAGGTGTGAGATAATGTACAAGCTTGAGACTTATATAAAAGAAGACAGAATACCGTATATGGTTAAAACAGAAATTTGTAATGAAAAAATTACTGTAAATACTCCAAAAAAAGTATTCAACATGCTTAATACATATTTTAATCTTGGATTAAGATCAGAAGAATATGTATATATGATTTCAATGGATGCTAAATGCAATATCATTGGAATATTTGAAATATCACATGGGATCATTAATCAATCAATGTTGAACCCAAGAGAAATTTTTATGAAAGCTTTGTTATCTGGAGCAGCTTCAATTATTTTAGCACATAATCATCCAAGTGGTAATTGCTCTCCGTCACAAGAAGATCGTAATTGTTGTAATAGAATACATGAAGTTGGAGAAATGTTAGGTATTGAATTATCTGATTTTCTTGTTGTAAGTGAAAAAACATATTGTTCTTTTAAAGAAAAAGCATATTTGTGAGGTAAAAAGATATGAAGGTGCTGGTAACTGTAACAGAAACTTATACACATACATATTGTGTGGAAGCTAAGTCGAAAGAAGATGCCGAAAGATATGCAGAAGATAAAGGTTTGGATTGCAATGTCTTTAATGATGATTGTGAAACAGAATACGAAGCAAGATTACCTAAAGGCGAAGACCTTAGTATGTATGAATATGTGAAGGATTGAGGTGGACGAGATTATGTGGAATGATAGTTATGATATTACGCCGGATGAATTAAGTCAGATCATGGATATGTGTCGAAAAAATTGGACATGTACAAGATTTGAACCAGGAGAAACTTTATATATCCTTCTTTGTAGAGTAGATGAAGATGATATTGAAAATATAGTTGATAAAAAAGAATTTGAATTTGTGAAATGTTAGAAAGGAAAGAGAATAAAAATGAGTAAAGCAATTATTGACGCAATCGCACAGCCAGGAGTTATTGTAGTATTTGATGTAGATGGAGTTCTTGCACCGTATGAGTGGGGAACTAACTGTCATCACAGTATGTCGGATGATGAATGGGATAGTAGACTTGCATCAGGCGAAGATCTTTACAAGACAATTCAGCCAGTGAAAACATTACAGAATTTTATTGCACAGAAAAATCCTGATGAAGTATATGTGTGTTCAAAAGCAGCCAATGTAGAAGCGAAATCAAAAAAGGAATTCTGTATTAGAGAGTATGGTATTAAGCCGGAAAACATTCGCTTGGTAAAAAAGAAATCTGATAAGTTGACATTACTGAATTCACTCAGGGACGAGCTTAATATTCCAGAAAATCAGATCGCTATTGTAGAAGATACAGTTGAAACATTGGACATGATTGCTGATAAAAATAATTATAAAACAATTCATGTGTCATCATTCTTGTAATAAAGAATTCACATTTTTCTTATGAAAGGAGAATTAATATGGCAGACATAAGAGAAAAAATTCAGAAACTGTTGGCATTATCAAAATCTCCGAATGAACATGAAGCATATGCAGCACTGGTTAAAGCAAGAGAATTAATCGCAAAAAACAAGCTGGATGAAATAGATTTTGAAGATAAAGAAAAAAAGAAAGTAATTAAAACAATGGAGCTTACTGGAATTTCTTACAGTATGAGACGCAATCCCTGGATGAATGATCTTAAAGAAGTAATTGCTGAGAATTATTGTTGTAAGAGTTTTGCGAAACGCATAAAAAAGACGAGATATATAAAATTTATGGGTTTAGAAGAAGATGTTGATATGTGTACAGATGTATTTTGGTATGCATTAAATTGTATTAATGACGGAATTGAGAAAGAAAAGAAAAAATATAAAGGAGCCAAAACGAAAGATTTAACAATCATAGCAAACAGTTATGGTTTTGGGTTTATTGATGGACTCAAACAGGCATTCGAAAAACAGAATCAGGAAAATGAAAAAGGATGGGGATTGGTTTTAACTGTTCCAGAAGAGGTAATAGATAGAGTAAATGAATTATGTGGGAAACCTAAAAAATTATCATGTAAAGCAGCAAATGAAATTCATCCGGATACATACAGTGCCGGTTATGCCGAAGGAAAACAATTTACAACAAGAAAGAAATTAGGTGAAGAGAATGAAAAAATTGAATCCTAATGAACAAGAATATCTTCATGGATTAAATAATGAAGTAATGTCTAATATTAACAACGCAATAGATTTATTATGTAAAAGCAAATATTTATTAGAACGTTGTGAAGTATACGCATTAGAAACAAGTGCTATTAATGATAGGATTTCACAAGCAATAACTATGGCAATTAGCGCAAGGATTAGATCTGGAGAATTTAGGGAAGAAATAAGTAGCGGAGAAATTTCAACAGAGGGATTTTATTAAAAAGAGAGAAATAAAATGGATATATATAAATTTGCAATAATGACTATTTCATTAGATATTTTGATAAATATACATATAGCGACCACAATGATGAAAATACCAGAATTTAATTGGAAACATGAAAAATTATCAATAATCGTGCATACATTCATTATTGTTATATTTTTTGTAGCATGGTTTTATGTTTTTGTATATTCGGATTGGATTTATATTTGGCTTCATAATTTAAGTGAAAAAACTATGAAAATTTAAGAAAGCATGAAATAAATAATGAAAAAGGTTAGTGAGGAATATAAAAAAAGAACAGAAGAATGGTTGGATGAACGATGGTGGTTTACACAAATGGAAGATGCTAGACCGCAAGAAATGAGCTATTATCTAGGAGCCGTAAAAGCACTTGAATTTCTTGGATTTGATTGGGTACGAGACGAACACGGCAAGCATACGATTTATTAAAAATTTTTAAGGAGGGTGTTCATATGAAATATTATATACCGTTTACATATGGAAGATATGGAAAAATTTGTATAGAAGCAGATAATCCTAAAGAAGCTGTCGATAAAGCAAAAACAGAATTAAGTGTAATAAGTGAAATAGATTTAAACAGGATATCTGCATATCTTGCAGATTCATTGGAAATTGATAAAGACGGGGTTATTCTAGATGAGTGTGGAAATATTGTTGGGGTGATTTAAAATGGAAAAAAAATATTATGCATTTTGGAAATATGATAGTGTCCCATATTTACTCGGTGGAGAAATAGAAGAATTTAAATCAGACGGACGAGTAAAAATTAAAGGATTTACAGGAATACTATTTCATCCAGTGAAAATTGTACCATTGGCGACAGGAATTAAACTTAAGAAACTTCTCGATATAGCAGAAGCAAATTATAGTATAAAATATCAACAAATTGATAGAGAGTTGAAGTCTGTAATCGATAAAATTTGTGAATAAAGGAGAATTAGCTATGACACATTGCTATATTTGTGAAAAGTCAGATATAACTAATCCAAATGTAAAAATAACATATTGTGGAAAAAAGAAAGGAAAAAGAGTACAGAAAACAATAAGAATTTGTAATACTTGTGCAGCTATGATGACAGATGAAGAAATAAAAGATCAGGTTAGAGATTGGGAAAGATGGGATTAAATTATGCAGATGGTAAATCAGGGAATTATTTCTATTCCAAAAGAATGGGAAGGTGCATTGAAATTTTGTTTACGATGTGTTGGTATGGACGAAGAAGCAGTTGATATTACAGTTGAAAATGATAAGGCAATTGCTAATATTGAAGAATACTATGGAGATATTGAAGAAAGTTTAAAAGATTTGGTAGATATGTTTGTCGCTGCGGATGTTCCGATCGATATAGACATTGAATACTATGGTGATTATAACGGAGCGTATAAAGTTGAAAATGATGAATTAATTTGTCTGGACGCTGAAGATTTGGCAGTAAAAAAATCTAATGACGATGAGCTGATTAAAGAATTGGAGCGTAGAGGATATCAAGTAGTTAAGCGTAAGAAATAAATGTAAAATTTAAAAATATATTAACGAATTAAGGAAAAGGAGATTGATAATTATGAAACAGATTATAAAATTTATAGACACAGATGTTGATGGCTGTGGCACAAATATAGAAATAATGATTCAAATTAAAGGTAAACATAAAATAACAAATGAAGTCATTCGAAGAACAGAAGATGTTATTGAAAAATATAAAAAAGAAAATAAAGAAGAATGGGATACTGATAGCATTATCAATATAGCATGTGAACATTTAAAAACAGAAGGTTATACATGCTACTACATTGTAGAAGAAGCAACAATTGAATTTTAAATTAAATATTTACTATAAAGGAGATTGATATTATGATGACAAATTTAAACGGAACAAGAAGAACAAATAATGTTACACATGTAGAAACAATGTTTGATGCAAGAAAAACTCCATGGGACGGTCTTGGTAGAGAAATTGCAGGAGCTGTAACATCTAAAGATGCACTTAGACTTGCACAGTTAGATTGGTATGTAAAAAGCAGATCGGTTAAAGATTCTACAACTGGAAATATTATTCCGAACTGGAAAGCAAATGTAAGAGATATTGATAATAGCGTACTTGGTATGGTGTCCGGTAGATATCAGATTGTGCAGAATGACGAAGCGTTTGCATTTACAGATGCTCTTCTGGGCGAAGGCGTTACATATGAAACAGCCGGATCCTTAAATGGCGGCAGAAAGGTATGGATGCTTGCTAGACTTGATGGAAGAGATATTGCCGGAGAGAAGATTGATCCTTATCTGGTATTTACTAATAGCCATGATGGAAAGGGATCCGTAAGAGTAGCGATCACACCGATCAGAGTATGGTGCAGTAATACTCTTAACCTGGCATTAAAAAGAGCACAGCGTCAGTGGAGTTGTACTCATACAGGAGATATCAACGGTAAGCTCGAAGATGCCAGGATGACTATTATTAATAGTGAAAAATATCTTGGTGCTCTTAAAGACGAATTTGAAACCTTAAAGCTGAAGAAGATCACGAAAGATAAAATGTTCGAATTCACAAAAGAGCTTCTTCCGCTTGATGAAGTGAGAGATACAGTATTAAAAGCAAATAATATTGAGCGTGATAGAGAAATGCTTATGCAGTGTTGGGATGCACCGGATCTCCAGCAGACAGAGAATAGTTTATTTAAGTTTGTCAATGCTGTATCAGATTTCTCTACTCATAGACCTGCAAAAAGAATTACAGAAACAGGACAGCAGAATAGATTCATGAAGGTAGTTAATGGAGACGACCTGATTGATAAAGCGTATAAGATCGCACAGAGGGAGCTGATTTAAATGAAAATGGTAAAAAATGAAAACCCATTAAATACAATGGAAATTCAGCAGACTCCGGACCAGAAATGGTTCGGGTTCTGCGAGCAGACACATGAGTATACGCCGCCATTTATAAGTAAGAAAAATTTAATAAAAATGCTTGTAATGAAAGGATATGAGGTGATAGAAGATGATTGATTTATTAGAAAAAGCTGTGTTTGTAAAAACACAGGATGAATATAAAAATCTTTTAAGAATGGCTAAATTACAGGGCTTTAAATTAACTGATGATTTAAAAGCAGAAATATCATTACCAAATATACTGTTTTTTAATCGAAACAAAATAATTGCTAAATTGAATTCAGACGAAACAAGAATAATATATGAAGCATCCGAAATTCTTAGTGCAAATACCGAAAAAGAGATGACGGCCAGAGAATTTTTGGAGAAATTGATTATTAAATATATTAATTGTAGTGGGAGAGGGTGCGAAAATTGCAAGCTTTGTATGTATAATAATAAACTCGAAAAGCAACTTTGCGACTCTAATTTATGGAAAACAGACGATATTGATTATCTTATCGAATTAGTATCAGATGACGATCCAATTTATCACCCGCCAATGGACAATGTCAAAGCTGCTAATTTTATTGACGATGTACTCGGTGGAAAGGAATTAAGTAAAGATGAAGAAGAGGCATTGAAATATGCTGCAGAGAAATTAAGAAAAATGAAAGAAAATGAATAAAAAAATAGGAGAAAATCAAATAAATATAGACATTTTAAATATGTCTGACGAAGAAATTGTCTTGGTAAATGTTAATCGGTTGTATTATCGTTTGGCAACATTATCACGTTCCGATAAGAGTTTTGAGGCAGTACAAATAATACATAATGCATTAAACAATGTACCTGCAAGACAAATGTTTGTAGAAATGTCTATAAAACATGTTAAAACATGTTTCGGAAACAGTTTGCCGAATATGCCATTTAATTCATTCAGAAAAAGAAGGAGTAAAATAATGAAGAAAATAATCAACGGTAAAAAATATGATACAGAGACAGCCAAAGAATTAGGATGTTGGGATAATGGATATTTATCTAATGATTTTAGTTATTGCGAAGAAACACTTTATCGTAAGAAAACAGGAGAATATTTCCTGCATGGACTAGGCGGCGCGCTAACACAGTATTCTGAAAAGACATGGAATGGAAGTACAGGTGGTCAAGTTATTACACCTCTGACGGAATATGAGGCAAATAGATGGGCTGAAATGCATTTAACTGTTGATGAATACGAATCAATATTTGGAGAGGTAGAGGAATGAAATACAGATTTTGTGTAATGTTATGTGGTGGATATTGTGGTGGATATATCCACGTAAACGCTGACGATGAAGATGATGCTTATGACAAGGCAATTGAATATGTAGGACCTAGATTGTATAAAGCATTTCCGGAATTAGATATTGAATATTCAGTAGAATTGTGTGACGAAAGTGAGAGTGAATAATTATGCAAAGCATGTATATTGAAAGAGATGGCAAGCAGATTCAGCTGACTGTGGATGAAATTAAGTCAGCTTGGGCTGCCTGGGATGCAGAATTGAGAAATGATCAAAAAGAAGAAGTAAAGCACACACTGTTAAAATTAAGTAATGAAAATGATGGACTTCAATATAAATTGGCTGCAGACAATGATGACATTATAGATGAAATTGCCAGAGATATTCGAGAATCCATTGAAAACGGATGCGATTACGATTGGTGTTTTAATACTGGTGAATATGGAGGCTTTATGGATAGTTATAATGCTGCAATGGAAGTTTTTGGAGGAGATGAAGAATGACAAATAGAGAGTTTTATAAAGAACAGATTCTGGATGTTGTGTGTGACAAATGTAGTAAATTTGCGTTTGATGAACGTATAAACAAAGTAGTACCATGTGATGAGTGCGATTGTGATTTTTGTAAATTTAATAATAATTACGATTGTTTTTTTAAGAGGAGAGAATGGGCTAACTCTGAATACATCGAAAAACCAAAACTCACAGAAAATGAAAAGAAGTTTTTAGATATTATTGATCCTGAATTTAAATATATTGCAAGGGATTTAGATGGAGACTTATATATATTTAAAAGGGAACCTAAAAAATTAAAAGAAATTTGGGGGTATTTAGATAATTGTAGAAGAATAGAAGAAAAATTTTTTAGAGAATTATCATTTTCCTTTATTAAATGGGAAGATAGGGAACCATGGTTAATTGATGATTTGAAGAAGTTAGAAATAAGGAAGGAAGATGGAGAAAATGATAATTGAACGTGATGGAAGACAATACGAATTAACGCATGAAGAATTGAGTGCAGCAAATACTGAATTTGTTACAGATTTTATGAAAAGAACATTGATTGACGATTTTGGATTGACGGAAGATGAAGCCGAAGAATGGGCTAAAATTGCATATGATTATTATTGTGATGAGCATGGCACAGAATATGACTGTATAGAACTGGCATATGATGACTATTTAGAACAGGAGAATAAGGATGAATAAAAAATGGATTGATAATAAAATTAAAGAAGAGGAACAGAAAGCAGAAGAGATTTACGAAAAACTTAAAAAGCTTTTTATAGAGCAGAATTTTATTTCGAATGAGTATACATATAAAATACTCAACGAATTAAAGAATAGGAGAAAAGAAAATCATTATTTTACTGAATATTTAATAAAAGATCCGGATATTTTCTTTCATGTAGATGAAAATGATATTTATTCTGCCATTGAAAATTATGAAATATATCAAAAATGGTTAGAAGATAATAACATTCTTGGATTAGCTTATTCGTACTCAAATAAAGAAAACTGGGAAAGATATGCTGACTCAGAAGTATTAGAGATTGATGGAGATATTATTATCACTGATCCTTGTTACATAATGAGGGCTGAACATCATGGTACAAAACCTATTACAGAAGATGATTGGGTGGCTTGCAATTATGGAAGTAATATGGAAGTACTTGGAATCAAACATTATCTTACTAAAAATACAATTTATGGAGATTGGGGTTGTACTACATTTGATGCTACAAATGGAATGGGATTAAAGACTAGAAAAGCAATTGGCAATTTCTGTGCGGATGCTGGTCTTGTTTCAGTATTTTTACTTGACGAGGTATTGAAATATAATCCGGATTTTGATTATCACAAAAAAAGAGATTGGACCACAACCTGGATCAAAGATTTTAAAGGAAAAGTGCAGATTGTATGTAAAGTATCAGATAAAACAAGACCTTACGATACTGCAAGAGTAATAGTAAAGGGCAGCGGAGTTATTAAATCTACTGGTAAGAAATTTAAATTTGAAACTAGACAAACCGGTTTGTAAAGGAGAATAAAAAATGATTGCATATATTGATGGAGTTTGTGATTCAAGAATTACCCGGCTTGATATTTTTTCAATTAAATTTCCTGAAGAATCTGGTATTACAGATGTAGAATGGGATGAACAGGATATTGTAGTTGAAAAAGGAATATTTACTGCCAGACTAAAAGGAATTTATTTTAATAGAGAATATGCAAACGGGAAAGGAAAATTGCTTCAAGGATTATCTGCAAAAGTCGAATTTAATTTTTCGGCACAAGATAAAACCTTAATTGTTGATACGGATGATGATTTTAATGAATTCATCGATGAAATGTTGCAGTCTATTAAATGTGCTGAAATTGTGTTTGTAGATATAAAAGACAAATATGAGATAGGGATTTTGTAGAAAGTAAAGGAGAATAAACTATGAAAATTATGGCAATTTGCGATGTGGACGAAGATGAAATTAAAAATGTGAGTTTACATCAAACAAACATAATTGATAAAGTAGCCAATGAATTTGGCTGGTTGGTGGAATCTGGTATTACTGCTGAGGAAATTGTTGGACTTAATAATTTCAATACAGAAACTCAGTATCAGGCATTTATGTGGGATAAAACAACAGAAAAATATACTCCATTTGGTCGGCCTTATTTGTCGGCAAGAATTTGCAAAGCAAGATTAATGGAAAATATTGATAATGGTTGGATCCCGTCGTTTCTTGATGCAAACAAATATAAGATCTGCAGAAGAGAAGTGTATTCAATCACTACTTTATGGGATGATTTATGGGAAGGAGAAGAAAATGAGCTGGAGGGATGAAATGTATTCAGAAACTGAAAGAGCATTACAAGCAGAAGTAAATCGATTGAGAATGGTGGTCAGAAGCTTAGATGATCAGATTGAAGGATTGAAAAATCAGATTATTGATTGGATTCCAGCGAACTCTGGTATACTCCCGGAAGAAGGAGAAAACGTACAGGTAACTTATCTTGGATATTATGATGATAAACCATATTGTGATGGCATGGCATATTTAGAAAATGGCAAATGGTATTGGAGTGATGACCATGAGGAAATAATTGTAAAAATTACTGCATGGAAACCAACAGGAGAACCATATAGAGAAGAAACTAAAGATAAATACGAGGAATAAATTATGACATTAAAAGAATTATTTAAACAAGGAAAACTTCAGCTTGAAGTTGGACCTATAAAAAAATATTCTGCGGTTGATATTGATTTTCTTACAAATGACGGAGTAGAAGATGAGATTCAGTTAAATGTAGAAAATAATATTCTTACAAAAGCGGGAGAAGAGGAATTAGAGGAGTTGTTTGCTTCTCTTACAAAAGAATTTAACACTCGAAGTGATTTTGTTCTTTCTTGCACGGTAGTTGCAACAGCAAATACATATAAAAAATTAGTTGAAATGGGATATTGAGGTGGTCAAATGAAAGATTATTTATTAGAGAAATTCTTTGAATCAGACCGATGGGAGAATGCTATTGAAACAGGAGTTATTAAGGGAATTGATAAATCAGAATTAAGAAAGCTTTGTAGTCCAGAGTATAGATTAACATTATTGAATGCAATCGTTACTAATAATTACGAGATAGCTCCTCCACATCAGGCATTGATTCCAAAAGATAATGGAGAATTTAGAACAGTTTATGTTAATGAAGGAATGGACAGAGTGTTCTTATCTATTGTAAATGATATGTTATTTGAACTTGATCATGACTCTATTCATCCAGCATGTAAAAGTTATCAGAAAGGAATTGGCTGCGGAAAAGTAGTTCAGGAAGCTGTTAGAAATATAAAACATATTCAAAGACAAGATATTGGATTTAAGGCAGACTTAAGTAAATACTTTGATTCGGTTCCGATTAAGTTTATCGAAAAAGAATTTAAGCGGATCGAAGAAAGATTTGGAAGATCAAAAATAATTGATGTATTAAGGAAATATTATCATGCAGATTTATGTTTTAATCCAGACGGAAATCTTATCGAACATTATCAAAGTCTTAAGCAGGGTTGTGCCGTTGCAAGTTATCTGGCTGATTGTGTGTTGTTTCACATTGATAAAAGATTAAATATCATGTGCGATGGATATTATGTTAGATATTCTGATGATATTCTATTTATTGGTGATGATTATGCATCGGCAATGGCTGCGCTTAAAGACGAATTAGAGAAAATGCAAATGAAATTAAATCCAAAAAAGGTAGAATTGCTTGATAAAGATCATTGGTTCAAGTTTTTAGGATTCATGATTAAAGGTGATCAGATCAGTTTATCCAAGAGTAGAGTCAAAGACTTCCAAAAAGAAATAGAAGCAAGAACAATTAAAAAGAGAGATACAACTAAAACAAAAGCTATAAATAGTGTGAATAGATATCTTTACAAAGGTGATGGAAAGTATTCCTGGGCAACTTCAGTATTGCCGATAATTACCGTGCAGAAAGATATTGATACACTGAATGAATTTGTTATGGATTGTATTAGGGCGGCAGAAACAGGAAAGAAAAAAGTAGGTGGTTTAGGATGTGTTGTAGATAAGGATAATTATACGATTCTTAGAGGAACCGGAAAAAATGTAAAAGCAAATAAAATTAAAACAGAAAAATATATTGAAGGATATAAGAGTATACGATGTATGCAGAATGCATTGAATTACAGCAGGCCGTTGTATGAAACATTAGTGAGGGAGATGTGATTATGTATATTGTACCAAGGATAGAAGTAAGAGAAGTAGAAGATATTATTGATTTTGCTACAACAATGGATTCAGATATGAACTTATACTTTGAAGAGAAAAATGAATTATTGGAAGATGTTCCGAAACGTAAAAATGATTGTGGAGCTGTATTTTATCCGGCTGTTATTAATCCTCGATTATTTTACGCCTACATTTTAAAAAGACAGTGTTTTCGGGATGGTACATATCGGTGGAATTTATGTATTTCATGTAGGGAAGATGAAGATTGTTGTATGGTATTAGAAACTATGAAAGGTACTGAAGAAGAAGCAAAAGAACGACTTTCAATAATTCTTACTTCCGGAAGTATTAGATGAGGTGATCATATGAGAGAATATTTATTTTTATATAGAATTAAAAATTCTGATGATCGCGATTGCTGTGCATATATTAATGCAGCCGGTCCAAAATTTGAATGTAATCATTATTTTGGATCTATTACATTGCGTGGTAGCTGCTATTCTGGTAAAGAGTTTCCCGAATATAAAGAAATCGAAACGTTTCTTACAAAAGATGAATATGAAGAGATTCTTACATTTAATATATTTATTAAATCGCTGGGATATGGTATTACCAAGGGAGATAGTAAATACAAAGCAGGCATTAAACTTATTGATTCCATTAAACATATCTATGACAAGTTAAAGTCTGATGAGGCGTTTGCTTTCTTTGAAGATATTCAGAATAGTGAAATGGAATATTTAAAAGAAGAATACAATTTATCAGATCGTGATATTAAAAAAATACTTAATGAATATACAGAAGACTTTAGAGATCGCAGTATTGTAAGTTATGTATATGATGATAGTGAAGAAGCTGGACGCGAAGAAGCTTGGCAGTTAGGATATGATTCAATTTCTTCTAAACATTTTGGCTATAAGAAATTCGGAGAGAATTTAGTTAAAAATGATTATTTTATGAAATTATGTGATGGAAGAGTTGTGAGATTAAATTATTAATGAGAATTGAGGTGTAATTATGGGCTGGACTTCTTATCATGCAGAATTTTATAAAAACGGAACTGTTGATCGGAAAAAAGAAGTTGATAAACTATGGACCCAGCAAGAAAGTGAAAAATATCCTGAGTTAAATGTATTGAAATCAAGAATGGTTGGTTCTACATATTATGCAGCAATTGAAGAAAAAGAAAATGGTGTTACTAAACAGGTATTCGCTGTAGTTGTATTAACATCTATAAATATGAAAGACTATTTTAATTTCTCCTATAAAGACATGTGTGAATCAGCTGGACCATATCGTTACAATTGTCCTAAAGGAATTCTTGATTTGCTGACAGCAACGGATAATGAATATGCAATAAACTGGAGAAACAAGTGTAGAGAAAACATTCAGAAGAAAAAAGAAAAATTAACAAAAGGCACATTACCAATAGGCAGCATAATAAGATTCAAAAAATACAATGGTGAAATTGTAGTATTAGAAAAAATGCATGCAATGTATCAGTTTAGGAGATCTTGGTGGTATTGTGCAGACTCTAATACATATTTTCCACTTGGTCATATACCGGATGAATTTGAAATTATAAGAATAGGAGCGTAATTATGGAATTAAATAAAAAAATTGTAGATGTTATTGAGAATAGTGGATTTAATTATGATGGTGTTGATGAAAACGATGGTTATAGTGTTAGACTTTATCAAAGTACACCCGCAGGAGAAGATTGGGGTTTAATAATATGGTTTGATGGAAGCGATAATGGTTTTATTTATGCATTTAGAAAATATTCTGAATCATTTGATGTAGATAAAGAAGTAGAATTTTGGGTTGAATTAAGAGGAAAAAATGGTATTCCAAGTAGTATCAGAAAAATAACAGAAATATTAAATGATGCTGAATGGAAAAAAGAAAAGCTTGGATTGTTACTTAATGATTTAGAAGATATTGATTTTAGAGAAGATAATGTATTAACGGTATTTATATTAGATCATGTAGATGATGAAGCAAAACCAATATTATATATGATACCATTAAATAAACAGCTTGAAGTAGAAAAATTAGCAAGATCATTAAAGGTAAATGAGTACTATAGTGAATTCGAAGATTTATTAACTGATAATCATATTAAATATGAATGGATGGGAAGCATTTATAGTGCTAAAAATAGACAAGAGAATTGGATTGATGACAATATTGCAAGAGTAATAGTTGGATAGTGAATAGTTAAATAAAACGCACAGGAGAATAAATATGGGATTAGATATGTATTTATATAAAGCAGAGAAACTTGATGAAAATGTTACATTAGAAGATATTCTTCTACTCAATGATTATTTTGATTGGAAGGAATACGGCCAGAAATATACTTTTGAAAAATGGTGTGGAAAAGATATTAAAAAGGTTAAGAGAAAACTAATTCCATTATATAAAAATGAATATAAAGAAATGTATTGGGATTGGGACACAGAGCATAAATATTGTCATAGATCTTTACTTGAACAGTTAGTATCTTGGAGAAAAGCAAATCAGATTCATAATTGGTTTGTTGAGAATGTGCAGGATGGAAAAGATGATTGCGGTTGTTATGAAGTAACTAAAGGACAACTTGAAGAACTACTTGATACATGTATAAAAGTGAAAGCAGCTTCGAAATTAGTAAAAGGTAAAGTAAATAATGGTTATACATTTAAAGATGGAGTTGAAATACCAAATGTAGAAGATGGTAAATATATTGAGGATCCAACAACTGCAATGGAATTACTTCCAGCCCAATCAGGATTTTTCTTTGGAAGTACAGATTATGATCAGTGGTATATGAGTGATATTGATTATACAATTGAGAAAATTCTTAAGGTATTAAAAACAACAGACTTTGATAAGGAAATTGTATTCTATAGAAGCTCTTGGTAAAGGATAGTTAAATAAGGAGAAAAGACATGGGAACAAATTTGGTGATAAAGGATATTGAATTTAATGGAGCTATGTTAAAGGCAGCTCAAGATATAGAAGGAAAAATTGGGGTTGGAGTATCTTATATTTGTTACATATAGAAAAGTCTATATTAAGATGAAACATATAGATCCTAATATCAATTGGAAAAATCTTGAAAATAGATATATGCAAAAATATGGCAAATCACAGAAAGGAAAAGTGAGCAAAAGGATGATCATTAATAAAAGTGATAAGTTATTAGAAAAATTTAAAAGAGCTGTAGATGTTATGATTGTAGAAATGAGGTGATAATGATATTTAGAATAGCAATTGCAGTTTTTGTATTAATGTATGTAACAGCAATTATTATGTGGATCAAAGAACGGAGGAACTTCTAATGTATAAGCAGGAGTTTTGTGGAATTACAATTTTTACTTATGAACTTTTTGATGAAGGAGAACTCGGAGGGATAAATTATGAAATATAATATTAGATTACTTTTCGCTTGGGATGATGTGGACGAAATGGAAAGTTATACAATAACCGTACCAGATCAAGTTACTCTTAGCGATGTGGAAAACAAACTATGTGAAAATCATGAATTCCTATGTAAAAATGATGAAAAAGATACATATGGCATAGAAGGAAGAAATCCTGATACATTAATTAGATATACATGCGAAAAAGAAGGGTGGACATATGAGGAACCTTCTTATGATCTGGATTTAAATTTTGAATAATATTGGAGGGTTAATTTAGTGAATAATATTTGGTTATATGGATTTGATGGGTTTAATGGAATTAAAGTAGTTGGTTTTGTCGTAGCAAATAACGAAGATGAAGCATACAGCAAAATTATTGAAATGTATAACGATTTTGGAACTGATGAATATAATTTAGAAGATCTGGTTGTTTGGCTTCCTAAAAATGATGACAATTATAGAGAGGATTATCCAGATGTGATGGAAATTATTTATTAAACAAATAATGTAAATATTAAAAGAGCACACTTAAAATATACAATGTCAACATAATTTAATAATGCTGCTGAACTCCTGGTATAACCGGCCTTCATCTGGATATCTCCAGCTGCTTTCCGGTCCAACCAGGATTCTGCAGCATCTATATGATACTGTTACAGATATGTGCAAGGTTGATGAGTATATTTAATGTAATGCCGTAGTGTAACGGAAGGTAAATGAGATATATTCAATTCAATTATGATCCATAATGAGAGAGGAGCTGCTTCAGATATCTCTGAAGCTGCGCCTCCACATATGGATCATTCTATATGATTCTGTTAAAGAAATGTACCGGAATATATGAGTTTATCTAAAAATAAAGCATAGAATAATGTATATCAACAAGGTAATTTCAATTCAATAAAGTGAGGCATAAAGCCGCAGGCTATTCATCGCTCCTGAATTATCATTCCGGCGACGATGACTATCTCGGCGGCCATGCCTCCATTATATGAAACGGTTAAAGAAATATTCCATAATTATTGAGTTGATATAAAAATAACAGAAAGGAAACAATAATATGTTGACATATTACGATAATTTGGTTGATTGGGTAAAATGTGGTCATGCCTATTGTATTAATTTAAGAACTAAAACAATGCAGTTAACATCAAATGAAAAATGTATTGACAATGGAAGTTGGTATCCTGATGCTGATTTAATTCATATTGATAGAATTGAGACATGCGAATACAAGAATCTACGTTGCTTGAATATCATCGAAGATCTTTATCGTGATTACAAATATTCAGTTCCATCTGAAAATAGTGAAAGAACGAAAAGGAGAGATTATTTCAAAGCATTATCTCCGGATGAAATGACAGATAAAGAGTTGGCAACGGGGATGGATAGAAATATTGCGAAAGCGAAACTTGAGGGATTTATCCTGTGTGCTTCATTGGCAGGATATCTTACTTGGGATGAAAAACTTATGGGAAAATGGTTTTACCAGGGAAAAGATAAAGATTTGGTGATTTTGAGAGAATGGATGGAATAATTTTTGGGATTAATAATATAAAATTTAAAAATATATTAAGGAGAATAGTAATACTATGGCAACGTGGAATATGAATTATCTAGCTAATAGAAATTTTCCAGAATTGTATAAGTATGTAGAAGTTATTCTGAGTGATGGAACGATTAGAAAAAATATGCTAGTTAAAAGAAAATATGGAATTTATGAATGGCGCGATTATACTTCTTGTTACGTAGTAGGATGGAGATACATTGAAGAAGATAATAAAGAAAAATCAAATGTAAAGGAGAATAAAACTATGAAGAATAACAACAGAGAGAGCAGAATGGAAACTTTAAATAATGCAGGTATTAACACAGGTAAATATTTTAGCTTAAGTCTTCCGGAAGGACTTAAGCCTGGAGCAACGATCAACATTACAATTTCAGAAGATGGTATTCCGGTTATTAATACGCCTGAGAAACCGCAAGAAATTGATGTTGCACTTGAGAATTATAATGATATCTGCAGGAATATTACAAGTAGATATGTTAAAAATACAAAATTACATAGAAGATGGGTAATGGCACAGATGTTCAGAATGTTGAATTATGAAAGCAGAAATGGAGAACGCTGTGGGTACGATGCATATTTAAATGATATGTATGAATATGATTATCAGTTTAAGATGATGCTTGATGAAATCAGAGTTTTAAGTATTCTTCAGGAAAAAGATTACACTGCATTTAATGAAAGATCAATTTTCTTTGATTTTAATACAGTCATTGCTACTTGTGAGGATTATTTAAGAAAACTGAAAAAATATGTAGAAAATCTTCCAAAAAAGAAATGTAAAGGTGTTCCATATGTAAGAATTAGTGGAAATGATGTGTTCGTAAATGATTTATATAAGAAAGTTTATTTTCCGATTGAAGACCGGATCCGTAAAATGAGAATCGCAAAACAGTGTGATGAATTATATTGTAATTTAAAATGGTTCATTGTAGATTTTGTAAAGAAATATCGCCTTCCAGATAATACTCCAAAATGTAAAGAGTGGAAAAATGCATTCAAGGGAGCAGGATCTTATTACACATTAATGAATTTGGTTAAATTCCATGGATGTAATATTTATACCGATCATGGTATTTTAAGTGGTTTAAGAGCTGTAGAATATGTAAATGATAAAAGTAAAGAATATCATGGAGAATATTATAGATTATTTGCTCTTATGAAAAAGGTTATTGCTGATAATAGATTTGATTTTGGTTTGGCAATGAAAGAAATTTACGGAAATAAATAATTGTAATAATATACTGTGATATATACGCAAATTACACAAGGTGTATATCTTCAATTGTAAGGCACGAATATCATAGATGTCAGCCAAATCTTCGGATTAACATCCTACGAAATTGGCCGACATCTATGATTCGATGCCTTCGATATATGAAACATTTACAGTGATATATACGAACGCATGAGTGTAATTATCTTCTTTAATTTCCATAATATACCAGCACTTCCAATTAACCAATGGGTGTATAATATATAATATAAAAGGATAGCGAAAATTTGTTCGATTTTTTATATTGCCAAAATACTTGAACTATGGTATAACATTAATATAAAAACGAACAGATGTTTGCTGATTGGGAGGCTAGAATATAATGGGAAAAGAAACTGAAAAAGAAGTATGTGTGATTATTACAAAAAGTAATCAGGTAAAAGAAATAGTCTTTGTTGATGAAGACCAGGCAACAGGCTATATTGAGGATCGTTACAGAGAATTTATTAAAACTGTTCCGAATTATAATTTTCGTGAATCATATCTGTCTCCTGATCGTACATATGGAAAGATTGCAGCAGGAATTTTTAGTGTGAAAATTATGTTATACCGGGGAAATGTCAAACGATATCAATCGAAATGGAAAGATAATAGGTAATTAAGTAATAAGAAAAGATCGACAATGCGTCGGTCTTTTTTTTTTGCAGAAAATGAGGTCGATAAAATGAAAAAGGTAAAAAATAATATTTTAACTATTGAAGAAGCAGAAAAAGTTTCTGGAGTACATTATA